AGGCGTCGAGACACTCCGGATGCAGACGGGCCGCGCAGCTGCCCAAGAGGCCGTAAATAATGTGATTTTTCGCGTCAATAAGTCCGTGGCACTGGTCACAACAAATCGTCGGGTCGACTATTCCGGTTAAGTTAAGTTCGCCCGAATAGTAAGCCGAGTCTGAGGTGATTATCGTGTTTGACTCCCCTGAGGAGTCCGTATCGCCGGCAAAGGGGTTCGCCATCACAACCCTCAAGTAAGGGACGGACCACCACTTCAAAAAGAACGCAGCAACGTAGTTGCGGGCTGCAAGTTGTAAGAGCAGCGGCAAAAACGGCCAGCACCTCGGCGGCATTTTTCAATCAAACAGGGGAGGTCTGAGACCCAGAGCTTCTGCGAATAGAGGCGCGAACACTTTCCGATCGATGCCGAAACCCATACCAATTTCGGTATCGTCATCGCCGTCATCCCCCCCGAAATAATACTTGTCATCGTAATCGCTGTACCTAATGGGTACGTCCCAGATCGCACTTTCAGAAGCCTCATCCATATAGGGGTGGGCGTCCACGAAAGCTTGGAGAGTTGGCGGGGATAGGTGGCAAAGGTTCCGGATAGTCGCCGTCATGACGACCGGCCCAGCCGTAACGGACACCTCAACCCACCATAGCTCAGAACCGTCCCTATAGCGATTTTTGTAGACTAAGACCTCGGTAGGAGCGGCCATTAGTACATATGACCCTGCTCGGGGGCTTCAATTTTGGTCGAAGCTCACCACAAATATCTGAGAGCGATCACACCACTGTCGGGGCAAAGCATAAGAATGTTGTTGAAGGCCTCGCCGGCATTGGGAAATCTCGCGTGGAAACGCTCGCTGGTAGACTCGGGTTGACCTGAGATTCGGGCGCGGAGCCCCCACCGCACACGAGGCGGGGAGCCGTTACTAAGGACCTCGATCGGCGCGCCCAAAGCTTCGATCTGGATGCGCTCCCCGAAGGCGGAAGAAAGGATGGCGTCCAACTCGGCAAGATTGACGGACATAGCCCTTGGAGGATGAAGGCTCCCCCGCCACCGTTCAATATGGCCAGAGGTCTGGAGGCTCCGCGGCGAACCCGTGGGCGCGCCGGGCGAGGCTCAAAAATGGACGGGCGCCGCGCGAGTATAACTATAAATCGCGACGACGCTGGGGTTCCGATGAAAATCGAGATCGAGGTCGAGGAGGTCGGCGAGGGCGGTTCCCAGGACTTCTGAACCTTCCACATAAAGATCAGCGAGGGGGGCACACAGCATCTGGGTATCTCAGGTCGCCCTTCACCGATGCCCCCGAGGCCTGCCACAGACTGTTGAGCGAAGAGGGCTGTGTTGTGAGCGACCTTGACAAGTTCCCATTCAAAGTCAGCGGCAGCGGGAATTACATCTTGCGGGGGTTCTTGGTGGACCGCGGCAGAGGCGGCGAAACCTCGATCGAAGACGTCCAAGTCCCACATAACGAGTTAAACAACGCGCTATCGGAGGCATTAGAGCGTTTGTCCCGAAAGGGGCAAATAAAGGGGTAAGGTTATGTGGGGCTCGAGGCCTCCAGGCGGTAGGTAGGCGCCGGCCCAAATCGCTATTTTTGAAGAAGGCCCAACGCGCGGTTTTCCGCGAAGGGGCCAAATTGAAAAAAGGTCCCACCGCCATCAACGGCTACAATCAATCAATCAATCCAATGGCGTACAGACAGGTCGGAGACCTAATGGAGGCGACCGAGTGGGGGCTCGTGGAGGGGACGAACCCCCCCTACAGTCAGATTATAAACGCGGCCGGAGAACTAGGTGGCGCGGGAGTACTGTTTAAAGTCAAGAAGACCTACGTGCCGGCCCAAGAACCCTACACGCAAAAAGACAGCGAAGGCAACCCCCTCTTCCATTTTGACCCGTTTCGGGGCCTGCAGGGCCTTGCGGACATAGTGGACAAAGTGTCCGTTACGTCCTCGGCCCCCATAACGCTCGACATACTAGTCGGAGGGGCGCCGCGAGGAGAGACGGCCCTCGAAGGAGAGTGGCCCCTCGCCGCCATGCCTTACATGGGCGCAAAAGTACAAGTAACATTCGGCGAAAACGTCCTAGCGGACATCGAAGTGCGGTTCGACGCCCACAGGCTCCCCCCACAAGCGAGAGAGATACTGCGGACAGAGGCGTGCCAAAACCGCCACGGCCTTCGGTTCTCGGGCGGGATCTGTGAGTACGGCCCCATAGCGCCCGCGCACATTTGATCGCCCCCGAGAAGCGGACAGAGATGGGTGTGCACGACTATGTGTGTTTCGTCGAGCGCAACGGCCAAGACCTCCGAGGCTTTGAGCCCACCGAGCGCCCCGTGCCATTTCGGCGCGAGGGGTACCGGGCCGCCCTCAGCGAGCCGAGCGACACACATCTGCCCGCGGTGGGCGCGCCCGAAGAAGACGGCGAAGACGAGTCGAGCGTTTCCACAGACGACGATTTGATCGATCCGTTCGATTACGATGGTGAAGTCGGCTGCGGGATCGCGGTTCTGGTGAAAGTTCCCACCGCCCACGCGCGCCAGGAGATCCTGAGTTGGAAACTCTCCGAGTTCGAGCGGTTCCCGACGGTGCGGGCTGAATACGATTACGACGGGTGGTGCTTCGAAAAGGTCGAGGGGTACAACGCCGACGGCGCAATCTACAGCAGCCACTGGTACGAGCAGGCCGTCTGGCGGTCGCCGACTTACCCGGACACATGGCTCGTAAATTTCCACCCGAAGGCTTACGAAGCTTTCGTCCGCGGAGAGATCCCGCCCGAGCGAATCCCGGCGAGGTACTGGGAAGAGGTCTTCGGCAACCGGGGACGCCCTCTGCCCCCGACCAAGCGCGAGGCGTACGCGGCAGTCGTGGACAGCGGCCGGCTGAACCTGTGGGAGCTGGACGGGTCTCCGCCCCCGGAACCTCTAAAGCTCCCCCCGAAGTACGTAGCTCTGCGGCAAAAACTAGAGGAAGCTATGCCCCCAGCGACCGCGTACACGCTCATGGGCCCGCTGCCCGGGTTCACCAAGGCGCGTCTGGGGGTCTTGTTGGGCGACCACATTGAGGCGACCGTCGGCGCGCCTCTAGAGGTGGTCAGGCCGCGGCCTAATGGGCCCGGGTACTCCTTCCTGGAGTACCATGAGAGCGCTGCGGGCTGGGCCTCGGTGAGCCTCAGCTTCCGTCTCACGGCCGACGTAACTCTGCCCGCCCGTCTCACCAACAGATGTCTAGCCTGCCCAGCCCTTCCAGACCTCGGGAGCCATTTCTGCCTACGCCACGCAGGCTACGCGGGACAGCCCGGAACGGCCGCTGAGCTGCGACGAGGGGCCGAACAGAAAATCGCCGAGTACGCCGAGGGAATGTGCGCCCGCATTGAGGGGCTCCTGCTCGCCGGCCTCGCGCCGCCGGACTACGTTGAGGCCCGCTTCGAGGATAGATGCGAGAACTATCGGCTCCGCCTCTCCCGGGCGCCGGGGGGCGCCGATGCTGGGCCCGCCCCCGTCCCCGAAGGGCCCTCGTTTGACCCCGGCGATAGCGCCTGGCTCGCGTACTGGACCGAGTTGGGCTTGGGCTTTGAGTGAGCGTGGCGGGCCTGCACAGTTTTTTCGGCGGCCAGGCGCCGCCAAAAAAGCCCCAGGCGGCTGAAACTTCGATACTCCGTCTAACTGGCGCTCGGCGGACCCTGCGCCTGGGGAGCGCCGCGGGGCGGGACCCAGTAAAAGGCCCTCAAGTCCAGGCCGGCGAGGTCCCCGATGGGGGCCCCGGTCACTTCTTCCCATTCGGCGCACGCGATCGCTGACTTGAGGCGCTCCGTCGCGAGCGGCGCGACCGTTGGCCCGTACCGGCCGAACATCGACTGGACGACCCACTCAGACCCACCGGGCCCTGCGACGACGAGAAGGGTGTGTTCGGCGCACTGCCACCCCGCGGGCCCTAACCCCCAGGTAACCTGGTATGGTGGGTCCGGGATCGGATCGGTGTCTTCTCGTAAGTCCCAGTCGGGCCCGTAACCGAGCGCGTGTTGCGCGGCAGCCGCGGTGATCACGCAGCTAGTCTCGGCGTACACCGAGCCGCCCGGGACCCTGGCCTGGTGTACGAACTGCTCGGTCTCAGCCTGCCAGGTGCCGGCTCCCGGACCGGTGATCCACGCCCGGTTCATCGTCGCGAGAACCCGCTCGATCCTCTCTTTATCACTCTCGCCCTCTGCTGGCAGCGCCATCGATTTTTCGTCTCCACTTAGTTCAAATTTCGCGATGGGCCAAGTAGTGCTCGACTCTGCCAGCCATTCCTAAAAAGAGCGCGGCGCGCGTTTGCACCCCACCACCATAATAACGACCGCGGGGGCTATTTCTGACGCAGCCTTCCGAGACCGGTAGTCACCCGGGGGACTGGGCGAACGCCCGCCGCACAACACACAGAGATGTGTCCGTCCTCTGGACTATGGCGCTTAGCCCCGGGTGTACATGGTTGCGGTCTCGGGCATAGGGTCCCGAGGATCTTCCAACCACGGAAGCCGCCTTACTCCTACAGCGATTTCGTCCTGGTCCGCATTATCAATAAGCCTCTCAGGCACGCCAATTTCGTGATTGCGCAAAAGCTCGATGTGTCAGGCCATAATCTTGTTTTTGTTACTGATCGGCGGCAAAATCTGGGACGTTGCTCAAGTTTTTTCCGAGTTTCCAAGTTGAGCAGGGATTTCCCCCCCTTCTCTTTAAAGCATTTCTGTAACATCATTTGTGTAACCTAGCCTGTTTCCATCCCGAAAGTCTCATTTGTGTCGTTAGACACACAAACTCCGAAAGAGATAGGAGCGGTTAGGATACGCGTAATAAAGTGCTTGAAGGGGGTTTTAGGTTACATTTGTGCTCATTCTCAGCATCTTTGATACCTCAAGGTTACACAAAAGCTAAGAATGAGCACAAATGTAACCCTTTTATTATTGCCCAGTGTGCAAAAAATCCGAACCCGGTCTAACTTTTTCTGAGTTTTCGAATCCCCTGCGAATTTCTCCCCCCCCCTTTAAATCATTTTTGTAACATCATTTGTGTAACCTAGCCTGATTTTACTCCAAAAATCGCATTTGCGGCGGTAATCGCACAAACTCCGAAAGGAGCAGGAGTAGGAAGTTATGGGTAATGAGACTCTTACCGATTTTTTTAGGTTACATTTGTGCTCATTTTCAGCATTTTAGATACCTCGAGGTTACACAAAAGCTGAAATGTGCGCGGCTGTAACCTCCGACGATCGGACATGCAAAAGCTGCGGAAAAGTCTTCTCAAAGCCTTTCTACCTTCGTCGCCATGAAGAAGACCGCAAAACTCCATGCGCACCTATTGTGCACCCAGCGGCTCTTCCACCCGAACAACTCGCGGACCCCAATCTTGAACAGAAAAAATGTCGTTTCTGTGGGAGGGTGTTCGCATCGGCGGCGAACCGGAATAGACACGAGAAACGGTCGTGCAAGATTAACCGGACCGAAGGCGGCATGGAGAAACTGTACATCCATACCAAGCAGTTACAAGATCAGAACGAAGTTTTGGTTTCCGAGAATGCGTGTCTGAAAGGTCGGATGGATCAGATTGAAGCGCTGATGACCAATATTCTGGCAACTCCGCCCCCCCTCCAGGAGAGCGCGATTATCCAAGCAAATGGGGACAACGCGACAGTGAACCAAATCCAGCACCAGGAGGTCAAGGTTTGTAACAAAGTTACCGTGAACGTATTCGGTCAGGAGAGGGTGGACCACATCACGGCGCCGCAAATCTATGAGCTCCTGATGAACGCAAAAGGAGCGGCGGACCCGGGGATTCAGGCACTGTTGGACACGGCGTTAGTGGTGTTCAGCGACCCGGCCAAGCCGGAGAACCTAACATGCTATCTACCAAACAAAAAGACCTCGGACGCGCTGGTCCATGAAGCTTCAGGCTGGCAGATAAAGCCAATCGAAACAGTCTTGAGTCCGATGGTGCGAAGGAGTTTAGACGTCCTCTTTCGGAAGCAGCCGTACGGTCACGAGCTGGGACTCCCAGACCAACCAGACATCACGAGCTGCGGAGAAGTCTTAAAACAGGTGGCAGCGCTGGAAGCGGACCCAGTCCTCTCAAAAAAGACAACAGCTGCACATGGTCCGCTTAGGACGGTACTAGTGCGGAACAAAGACGCATTAACGCGAGCTAACGGGGGGGCTCCGCCGGTGGCGGGCGAGGAGTAAACGCTCAACCCGCCCAACCTATCTCCCGCTCGCTTGTCCTGCTGAGCATCTACCGTCGCCTAGACGATAATTTTGGCGAACTCGGGCATACGGTCCCGAGGCTGGGAAAGCCCCGGGACTAGCCTCACCCCGACGATGACTGCGTTCTTTTTGCGACTTACCGTGGCTGAACTGTAGACGACAAAGGCGTAAGAACGCGCCCCCGGATGATTGATGTAAGCCACCCATTCTTGGTGTACAAGGTCTTTGAGCCGCGCGCAATCAAGATCAGCGAAACATCTCCTAATGTGTCTAGGAACGCTCTTTATAGCTTCGCGGGGCTCGCCTTCTTTGACCACCAAAGCGTCGTCGACCTCTCGAGCGAGGACTAAGAGGCAGCCGGACTTCCCGGACCCGTGAAGCTCCTCGAGGGGGCTGAGAGCCTGGGCAACGAAACCGTCCAGTCGAGCCCCCAGATCCTCGCCACGGATAAATGGATCCTCCGCCATATCGGTATGCGAACGCGTTGCGCGTATTCAATAGAGCGGGCGGGCGTCCAAAATTGAAACGCTCTTAGAGGGCACATTACTGGGACAGCGATGGACACAGAGATCCTGACCGCGAAAGACTTACAGACTATCGTCAGCGAAGCGCACTCGCTGAGATACAAAGGAGTCGCCGATGACACCCTCATCCCGATAACGGACTTACTGGACCCATCAACGACGTGGAATCCCGAGCTCGAGTGGGGGTCGATACGGCTTCAAAAGGCGCTAGCCCCTCCCAGAAAATGGTGGGAGGGGGTCGAAGACTTCCGAACATCCCTTTGTCACCTAAACCGCTACAGCAGCTGGGGCCGCCGGCCGGCGGAGATGGAGGCGGCCCTTGAGGGCACCCTCGGGGCGCTGGTCAGCTCACTGGGGCCCAAAACGGGGCTATACTTGGCAGGGGGCTCAGTCTGCCGAGCGCTCTGCCGGCAAAACGACGGGAATAATATTGACTATGACCTATTTTGTGTGGGCGAGTCGGAGGAGGCCTTGGTAGGAGCCATCAAAGAACTCCGCGAGGCTATAATCCGCCAAAGCGAGAGAGTGTATTGCAATAGGTCGCGAAACTGCATAAATATGCGGGGAGAGGTTTCGAGAATAGTGATTCAGGTGGTCCTGCGAAAGTACTCGACGTTTGCCGAAGTTCTTCACGGATTCGACCTAGGCTCGTCGGCAGTGGGGTTCGATGGGAAGATGGTGTACCTTACCCCGCTGGCACGCGCCTCGTACGAATATGGAATAAATATAGTGGACTTAGCGTGCCGCCGGTACTCGTACGAGAAAAGGCTCGCGAAGTATGCGCGACTCGGGTTCAAAATCGTGGGGGAATGCCTGGACATCTCGAGAGGCGCGTCGAGTTACCACTTGGGGAGCCTTATCGCACATCCATGCAAGCTTTGGGGAAACGTGGTCGTAGCTCAGACTATCTACGCACTGGTGGCCGACGGCCAGAACTACGCGAGCCCCATGGGAAGCCCGGAGCTCGACACGACCAGGCGCCGGAACGCATCAGCGTACCTACGAAAAGGGGAAAAGGGCTACCTATCTCCGGACCCAGCCGGAGATCCATGGGCGACGGAACCGTATTGGGGCGCGGTGGGGGCCGAGAGCGCGCTGAAGGAGATCTGGGATCTCCGCATCGTCGGACCCCTCCAAGATGGGAAGTTACCGAAAGGCGTGTGGCTAGAAGTCGCGGGCAAACAGCGAGTGAAAGACGCTTTGTTCGCCGGGGCCGGCGGGGGCCCGGACATGGCCATAGTGGGCTTCGAAGCGAACAGAGAGAGACTTCTGAGTGGCGTCGAGACACTCGAAGCGGCGCCGATAAAGTGGGTGGGCGTCGAGTCGGGGACGAACCTGATTGGGCCCTTCGACCTAAGCGCCGCGACCGAAGAAGAGTGGTACGGCAAACACTTCAAAGCGCCTCCGGGTATCATGACTAAATCGGCAAAACGATAGAGCTCTAGGCCAGACCTAAACTACAAAGGCACGGAGTTCGCGCCCTACGCGCACGGGCGCTGTTTTTTGGCGTGTTTCGAGGCATTTAGAGGCGACCGAAGTCGGCGGAGCGCGCCAGCCAGCATGGCGACTGAGGAAGCGTTAGCAGTCCCTGCGGGCGCAGAATCCGATCATATTCTCGCCGGTCCAGAGAGCGGGCAAATTGCGGTAATCGTCAGCGAGCAGCCAGGCCCCGAAATCCGCCGGTGCTGCGACCATTGCCACGTCCCCATAGACCCGAAAATTACATAATGTACGGCCTTATGGGGGGATTTTCGGTCTGCTTGCACCCGGGATGCCTCGAAGCTTTCCGCGAGAGCCGAAAATGCGCGGCCTGCGGAGGGGCTGTTACCTCAGAGCAAATTGGCGCAGTTACCAGCCGCGGAAGCCAGCTCTATCATGCCAGTTGTTGGATGGACGCGCCAGGGATCAAGCCCGCGCGAAAAAATAGTTAGGTATGCGTGGGCGGGCGAACCCTATCGCTCAAACTTGTCGAAGTACCAAGCGCAATACGCGTCGGCCTCATAAATCCTGCGAAGGGCCACAAGCGCGTCGGCGGCCTCGTCGGACGGCAGCCGCCGAAGATGCTGCTGGGCCTTCTCGAGGTACCAGGCAGCGTCGCTGTTCGCCCGCACCAGATCCCCCGAATTCTCCCACTTGCCGCCTAAGAGATACGTCTCGAACAAAGCTTCTTCCCACGTGAAAGGGTAATCCCCACCCCCCAGCGCCAGACCGGGATCAGGGCCATCATTGTAGGCCTCCAGGGCGGCTTCGCGCAGCTTTTCGTGCTCCTTCGCACTCACGACGCCGACGAAATCTCCCTCCGGGGGGTTCTCGAAGTCGGTCCGAGCAAGGTCGATAATCTTCTCGACCAACATGGAGGCGTAACCGCGCGCGCGAGAACCCGTCATCATATGCAGCCCCCAGCGTCGGTTCAAAACTGGACAAAACGAACCTTTACCTGGGCGATAGGGCGGTGCCCCCTATGGCGGCACGCCCCGCGCCTGAAGCCGCCCAATGACCACAAAAGCACCCATTTAGATCCCGGCCGCGGAGCGGCACAGGAACCCCGGGATGGCCGCGGAGACCAAAGCAGGCGAGCCGTACGTGCTCTCGGACAAGCGGGAGCGCTACGTGCACGACTTCCTAGACGCGGCCGCGGCTGGGGCGGGCATAAAGCACGCGCCGGCGCACCTAACGACGGGGGACTACTTGATCTGCCGGCGGGTCGGGAGCGAGGATCCCGAGATCCTCGCGGTATTCGAGCGGAAGACCCTCAAGGACTTCGCCGCGTCGTTCAAGGACAACCGCTACGAGAACCGGAACAAGATGCTGGCGCTGCGTGACCGGGTAGGCTGCCAGCTGTACTTCGTCGTCGAAGGGCCCGCGTACCCGGCGCCGGGCTGGAAGGTCGCCCGGATCCCGTACAGCAGCATCCTTTCGGCGATGACGAACCTCATGGTCCGGGACGGGATCCACGTCGTCCAGACGAAAGACCCGCAGCACACCGCGCAGCGCCTCGTGGACTTCGCGAGAGCGTTCGCGAAGACCGCCGTGCCGTACACGTATCCGACCGCGCGCAAAGAGGAGGGAGCCGCGCCCGGAGAGGGGGAGGATGCGCCCGAAGAGGAGGGAGCGGCCGGGCCCCGGGACGGCGGCGGGCCGGCGCCCCATCTGCTCTGCCCGGCCGCGGCGAGCGAGAAGATCGAGAAAGACGACCTGCGCCTCGTGGTCGAGATTTGGTCGCGGCTCCCGGGGGTCTCGGTGGTGGTTGCGGGAGTCCTCGCCAGAAGCTTCACGGTGGCCGAGCTGGTCCTCGGAGAGGTCACGGCGGCCGAGCTGGCCGCCCTTCGGACGCCCACCAACCGCGCGCTCCCCAAAAAGGCGGCCGAGTCGCTCAGGGCCGCGCGCAGCGGAGCGGGCTGGGCGAGGGCGACCGAAGTAAAGCTGCTGTCGGGGGTTCCGGGGATAAGCCCCGCGATGGCCGCGGACGTCCTGGAAGGCGCGACGCTCGGGGGGCTCCTCCGAAGAGAGGGCCCCCCGCTGCGGGACCGAAAGATCAGCCAAAAGGGGCGCCAGGTAAGGCTCGGGGAGCAGCGGGCGGAACGTGTGTACCGGCTCCTCTCACTCGCGCCGGGGCGCGCCGCAGAAGCTCCGGCAGCCGAGGCGCCCGCCCCTGAAAGGGAAGAGGCCGGGGCCGAGCTCGACGACGAAACAGTGAACGCCATCCTACTGGGGGAGCTCTGAGCCGCTACTCGAGGTTCTCCAACGTGTCGATGTCGACGGCCTCGAGCGAGTAGGCGCTCGCGACCCCGTCCTCGCTCTCGGCGTCGGCGGCCTCCAGCTCGGCGTACACGTCTTCGCCGACGTCGCCGGCGGTCCCGGAGTCGAAGTCGACTCCTTCGCCGCTGGGCCCGGCGTCGACGACCTCGGACCCGAAGGCCGCCCTGAAGTCGAACCGGCGGTGAGCGCTCAAGAGCTCCCACCCCCGCAGGATCGACCTCAGCGTCCGGCCCGCGAAGCTCTCGCCCAGTTTTTTGAGCCAGGGGGGGTCATCGGGCGCGTCGGCGACCGCGAGCGCCATCCGGGCGAGCGTCTCGGTCGAGAACTGGTAGGCCGCCGCCGCCCCCTGGTGGGCCACGATCGCCCGCCGCCTCGCGGCGTAGTCGCCGCCGGGCGCGACGCCCGGGAAGCCCCCCGGCCCGGGGGCCCCGGTGACGTCAGGGAGCTTTTCGGCGAGCCCCCCGAGCTCTCCGGACGGCGTGCCGCTTTCCTGCAGGAGCCTGGCCGTGGCCGGCGGGATCTTGGAGAGGTGGGCGGCATACCTCAGCCGGTTGTAGTCGAACACGAACACGCGGACGGAGGCGTCCGCGGAGTAGAGGCGGGGGTCGTCGGAGGTCTCGGGGGGGGGCGGGGCCCCCACCCCGGAAAGCACGTCGGCGTACTCCCGGCCCTCGGTCGCCCCGAGGGCCTCCAGGGCCGGGACCGTCGTCTTGGCGAGCTCGGCGGCGCGGATCAGCACGCCGTAGTCGGCCTTCCAGGCCGCGGCCCAAAGGGCGAACCGCTCGGCCTCCGGGGCCTCTTTTTCGTCTCCCGCCGGGGCGGGGCGCGCCGCCTCGGTCGCCGTGCTCGCGCGGATCGCCGCCCGGTCGCGGCGGAACGCGTCCGAGAACTCGTCGAAGTAGGCGCGGGCCTCTTCGTAGTGGGCGGGGGACCGGGGGTCCCCCCCGACCCGCTTGGGGAGGCCGCACTTCCGGCAGGCGTCAGCGCCGGCGCCCCCGCCGCCGGAGAACTCGTGGACCCCCTCGACGGGGCACCGGAGCTCGTAAAACTCGAAGAAGGAGGTGAACAGGACCATCGAGTCGAGCGCGCGCCGCGCTTTCTCGGCGTCGAGCGTGTCCGTCTCGGAGCGGAGGACGCCGCAGACCGGGCAGCGCTGGTCGACGAGGGTGTAGCCGGCGAGGGGCGAGGCGCTCTCCCCGGCCAGGGCCGCCGCGCTCAGGCGCGAGGCGACCTCTTTCCGGGTGAGCTCGAGCGTCTCCCCGGCGGAGGCCCCGCCGTCCGGCCGGTAGACGTAGACCGGCGGGGGCCCCCGGAAGTGGGAGGGGACCTCGGGGTCGTTCAGGCGCCCCTTCAGGACATCGCCAGGCTCGCCCCACACGTGGTGGAGCCCGTTCTCGTCGAACAGCTCGGTCAGGCGCATGCCCGTGGCGCGCTCCTCGGGGAAGCGGGCGGCGCTGACGCTCACGTTCAGGTGCATCTGGGGCTTCCTCGCGCCCGCCGCCCGGGCGAGCAGGTAGCCGGCCTCGCTGGCGGCGAAGCGGGCCTGGTCGGTCCGGTAGGTCTCCTGCGCCGCGCGGTCGACCACTTTGGCCGTGTACCGGACGAAGAGGAGATAGGCCTCGAGGAGGTAGGCCGGGTCGGCGGCGGTCAGCTCGGGGGGGCCGCCGCGGGGCTCGGCGAGCACGAGGGGGCGCTCGAGGCTCGCGCCGACCCGCCTGTCGCCCTTCTTCGCGGAGGGGGGGGCCGCTTTCGCGGGCCGCGGAGGGGGGGCCGCTTTCGCGGGTCGCTTGGAGGGGGCGCGCCGGGCGCGCTTGGCCGCGGCCCTCTCGCGCCCGCCCCACGAGGCGCCCCCGACGTACGACTCGAGCGCCCGAGGGGAAGCGGCCCCGGGGAGGTCGCGCCCGAGCTCGGCCAGGCGCTCGAAAGGCCCGCGCTTGACCCCCCGAGTCTCCGCGTCCTTGGGCGCGTAGATCCGGGCGTAAAGGTTCACGGAGGGGTCCTTGTGCACGAGGGCGGGCGTGCGCCCGCGCAGGAGCGCCGCCGAGTACTCGACGGTGGCCCGGCGCCCGCCGGCGCCGCCCGGGCGCAGCCCCAGGAGCGCCCGCCCCAGCTCGTTGAGGGGGGCCGAGGCCTGCAGCCGCCCCATGGCCCCCGGGCCCAGAGCGGTCTCGAACTCGCGCCGGGCGGCGGCCGGAGTGGCCGCCGGGCCCCAGGGGAGCGCCCCGTAGGCCTTGGCGGCGACCACCGCGTAGCGGTAGACGGGGTCGATCGTCATGACCTCGACGACGTGGCTCTGGGGGCCCGGCGCCGGGCTGGGGCCCTCGTCCCCGCTCTCCGACACCAGGCGGAACGCCTCGCGGAAGCGGGCGGCGATGAACTCGGGGGTCACGTCGGGCACCCGGGCGATCAGGCCCCCGTGCTGTTTGGCGATCGTGCCCAGGACCCGGCTGGCGTAGGCGCTCAGGCGGGCGCCGGGCTTGACCCCCTCGAACCCCGCCCCCGCCTTCGCCCTCCCGGCGGCCGTCCGCGAGCCGGCCCCGGCGGACAGGCCCCGGGCGATGAGGCTGAGGACGTAGGCGTACACGAAGATGACGGCGTACAGGCGAGTGCGGGGGTCGATCGGCTCGTCGGCCTCGCTGTCGGCGAAGGGGTCGATGGGCCCTTCGCGCCTGGCCGGGGGCGGGGCGGCCCGGCGGGCCGCGGCGGCGCCCCGGGCCCGGGGGAGCTGCCCTTCGACACGGACCAGGAGCGGGTGGCAGACGTCGGCGGCGGCCCCGGCGAAGGCCCGCGGGTTCACCGGGGCGGCGAAACGGACGAACTCGCTCGCCGCGAGGGCCTCCGTCCAGACCAGGCGCCGGAGGCCGTCGTCGATCCGGCTGTTCGCCCGGAGGTAGTCGGCGGTCCGGTCCTCGGAGACGAACTCGGCGAGGCGCTCGCTGCAGATCCGGCAGTAGTAGGTGTACCGGTCGCCGGGCGCTCCCCCCCCGGCCCCGGCGGACGAGTACCGGACCGCGTACTTCTGCAGGCGCTCCCGGACCCGGTCGTAGGGGAGGCCTTCGCTCTCCATCCGGACGAGCTCGTCGACGTGGGGGCAGACGGTCCGGAACCCGCAGCTGCGGCAGAGGATCCACTCGCCCGCGGGCGACGCCTTCGCCCGGTCGCGAGGCGCTTCAGGGCGTCGGCCCGGCTCGCGGGCGTAGTAGCCGGCGAGCTCGCGCCGGATCCGCTCGGCCTCCCGGGAGGTGCGGGCCCCGCGCATCCGGAAGGCCAGACGGACGTGGGGGCAGGTGTTGTTCACCTGGCCTTCCCACTCTTTTTTCCGGTTTTCGAACTCGGTCTCGACGAGCTCGCGCTCACGCGGACGGAGCTGGCCAAGGATGGCGGTGGGGCTGTCCCCGCTCAACCCCCCGCGCGCGAGGGCGAGGGCGAGCTCGGAGGCGCGCCCGGCGCCGAACTTGTCCTCGACGATCATCGCGAACTGCCGGGCCTGCGTGACCTCGTCGAAGGCCCGGCGCTGGAGGGCGGTGCGCTCGTCGCTCGCCGCCTGGGCGGCCGCAGCCGCGGCCAGGCTCTGGGCGGCCACCGGGGACTCCCGCCCCCCCACCAGCACCGAATAATAGGTCCCCCCCGGGCCCATGGCCCCGAGGGAGTAGAGCTCGCCGAGGGCCCCGAGCTCGAACACAGCCTCGCCGTCGCGGGGCTCCCGGCGGATCTCGGCGAGCGTCCGCAGCAGGAACTTCTGTCGGTCCCGCGCCGCCGCGTGCGCCCCCCCGGGCGCCTCACCGGCCTCTTCTTCGTGGGGGGGGGTGAAGGCGGGCAAAGTCGAGGCCCCCCGGGCGGGGCGGCCCGCGCTCGCCCGTTCGGCCTCGAGCACGCCGCCGACTCCGGTCAGGTGATAGTCTTCGGCGGCCTCGAGCTGCGCCCGCAGCTTGTTGAGCGTCACGGCTGCCAAGCCGCCGGGCGGGTCAGTTAGGGACAGCGTCTTGCCGCTGTGGCCGGGCGGGGCCAAGGGAGGGAGCCCGCCCTCGGCCGTCGCGGCCGCCGAAAGGAGGGCCGGAGTAAAGGTCCCGGACTCGAGGGCGGCGCGGCGCCCGGGACCGAAGCCGCCGGAGTAGGCTTCGAGCATGAGCTGGCCCGCGCGCCCGGGGTCGAGCTCGAGGGCGCGGACCCGGACTCCCTCTTCGGCGGCGACCCCCACGCGCACGCGGGGCTCTCCCGGTCTCGGAGGCTCGGCCAGCCAGGCCTCCGTGCGCTCGCCGGGACGTCCGTACACGCCCGAGTCGGAGGGGGCTTCGCCGCTCGCCGGCCCGGAGGGGGGCGGTTTCGCCCGTCTCCGCGCCGCGGCCCGAGCCTGGCTCTTCCCGCCCGGGCGCTCGATTACGGGCGTGACCCCCCGCGAGTACAGGACCTGGCGAAGGGCGATCTCTTCCATCTCGTCGGGAGGGGGATCGCCGGGCCCGCGCGCGCCGCCGGGCCGCGCGCCCTTCAGCCGGCGGGCGCGGAGGACCGCGGCAATCTCGGCGAACTCGAGCACGACCTGCTTCGTGGCCCGGAGCTTCCCGGTCGCCGCGAGCGCGCGGAGGGCCGCTTCGAGCTCTTCCGCCGGGAGCTCGAGGAAGTCGCCCGGCTGGGCTTTGGCGTCGACGACCTTGATGACGGCCCTCGTTTGAGCGCCCTGGGGCGCCGACCCGCCGGGGTCGTTTGCGTGGCGCGGGGGGCGCGCCTCGGGGTCGGCCGGGAGCTCTCCGCCCGGGGCCGTCTCCTGCGCCCGGTCCCGGGCAGCCCCAGCCTTTCGGGAGGGGGGCTCTGTGGCCCTGCCGTGCTGATCGTGTGGTGTCCCTGTGGGCATCTCGCTGGGTCGGGTCCCTTGTCTGTCTAAAGGGCGCCCTCTCTTTATTATTGGGCGCGGAAAAGCCTGAGAGCGTCCGCCGACGACCGTCGACGCCCGGCAAGCGCCCGACGGCCATCTAAAGAAATGAACGCCCCCCGCACAGAGCATCGCCGGTAGGACCCCGCACGCCCATGGCACTCGCACAGAACCCCCGATCGTCAAAGTCCCGCCGGGGCGGGCAGCGCAAGCGCGGACACCGGAGCGCTGCCCCCCGAAAGTACGAGGAGCTCTCTCTCGCTGGTCTCGTCGGGACTCTGCGTGGGCGGAGCTCCGACGGCGAGGACCAGGAGTCGCTGATCGCCTGGCTCGAGGGAGCAGTCGCCCCGTACGGGATCCGAGTCCGGACCGACGAGCGCACCTGCGCCGCCCTCGCTGGGGCCGGTGGAGAACCTAGCGCGCGGCCAGCGTCCCGCCCCACCAGCCCAGCGCCCGAGGCCCCCTTAGGGCAGGCGCCTGGGGGGACCGCCCGCTCGGCGCCCGGGGCGTCCACCAGCCCGGCGCCCGAGGAGCCCGCAGGGGAGGCGCCCGAGGGGCCTGCGGGGGGGGCACCTGAGGCGCCCGAGGCGCCCGCAGGGGAGGCGCCCGAGGGACCCGTGGGGGAGGCGCCTGAGGCGCCTGGGGAGTCCGCGGAGGAGGCGCCTGAGGAGCCCGCGGAACGCGCCGAAGAGTCCACGGGAGGGGGGCAGGAGCGCGACCGCGACCGTCGGCGTCAGCGGGGCGGGAAGCGCAAGGCAGCCTCCGGAGGGAGTTGCGAGAAGGGCCCCCGAGGCCAGCGGATCCCGTACACTATCGACGAGGGCGTCTTCCACCTGCTTCTCGAGGACGGCGGCGGAGCTGGGCCGGCCGCCCCCCGAGCGGGCGCTCCGAGTGACCTGCAGCCAGAGAGGGCGCCCGGCGGCCCGTCCCGCCCGCGCCCCCCGGCGATCGGCCGTGTGATCCTCTCGTGCGACAGGGCGAGCGTGCAGACCGACGTCATGATCTGCGCCGAATGCAACGGGGTGGTCCTCGACGCGCAGACCTGGGAGTTCCTGGCCGTCCCGCCCCGGGCCTTCAACCCCCGCCTCAAGGCCCGGGCGATCGACGAGTTCCTCTCCGAGGGCCTTTACGACATAATCCAGGTCAGCGACGGGACGGTGGTCACCCTCTACCAGTGGGTCCATCCGACAGTGGGCGAGGTCTGGTGCCTCTCCAGCGGGAACGGCTACGACGTCTCGGCCTTACGGTGGATGGGGCCGAAGGCCTACTCGGAGCTCCTTTACGAGCTCTTGTCGGCCAATCTGGCCTTCGTCGAGGCGACCGGGCTCAGGCTCGTCCAGGGGCTCCTCGCCCCGGACGACGTCCGCCTCGGCTTCGACCGCCTCGACCCGGCCTACTCGTACACGCTCGGCTTCCGTCACCCGAACTTCCACCCGCTCCCCGGGGACCCCTCGGGGGTCTGGAGTATCCAGACGGTCGCGCTCAGCACCGGCGAAGTCTGTTACGGCGGAGGCGCCCCCGCGCGCCGGGGGCTCCCCCACGTCCGCCGTCAGGCCGTCTACGACCCCGAAGCGCTCCGGGCTCAGGCGGGCGCGCCCCTCAGCCTCACCCGCTTCCAGGAGCTCACTGAGGGCGCGCTCGAGGAAGCGAAAGCGGCCATCGCTCGAGGGGGCGAAGGCATCCGCCCCCTCGGGCTCGCCCTCGCCGACAGGACCCTGGAAGGCGGGCGGAACGACGTCCACGTCTGCCCGCTCAACTACGGCTTCATCCTCCGCTCGCGGGACGTGGCGGCGACCAAGGAGCACTCGGACATCCTCATCGAGTCTCCGTTGCTCAAGCGGGTCCGCCAGCTCGTCTACCAGCGCCCAGGGCGGCACCTCCGCGACGACCTCACCCACGAGACCCGGCTCGAGTACAACGCCCTCCGGGCGTACCTCACGGTCACCGACCGCGACGACTTCCTCGCCCTCCACCCCCAGTTCGCGCCGAAGTACGCCAAGTACAAGGAGTTCACGGAAAACGTGCTCCACTTGGTCCTCACCTACCACCGCCAGAATTCAATGGCACCGGCCACCCGTCGGGCCGAGGGTCCGGTCAACTCGCCCACGGCGGCTGTCGCCCGCGCGCTCCTCCCCCACATTTGCTCGAACGCGCCGAACTTCAGCGTCTTCAACCAAGACGCCCGCAGCATCGCCCACGACTACATCGTCCACCCCGAGTATGCCCTTCTCTACCTTAGGGCGATGGGCGGGGGGAGGTAAGGAACGCCGCCGGGCGGGCATGGGCGCCGTCCCGCCCATCGCCCCGGGGCCCCGGCGACCCCGGCCACCTCGGCAATGTAGCCCGGGCCCATTGCCCCGAAGGCCCCGAGGCCCCGGTCGTGTAGGCAATGGGCCCGGGCTACATTTTGTCCGGAGAGTATACAAGAGTTTGGCCGACCCTACGGGCGCGACGACAAACAGAATGATGGCCCACCGCAGCCCTGACGAGGCCCTCGCCTCCGCGATCGCCGACAAGACCTACTGGGAGGTGCCCAATGACGAGGCGGCCGACCGGGACACCCGGGCGATGCGCTTCGCCAGCCACGCCGGCGAGACCCGCGAGGCGATGGCCCCGGCCCAGTACGGCAACCGCTCGGACGTCTTCGGCGGGGGGCTCCGCCGGATGACCGACGCCGAGGTCGGCCGCCACCTCCGCTCCGAGGACCCGCACTTCCACGCCCCCCGCTACGTCCCCGTCGGGTTCTCCAGCTACCACTCGCCGGTCGTCGACCCCGCCGACTACCGCTACTACCAGATGGCGAGCTGGAGGGTCGCGGTCCCCCGCAGCCTCCCCGACCCCAGCGTCCGGGACCTCCTCCACCGGATCTACCGGCACGGCCCGGGGAGCGTCGGGTACGTCCGCCTCGGCGACACCCTCGTCCCCCAGACCCTCGGGCCAGGCGACCGCCAAACGCTCGCCGAGTCCGCTAGCCGGTACGGCGACTACGCGGGAAAGTACATGAACTTCTAAGCGCCCGGCCCCCTTTTTCGGCGCGCCCGCCCCCGAGGCCCCCCGGACCACGGTACTAAACAAACGCGCGGGGGCGGATCGGCGCCGATGAGCGACTATTACCTGAGTTCCATGGCCGGCGGGCCCGCGAGCCACTACGCCTCGGGCCCCCAGCCGACGCCGCCGGGCGAGTCGCCGCTTATCGAAGCGATCGAGGCCCGAGAGCGGGCGGACCCCCGCTTCGCCCGCGCCTCGGGCCCTGCCCGGCCAGGCCGCGGCGCCCTCCCCTCGCGGGCCGCGGCCTGGAGCCAGCCGGCCGACTTGCCCTCGGGGCTCCCGGGAGGGTTCGCCGGCGCCCCCGACCCTGCCGGCGAGGGCGAGCCCGAGGGGGCGGACGCCTTCGACGCGAAGATCGCGCGGCTCATGAGCCTGCCGCACCGGGCCACGAAGCAGCCGAACCCGGCCATGACCGTCTCGGCGACCGCCCTCTACTCGGACTACAGCTCCCAGGCGATGACGAGCGCGGACACCCTCCGCCACGAGGCGTACGTCCACCCGTCCAAGGGCACGGCGCCCCCCCCGGCCGCGAGCAGCCGCGCGGGACCGCCCTTCAGCTTCCGGGAGTTCGCGCCCGAAAAAAGCCAGCGGAGCGCCCGCGACTACGTTTAGCTGGCCCCGAGCTCCCGCTCGAGCCGGGCCACCCGGGCCTCCAACTTTTTGGCGTGCTCCGCCAGCGCGCGGTTGTTTTTGTTGAGCGTCACGATCGCCGAGCGCACATCGTCACGAGTCGTCAGCTCGACCGCGTCGGGGCGGACGTAGAGGTACTGGAGGTCGTCGTAGGCCACGAGCCAGGACCGGTAGGACTCGCTCTTCGCGTTGAAGGAGTTCTGGATCTTGAGGTAGCGCTTCTCCCGGGGGCCGTCCTTCGGCTTCACGTCGAGAGGATTCTTGGTGACAAAGCCCCCCGAACGGAACGCGCCGTCGGTCCCGATGTATCGGACGTGGCTCCCGTAGCGGACGCTGGGCCAGTGTTTTTCGGGGACTCGGACGTAGTTCTTGAGCAGCTCGGCCTGTTTGGGCTCGGAGATTTCGCGGGGGGGCCTTGCCGCCTTGGCCGGAGGCGCGCCCGGCAAGTGAGGCGCGCCGCCCCGCCATGCCGCCGGAGCGGCGCCCCCGCGGCCCGCGGGTTTGGCCGAGCGGGCCCCCAAGTCGAAAGGGTTGTTTGCCATCGAGACTATAGTACCCGGCACGCATTCTCCGGCGGGCCCTGGGTCTAAAAAAGCACGACTGGGTCGCGGCGCGGCCGCTGGGCGCGAGCGGCGCCCGCGATGTCCGCGGCGGTCAGCAAGGCGCCGACCGCCCCGGCGCGCCCGTGCCAGGCCCACGGGCGGCGCCGGAGTCCGGATGTCTCCGGCAGTCTTGAAGAGTTCCCCGGCTCGGAGCCCCGCTCCGCGGCGGGCGCCCTCGGCCAAGGCGACAACTTCGGTGACATGGCTGCTCGGTGCGCCGGCGCTGGGGACAGAGCCCTCGCGTCCGGACTAGCGGTAAGCGCCCGAGCCGCCGGTTAGGCCTCCTGATTTGTCATAGTCGTCGAAGAAGTCCAGAGCGCCGAGGAGCGGCTCTCCGTGATCCGTTCGGCCGTCTGCGCACTCGCTGCACTCGTTCTGACTGCGGGGATGCTCACTCGCCCCTCGCTTCATTTTTGAAGGCGGCGCGTACGTATATAAGCGCGCATAAATGGCGGCCGCCAACACAACGGCGCGACCGCTCGTCGACGCGAGTAGCCCCTCGACGGCCGGGGCCGCCCCGGCGGGCTCGGTGCCCAAGGGGCGGGCCGGATTTGCCCAGTGGGTCTTCGAGCTCTATTCTGACCAGCTACGGGGCACCCGGCCGGAAGGAGGCAGAAAATACCAGCAGCTGCTCAGGCAGTCACTCGATCAGCCGTTCTGGCAGCTCTCCGGGGTCCGGCGGATCCAGAGCTTCAACGTCCTCAAGTACGGGTATCCGATGCGGTCCTCGGGCTACACCGTCTCGGTCCACGTCGCCCGGATCCACGCGCCCGACGGGGGGCGCCGGGCTCTCAGAAGCTACTACGCCTACGCTTTCTGGCCTCCGGGGGGCGCCCGCCCTGAATACATCAGCATATCCTCGACCTTCAGGTCCCGCGACGGCGAGTACCGCAGCAATTTTATCTGGTACGACGACTTTGCCTGGGGGTTCGAGCAGTCGGACGAGCGGCTCGCCCGGGTCGAGGAGATGATCCTCGACGCCACCAGCCACAACGTGCTCGGCCTCGACACTGAGGTCTTTCCCAGTGATCAGTTCGGCGCGGTCGCCGCCCGGAGCGACGCCGAGCGCCTGGGCATCAAAGCCTTGGCGGTCGCGTGGGCCCTCGACGCTGGCCGCGCGCAGTCCGGGCTCCTCGCGAACCACGTCCACCCTGACTACATCGAAATCATGCGCCGGCTGTTCGTCTGGGCCAAAGAGCGCGACCGCCGAGGAGGCAGCCCGGCGGTCACGGAGAGCCCCCCCTTCGAGAGCCAGGAGCGCCTTTACGCGCTCTTCACCTCGGGGCACCGTGGATCGGGCGCGGACCGGGCGAAGTGCGGCGCGAAGCTGATCCCGCTCTCGCTCCGGGCGGCCGTGAGCCCGGGCGACATCAACTACGCCTCCTGGCGCGAGATCTACATCGGCCGCCGGTGCGCGGACCTGGTGGTCAACTTCGTGGCCCCGATGTTCCCGATCCCGAACAACTGGACCTACATCGACGGCGCGGAAGAGCTCCTCTTCGAGAACGCGCCGATGCGGGAGATGTACCGACGGGGGGAGGCAGCCGAGGGGGTCCTCGCCGCCCTGCGCCGGGCCCGCCAAGAGCTCTCCGAGAGCGGCTACAGCGGGGACGCCCCGGTCCAGCGCCTCGACGCCGGGGTCTACGCCCAGATCGAGTACGCGCAGTCGTACCTGCTAATGGCCGAGGCCGCCCTCTGCCACACTAGCGAGAACCTCGGGCCGACCCTTGCCGCCCTCCCGGCGATAGTCCGCCGCTCCGCCCAGGAGACCCGCACATTCCACCACCCGCACGCGACGCTCTTCAGCGACCCGAGCCGCTGCGCGCGGTACCTGTTCGACCTCCTCTACGGCGTACACGCGATGCACAAACGCTGCGCGGTCGTCCACGGCGACCTGCACCTCAATAACGTCACCCTGTTCACCCTCGGCCGCCAGGTGGAGAGGCGCTCGCCCTCGGAACCCTGGGCTCCGCGGTGCCCCGGCGCCTCGGTCGCCTACGTCGCCGGCCCTCGCGGGGCCGCGGACACGTTCGTGTTCCCCCACGATGGCAGCTTCGCGTGCATCATCGACTTCAGCCGGGCGCTCCTCGGCCCCGGGGCCCGACCCGACCTCGAGGCCGAGTTCGGGGCCGCCTTCGCCGACGCCTACTACCGCGACCAGGTCAAGCGGACTCTCCAGACGATCCATCGGCACCTGCCCGAGTACACACAGACCCACCAGGAGGCGATCAAGGGGATTGCCTTGAGCAACCCCGAGGCTCTCTTCCCCGTCCTGGCGGCGACCGACTTCCTCTATCTCGCCCAGAACTTCGCCCGGCTGCTCGAGAGCGAAATGAAGGCCGACGCTGGCTTTGTCCCGCCCCCGTCCGAGGAGTCCCCGGCCGACGGCCCCGACGACCCCGACGGCAAGGCCGAGAGGCCCGAGCCTGGCCCGGACGGGGGGGGCTCAGACGGCTTCGAGGCTTACGGCGACAGCCCCGACGTGTCAGCGCCCCTCCCGCCGGTCCGGCCCCGAGATCTGCGCCCCCTCGGGATCTGCCCCGAGAGCGTCGCTCTCGCCCGCAGCGCCGAGAAGATGGCGCGGGAGTTCATCATCGTCGGCCTGCACGACCTCGTCACGACTTTAGGCGGGGCCTCGGCCGCCGCGCGAGCGAGCGGGGAGGAAGGCACGCGCCGCCCGCCCGGGCCTTCGACCCAGCGGCTGGACGCGCAGGCGGTCGCCGGTCGGCTCCCCGGTGAAGTCATCCTCCCCGAAGTCTTCCGGCCTTACCTGTACACCTCGCTCGAGCCCGAGGCTCTCCGCGAAGTCCGGGTCGTCGACCAGTACCGCCTCGGGGGGCGCCTCGAGTTCTCGGCCTCGGACCCCTCCCGCTTCCCTCCGTGGGGGCGCTACGAGACCGTCGAGGGCCACCTCGCGGGCCTCAAGGTCTCCGACGTCTACGCGCGCGGCACCGCGCCTTTCGAGGACGCGCTCCGTCTCGACAGCGGACACGAAATCCTGATGGACCGCCTCCGCCGGAACCTCGGGAGCGAGAGCCCGGGCGCCGAGGGCTCCTCCTGGATCGCGTAGCGGCCCGCCCGAGAATTGAAACCCCTGTTTTTTTATGTATACGCGCCCGCACTTGCGCCGCCTGCGCGATGAAGATCTGCCCCGACTGCCAGCTCTCGATGGCCCGCGTCATCATGCAGGGCAAAGTCTACTTCCAGTGCGTGTGCTCGAAGCTCGTCCCCGGGACGCGGGCCGACACCCTGATCCAGAACGAGCTCCACCAGGCCCAAGAGGTCACCGCGATGAACGACCGGCTGATCGGCAACGCCGCTTACGACCGCGTCAACCAGCAGGTCATGAAAGACTGCCCCGGGGAGTGCGGGCGCGACTACATGACCCAGCTCCGCATCGGCCAGAGAGAGGTCGTGGTCCACGTCTGCCCTTGCGGCTACCGCTCCGACCAGGCCGAGCAAGAAAAAGTCGGCTCGTCGTAGGCGGCGGCCGGGCGCGGCGGCCGGGCGAGGCGGCGGGCAGCTACGCGCGCCCCGCCGCGTCGGAGGAGCCCCCCCTGGGCGAGGGCCCCCCCGCGGACTGCGACGCGTCCGCGTCGAGCTCGAGCGCGTAGTTGAGGTCGGCCGACAGGGTCCGGATCAGGGACGACAAGATCGTGAGCGTCCCCTGGACCTCGCCGAGCCCTTTGTAAAGACTCTCAATGTCGGCTTCGACCTTGGTCCGCTTCCGGCTTTGCTGCTGCTGGTCCGTCTGCAGCTCGGCGATTTTTTTGGCGAGCTGGTCCATCTTTTGGAGCCCGAGCTGGCCGTTCGCGACCGCGGCGCACACCCTCCCTTCCGTGAGCTGCCGGGGGCTCGCGCGCTTCTCGTCCACGAGGTCGTTGAGCTTCACCCGGACGGCGCCGAGCTCTTCGTCCACCTCTCCCCAGCTCGCCAGGAGCTGGTCGACTTTCATGTACAGAGGCCGGAGCGCGTCGTCGAGGATCGGCCGGAGCGCGCCGGCGAGCTCCTTCCGGGTGAACCGCAGCTCGGATGGGGGCGCTCCGGTCGGGGCCTCGCTCTCCTCGCCTGACGACGAGCTCTCCGTAAACTCCAGTTCCTGGGGGCTCTCTTCGCCGTCGGCCAAGGCCCGGGCGGCCCATAGGGGGGGGCTCTCGGCCGGCTCGTCGGCCGAGCCGCGGGCCAGGCCCACCAGTGTGAGGTCGCCCCCGTGGCCGTCGTGTGAACTACTTCGCCTCAGTGCCATGGGCCGCGGCTATTCCCGGCGCGGAGAGAGCGCGGCACACAAAAAGCTTGCCTCGGGCCGCGGTCAACGCTCAAGGGCCGCGCCCGAGAGCCACACACGGACGCTCGAGGCGGACTCGGTAGAGGCGGGACTCGCCGTCCGCCGGGGGTGGGACGTGGCTGAGAGCCAGGCCCGCCCCGGCCCGCCAGCTGAGCTCGACCCGCTCGCCGCCGGGCCCCGGGACCTGGACCTGGCGTTGGACAATCCCCGCGGCGGCGGGCTCGGAGCGGCAGGCCAGGAAGACGCCCGCGGCTCCCGGGGGCGCGGCGCTCTCGACGCTGATGTTGACGACGCCGCCGTCGAGCGGGGCGCCCGGGACGATCCCGACCTCCGCGCCGTCGCCGGGAACCGCGACCGTGAGGGCAGCCGGCCAGGCCGAGAGCCCACCCGAAGGCCCACCCCCGCCCGCCCGGCTGCCTCCAGGCGTGCCGTCGGGCACTCCCCGCGGGGGCGCGGCCAGGAGCGCTGCTGGCGCTGCGGTCGGGGGGGCTAGTGGCGCCACCGCCCTGCTCGTGCTGCGGGGGCGGGGGCCCAGAGGCGCAGAGGTCGGGGGCGACCGCCAGTCCGTGGCGGGGCCCCCGGGCCGACTCGCGCCCTTAACGGCCCTGCTGTTCTTCTGGGGGACCTGGTTCATCCTCGCGGCGTTTGCGCGCACCGAAAAGATCCCTCCTATCCATAGGCGCAGGTTTTTCGAAGCGACGTGGTTCATGCCCGGCTCGAAAAGTGCGGTCCGGGGAGTCGAGGGGGCGGAAGCGTTCGGCTACGCCCCCACCAGATACAAAGGCAATGTAGAGATCGCCCCGGGGGACGACCCCGGGGTTCATGGCGATGGCCACCTCGTGGTCGCCGGCTGCTTCGCGGCCGGGGGTTACGGCGTCGTGGGGGGGACGCTCGCGGTTGGAGACACCTTGACCGCGAGGGCCGGCCTCTCTGTCCGGGGGAGCGCCGACTTTGGCGGCGGGCTCTCCGTCGACGGCGCCGCCCGGGCTTCGGGCGACGTGATCGCCCAGGGCGACGTGATCGCCCGGGGCGACATATCCGCGGTCGGCATCGCCGCCGACGGCGTGCTCTCGGGGGGCGAGGTCCGCGCCTCAGGCCCCCTCAAAGGGGAGAGCCTCGTCGTCTCCAAAGAGGCGACCATCATCGGCGCGCTCACCGCTAACCAGACCAGCGTGAGCGCTCTGGCAGTAGGCGGCGGCCTCACCGCCGAGGCCCTCGAGGTCGGGGGGCTGAGCGTCTCGGCCGACGGAGCCGTCAAGGCTTCCAAGGGCCTCATCGTCGACGCGGGGGGGCTCGCAGTCCAGGAGGGCGCCAATGTCACCGGCGGGCTCACCGCTGACTCTTTCAGCGCGGGGAGCCTCAGCGTAGGGACCCTCGCCGCTGGGGGGCTTATCGTTGCGCCCGACGGGCGGATCGTGGCCGGGAAGCATCTCTCCGCCGCCGACGGCGCGGAGGTCGGGAAGGGCCTCACTGTGAGCTCCGGCGGCCTCTCCATCGAGGGCGGCGACCTCGACCTCTCTGGCGCCCTCCGGGTCGGGGGGCGGGCCACTGTCGCCGACGCGCTCGCGGTCGGGGGCGCGGCTTCGGTCGGGGGCGCTCTCGCCGCCGACGGCGGCCTCACCGTCGCCGGCGGACTCACGGCGGACGGGGCGGTGACCGTCAAGGGCCCCCTCGTCGCCGAATCGGACTTTATCCTCGCCGGCGGCTTCTCCCCGGCGACGCTCGAAGTCACCGGCGGGGCTACCGTCAAGGGCCCCTTCCGCGCCGAAGGGGCGGCCTCTGTCGGAGAGCTCGGCTGTGTCGGGGCCCTCCGGGCGGCGGCCCTCGAGGCCCGGAGGCTCACTCTCGCCGACCCTGACGGCGAGGACGCCGTCCTCGACCTTGCCGGCGACCTCAACGCGGCCGGGACCATCTTGGCCGCCGGCGGGTTCGTCGCCGAAGGCCCGGCGCGCTTCCTGGACGAGGTCGAGACTTCCTCCAGCCTGATTGTCCGGGGCGGGCTGGCCGTCGAGGGGGGGCTCACCACCGAGGACAGCCCTGAGGGGGCCGCCTTCGTCTCCCGGGCCCCCGCCATCTTCACCAAAGGGGCGCAGGTCGGCGAGGCCCTCGCGGTCACCGGCTCGGCCGAGATCGAAGGCGACCTCACCGTGGGCGGCCACCTGAATCTCCTCTACCTTCGGAGCGAGTACGTCTCGCTCCCCGACAACAGCCCGACCCCCATCAAGCTCGCGAAGAGCGGCAAGCAGGGCGCCTTCTTCTTCGTCGTGAGGGGGGCGGCCGGCGACGGGGCGGCCGCCGTCTTCTCGTGCGCCTCCGCCGTGGACGGCGAGGCTGGGCACGTCCAGCGCCTCTCGGGGGCTCCGGCCCCAAAGGGCGAAGTCATCGACGCCCGGTGGAACGCCGGGAGCAACATCGAACTCTTCCACAGCAAGGTCCGCGATGGCGGGGACGGGTCTCTGCTGACCTACTCCGTGACGATCATAGCGGCCTAGGTCCGCGGGCGTGGCGCAGCGGAAGCTCCTCTTAGACGGGGGCGTTCAGGCGCGATTTGGCTCTTCGCGCGCGCCGGGCGACCCTGGCAACTTTTTCGCGCACTGATATACGCCGTTTCTTGCAACTGTTGCAGCCGTCGCCGGGTCAAGCCATGGCGACAGATGCGCAGAGAGGCTCTTACAGCGACGGGGGCGAGCTCCCCCCAACCATCGGCAGTTGCGCCCGCGCGGCCGAGGTGGCCGAGGCGGCCGGAGACGCCGCGGCGGCCGAGGCAGCCGAGAGGGCCCAGGAGCCCGCAGTCGGCGGAGAGGCTCCGGAGCCCGCGGACGCCCCCGCAGGCGCGGGCCTGTCCAAGGCCGAGCTTGACCCCAACGGCTCCCCCGCTCCGCCGGTGGAGCTCGAGCACACCGACGCGACTTTGTTCCCAGCCGCGGGGCTCGACCCTCCTCCGGCCTTCCCCTGCGCGGCTGGCTACCAGCACGTCCGCCCCTTCCTGCGCACCCTCGACTTCCTAGTCCTCGTTAGCGGCTTCGGCACCCCCGATCGCGTCCGGACCGGCTTCTGCGTCCGAGAGTCGAGCCTCCCGCCTGAGGCCCGGGCTTACGGGCTCCCCTCCCCCGATCTGAGCCCCCCCGCAGCGGAGGCGGAGGGCTCGGGCGGTCCGGCCGAGGCGCCGCTCGAAAAGGGCGACCGTGTCTACCTTTGGGCGATCCGCCCGATCGAGGTCGTCGAGAGCCCCGAGGAGGGCCCGAAGGTCGTCCTCGAAGCCTATCTCGATGACCTTGACGTCCTTTTCGCTGGCTCCCCCGGCGGGCGCCTCATCTGGTACCACCTCTTTGACGACTGGCGCCCCGACGCCGGCGACCTGCTCGGCCAGCTGGTCTCCGGGCCTGTCGACTCGAGCGAGACCCGGGTCCTCGCCGTGACGAATTACCGCCAACTCGTCGCCTGCACGCTCCGCGGCCTCGCCGCGCGCCCTGAGTGCGCCTGCGGGGGCGGGCGGCTGGTCCAGAACCCTCTCGTCATGGCTGTCTACAAGCGCTACGGAATCCTCCAGAAATCGCTCAATGTCTACACCGGGCTCTACAGCGCGTACTCCCCCCATACTTGGGGCCACAACCCCGTGAAGGGCGTCACCGACATCATCGTCTTTCAGTGGGAACTCGAGGTCGTCCAGAACGGGCTGACCTTCGGCGAGAGCGAGGCTCGCTCCTTGTCCTCGAACGCACAGTGGCGCCTCCCTTCCCTCCGAATGGCGCGGCTCTCCACCGGGCGCCGGATCGACGGGCGCAACGCCCGCGACGAAGGCCGAGTCGCTCCGCCCGCCATAGAGTCGAGCTGCTCGAGCCCTGGCGAGACCACTTTCCTTGATCGTATCTTCCGGCGCCGCGGGGGGCGCCACGGCGATGAGGAAGCCGGGGCGCCCGGCGACTCCGAGCTTCAAGACGAAGGTGCCGCTGGCGTGGACAGCGGCGCTTCTCCTCCGCCTCGCCGGAAGAGATCCGTGGGCGCGGCGCTCGCAGGGTCCGCCAAGAGCTTCCGCCGGTCCATCATGGGGACCCCACGGGGGGGCGCAAGCGCCAGCGGGGCGGCTTCCGGGTCCGGCGAAGCGACTGACGGCTCGGCCGACAGGGGGGCCGAGCTTGCCAGTGGAGCGGAGGCCGGCAGGGAAGCCGAGCCCGCCAGCGGAGCGGGAGCCGACGGAGAAGTCGGGCCCGCCAGCGGAGCGGAGGCCGACAGGGAAGTCGGGCCCGCCAGAGGAGCGGAGGCCGACGGGGAGGACGACGGTGCGGCCGATGGCGCGGCCGCCAGCGGAGCGGGAGTTGGCGCGGCGATTATGGAGCCCGGGGGCGCGACCGCGGAGGTGCCCGAAGGTGCGGCTGACCGGGTCGCTAAAGACGAGGGCGGGGACGCCAGTGCGGCGACCGAACCCTCCAGCGGAGCGGGGGGCGAAGGAGCAGCAGAAGCGCAGCAGCCCCTGAGGGCGGGCGCCGAAGAGGCCGCGGAAGTTCCCGCGGCCGAGCCCTTAACGTCGGTTGCCGAAATCAACGACCCGCGCTCTGGGCGCAAGTTCAAACCTGCCGTCGGCAAAGCGATCAAGAATTTGACGCGCGCCCGGAGCGGCAGCGCGAGCCCCCGGAAGCGCGGCTCTGGCACAGCGCGGCGGCGCAGCGGCAAAGATCCGGAGGACAGCGAGGCGGACACCGCGAGCTCCCCATTGACCGAGGAGGCTTCCGAAAGTCCCAGCCTCAAGCTCTCGATCGGTTCGAAAATACGGAAGCGCTTCAGCGGCCGCTCGCGGGCGAGCGGGCCGCCCCGACCCGACGATACCGACGATGACACTGACGAAGGTTCGGCCACTATGCTGACCGCGTCGGCTAGCGACCTAGGTAACCATCTTCTGGCCCTGGGCCAGGACGGCGGCGATATGTCTCTGGGCAGCGTCGGTTCCGACGAAGAAGGCGCCGGTGCGGGGGACTCCACCGGCGAGCCGGCCCTCGGGTCCGATGAGGAGCCCGACGCCGTCGCCGGAGAGGCCCTTGGAGGGGGCGAAGGCTCCGACGGCCCCGGGCCGAAAAAGAAGGACCGCAAAAGTCAGTGGCGCCCCTCACCGCTCGGGCGCCTGGGCAAGTCGACAGACTCTTTGCCTTCGCGCGCCTCGGAGCCCCTCCCGAAGAGCAAAAAACGCAAGAAGAAGGGCGACGCCCCCCCTGCAGGGGCCGCCGGCGACGCGAAGAGAAAATCCCCCTGGCGCAAGCTGCGCCGCTCGCGCGGGGGCGAGGACAGTTCGCCCGAAAGGGCCCCCATACCCCCTCAAGTCCGGGAGCTCGACCTGTCGGGCCAGCCGCCCGCCGGCCACCCGCCTGCGCTCCCGGCGGAGCTCGGCGGGGAAATCCCGCCCCCCCCCTCCGAACCGGCCCCATCGCCGCCCGTCGAAACGGCTACCCCGGACTGCGTGACCGCAGGAACTGCCGAGCGGGCAGACAACCTCGCCGCCTTCGAGCTCCCCCCCGGGGCCGCCCAGGTATGCGGCTGTGGGTCTGACGAGGACATTACCGAGGTCATTGCCGGGGACTACACCCCGCACTCAGGGGCGTCCTTTGCGGGCGCGAAGGGCGGCGACCCTCGACTCTGGACCCAGATGGCCGGAGCCGCCGCGGCTTCGGCCGCCGGTGTCCGAGAAAAGATCCAGCACCGGGCCGGGGCGGCTTCGCCGCCCTCGGCCGCCGAGGGCGAAGACGGCGGCAGCCCCAGCGCTCGCCGCGCCGCCCCACTCCCGGAGCCACTCACGCCCCCCAGCCCGCAGGAGCAGACGCCGGGGCGCTCTCCCGGAGCGCGCCCTGCCGGGGTGCCTGTGCTCCCCCCCCTGCCGGCCCTCCTTCGGGCTTCGTCCGATGTGCGCCGGGCGGCGGGCCAACACGCCGCCCCGAGCGGCGGCCCCGAGGCGGCCGCCCCCACGCCGATCCTGAAACATAAGGGCCAGGCCCGCCGCGCGCGGACCCCGCCCCTGACCCCTCTCCAAGTTGTGCAGAAAAGCAAGGAGGCCGAGAGCCTCGACTGGAGCCGGGTAGAGGCCGCGATGCGGCGCCGGGCCCTCGAGTCGTGGTCTTCGACCCAGACCCGGACCGTCGAGGAGCACCGCCAGGAGACCGGGGTTCGGTTCGTTGTCGGGGAGACCTCGCCCCGGAGCGCGACCTTCCTGGCCGACCGCCGCGAGAGCAGGGGCGCTGCCGGCCAGAGCACCCCCCCCTTCCAGCAGCCGACGGCCCATCGGGACCGCTGAAGTCCTCCGAGCCGCCGTCCGGCGCCTACCCCTTCGGGGGCATCCCCAGGCGGTCGCGGTAGGCCGACATGTCGTAGCCAGCCGCCTCGTACTTGGGCACGTTCTCCTGGAGCTCCATGAGAGGGTCCTTGGGGTACGAGGGGTAGTCCGTCTCCCTGTAGGGGTCGGCCGCGGCGAGCCCCCGCCGCTTTTTCTCGGCGGCGGCCCGGGCCCTCGAGGGGGCGCTCTTCTCGTAAACGTACGAAGCCCGGACGAGAGCCGCGAATATCACGACAAGGACGAAGAGGATGAGGATCGCTGCGAGGCCGGGGTTCACGAAGCTGTCGAGCCACATGGGCACTTTTTTGACGGCCGCCGGGGGGGCGGCCCCTTCGAGCAGGTCGCCCCCGAGGGCCGGAGACGGGCCGTAGCCGAGGTAGGTCGAGTCCTCGCGCCCGATGTACTTGTTGCCGAACGGCCCCAAAGCGCCGTTTTCGTACCAGAGACAGTAGGGGAAGTGCGCCCAGTTGACGTCGGTCGGGGCGCCGTCCCCGTAGTAGCCCGTGATCGTGTCCACGTCCGCCGCGATCGCCGCCCGGTAGTCCTCGAGGGCCAGGGCGCGCCCGGCCCGGGCCGACGGCGACAGGAGGCCCGCGGGCGCGTACTTGGTCTGGAAATACCCCTTCCGGTTGTTCGCGAGGCTGATGACCGCGCAGGGGGGCGACGTGCAGCCCGGGTCGCCGTAGGTCTCCTGCGCGGCCTCTCTTATCATGTCACATCGCGTGGGCGTCCCGTCTGCCATGGCCCCCGCCGCTTATAATAACCCCCGGAGAGAAACCCGGCCATGGCGCGCCCGAAAAAGCGGGGCATCCGCGGGGCGCGTTAAGTCGGCGGACAGTCCCGGCGTGCTCCGGCCCTGCGGTAGGCGGCGTTCGCGCTGTAGTCGGGAAATGTCGGGCGCTCTTTGCCTCGGTTAAAGTAATAGCCGGGGGGGAGGCCGGCCGGGTCGTACCCAGCCGGCGGGGGCTCCCGGAGGGCCCGCGTGGACTTGCTGAGCCGCGCCAGGTAGGCGGGGTCGTGGTTGGTCGCCCCGAGCGTCGTCGCGGGGAAGCCGAAGGGGCCGGCGCCGATGAACCAGCGGTAGGCGTCGTCGAAAGCTCCGGGGACCCGAACCGCCTCGGCGTAGGCCTCCCCCGCGGCCAAGATGTCGAGGGTGTGGCGGTAAAAGGCCAGGTAGGCGCGGCGGGCGGCGGAGTTGGGGGGGGAGCTGTGGGCCCGGTGCAGCAGGTCAAGGAGGAGGTACTGCGGGGTGACGACGAAGACGGCGATCCCGGCGCCCCCCCCTTTTTTCTTCGAGGGGGCCCGGGTCCGGAAGACTGAGAGGAGCCGGCGCTCGGTCGAGTAGATCTCGATCGCGCCCCCGCGGCTGGCCGGGAGTCTCCCCATCACCGGCCGCGAGTCCATGACGGGGTCGAACCATTCGACCGCGCCGGCGGCCCCCCCGACGACTTCGAGGTCCTTCGCGACCAGCCGGGGCCAGGGGGTCGCAAAGCTGAGGGTAGGGGAGGGGCCCGCAGGGACCGCGACCTCGACGCGTGCGGGGCGGTTTTCGCAGCCGGCGGCGGCCGAGCCGGCGGCCGAAACGACTGAAACCGAGACCGAGGGCGCGGCGAGCCCGGGCCGGGCGGCGTCGGGAACCGGTACACCGACCTGGGAGGCGGCCGCGGCCAGCGCCGTCAGGGCCTGGCGGACGAGCCCGTAAGCGGCGAAGCCGTGCAGGGCCACGCGCTCGAGGTCGACCGTCGCGGCGACGGCGTGACTAGCCCCATCGTCGCTAGGCGCACCGCCAGCGAAGCGGGGCCCCGCTTCGCTGGTGGGCGAGGTCCCAATAGGGCCGGCGGGGTCGAGCGGGTAAAACTCCTCGAAGAGGTTGAAGCGGCTCAGGTCTTTCCGGAAGCGGTGGAAGATGTCCTCTCGAGGCGGCGAGCTGTAGGGGAAGCAGAAAGCCAGGTGCATGTCGAGACGCTGGTAGTCGGGATGAAGGACCCGGATGCCGCCGTAGTCGAAGGTCGGGAGGCGCTCGAACACCTCGGGCGGCGCGTAGCTGATGTCGGCGACAAAGACGAAATCGTACTTGACGCGCATCGTCTGAACGTGGAGGGCGGTGTGGGCCCCGACGTTGGGGAAGCCCTCGCGGTGGAGGATTTCGGCCAGGTCGTAGGCGTCGTCGACGCTCCGAGGGGAGAAGAAGTCGTAGTCGGGGCGGGCGTGCTCGGGGTAGATGCTGGCTCCGCGGAGCCGGAGGGCGTAGTCGATGGCGAGGCCCCCGTAAAGGATGAGGCCCCGCTCGGAGATAAACCGGCGCACGATCTCGAGAGCCCGGTCGGTCGTGGGCCCGTCGGCGTCGCGCTTCTCGGAGACGACCTTGAAGCTCTTCGCCCGAGTGCGGGTCCAGTCGGCCAGGGCCGCGAGCTCGGGCCCCGCGGGACGGGTAACGTTCCTCGTGGCCACGCGCGCGCCCCCGCACCCCCCCGGCGCGCTGCCTATTTCTGATGAAGCTCCGGTCTCCACGGAAGAGGTATAGGCCGGCCGTTTTCCTTTTGAAGCCATGGCGGACGAGGATACAGGCTTGCAAACGCGCCCGGCGAGAGCAAGGAGAGCCTTTGGCCACGCAAGCAGCGTCGTGTATCTACCCAGCGCAGGTCTAATAAAACGATACCACGAGCTCAGCCCAGCAGACGGCCCCGGCTCCTCGCAGACGATGGACCCCGGACGTAACGGCGACTACCGCCTCTTGGCCGCTCCGGAGCCTGCCGCCCTTCCGACGCTCAGTGCACAGGGGCCGGTGGTGCGGGGCTGGCAGGGAGCGGGCAGCGCCTTCGCCAAAAGTCGCTCGGCCCCGATCGGCGCCCCTCTCGGTGCGGGCCTGGCCCTCGAAAAGGCAGGCGTGGTGACGTCCGCGCCCCCCTCGGGCGATGTCGACGACCCATACGGGATTATGGGGGGGATCGCCGAGGTCTCTCTGTCCGAAGAAACGCTCGACGGCCTTGCCGAGCAGGTCGAGAAAGCCCTGGCCCGGATGTCCGACGAGACGGACAGCGAGGCGGACAGCGAGGCGGGCAGCGATGTCGCCCCGTGGGGGCGCGCCGGAGCGCCGCCCGCCCCCGCAGGCGGCGCTAAACACCTGGTGTCCTCGGGGGACCGCTGCCCTGACTGTACCCGCGCCTTCGAGGTGCGGGACCTCGTATATGTCTGCCCGGGCTGCGGCCTGATCCGCGAAGCGGCCGACATCTCCGAGGTCCTCCCGACGGCCCCGGCGACCGTCCGGGCGGGCTCGCGGGCAACCCAGGGCCGTCTCCGCTACGTCGGGGCCGACGCCCGCTACTACCAGCCGGGCTTGGACGGCTCGAACCCGGTGGAGTCGAGCGAAGTCCAGAAGCGGGGGACTCTCCAGGAACTGCAGAGGTACAACACCGACTACGTGACCCGGGGCGGCAACGCCTTCCCGGCGACGGTCTTGGCCGAGGTCGCCGAGTGTTACCACCAGGTGCGCCTGGAGGGGGTCCGCCGGAGCTACCAGAAGCGGGCGATCATCAGCGCCCTCCTCTACTACTCTTGTCTGCACCAGGGCTTCTCGCGGAGGCGGAGCGAGTGCGCGCTCTTCTCCCACCTCCCGACCCGAGGGATCGCGAAGGGCAGCAACGTTGTCTGGGACATGGACGAGAACCTCCGGAACGACCCCAAGCGGGGGGGCGAGGGGCTCGGCCTCAACCTCAACTGCGACCAGATCGGGCCGCACACCGTCACGGCCCTCCACCACCTCGAGCTGCCCGGGGGGGCCGAGAGCTACCTAGACCTCCACGCCCCCATCCGCGAGCTCGTCGAGATTGCCTGCGCGCGGCATATCGGGACCGAGTCGGTCCTGCGGACCAAAGTCCTCACGGCCACCTTCGAGGTCCTCCGCCGAAGCCGGGCTCCGGTCGCCCCCGAGGTCTTCTACCGGAAGTGCGGGATCCGGAAAAATACGGTCGCGCGGTTCGCCCGAAATCTCGAGGACTACCACGAAGAATACTTCAGGGAGGTCTACCGCCGGCACGGCTTGAACGCCGAGAGCCCGCAGGATCTGGCGTCTCCTGCGGGGGCTGCTGGCGGCTCGCGGAAGCCTTCGTAAGGCGGTGGAACGCCTGGCTGCTGTCCGAGCCCGGCGGGCGCCCCAGTCCGCGAAGCGGGGCTGCGGTCGCCCCGACGACCGCCGTCAGCGAAGCGGGGCCGGGGCGCGGCTTGCTCCCGCGGAGCCCGCCCATAGAGGTCTCCGCTCCTTTGCCCTTTCCAGCGCCTTTTTTGTCCCCCCCGGCGCCTTTTTTGCCCTTCCCGGCGCCTTTTTTGTCCTTCCCGGCGCCTTTTTTGCCCCCGCCGCCTTTTTTGCCCCCGCCGCCTTTTTTGCCCCCGCCGCCTTTTTTGCCTCCGCCGTCCGTGTCCTTGCCCTTGCTTTTGTCGGGTGTTCTGCTGCCCGTGCCCTTGCCCTTCCCAGGTGCCCCGCCGCCCGCGTTTTTGTCCCTGCCCCCGATCTTGCCCTTGCCAGGAGTTCCACCGCCCGCGAGGGGGGTTCCGCCATTTTTGTCCGCGCCAGCGCCTCCGCCCGCGCCGGGCGGTCTATTTCCTCCGAACGCAGCTGCGAGGTCGGCGAAAAGGCGCCAAAACGCAGCGCGCACGTCGCCGGCATCCCCCGGAGACACCTCCGCTCGGGGGGTCCCTGAAGATCTCTCCGAACCCCCGGCGCCCCCCCCGGGCCCGCTTCGATGATGGGGGGCCGGCGAGCATCCACCACCCCCGACGGTGGCCGGGTGGCAGCTCACGGCGTGGAGGCGGAGCTTGTGGCGTAGGCAGAGGGCACTCCGGGGCTCGGTCGAGACTACCCGGGTCGAAAGTGCGAGCCCCGCTTCGCGGCAGACGCGGCCGAGGCGGCGGAGGAAGCGCCGAGCCTCGGGGGTCGAGCAGGCCCAGAGGCGCCCGTCGAGCACCGAATCGCCACGACCATCCGGAGACTCTCGGCTCGAAGAGGTGGTGGCGCAAGTTCCGGGGCAGTCCCCCGCGGGGGCGCTGAGGAAGTAAAGGCCGGGGACCCGACGGGCGGCCCTGAGGGCACGTGAACGGGCCTGGTCGGGCTCGGGCTCGCCGAAGGGGTCGCGGGGGCCTTCTCGGAGGTGGGCGACTGCGGCGGCGCCTTCGGTAGGAATGACGTCGCGCAGGAGCGCGCAGAGGGTTCGGTAGAAAGCGGCCGAGCCGAGGTAGGCCTCGTGGGAGTAGTAGCTGAGCAGAATCCCGAGCTGGCCCTCAACGCCCGCGGCCCGCCGCGCCGAGCGGGTGTAGTAGCCGCAGAGGCAGGGCGCCCGGACCAGCTGACTATCGACGATGTCCAGGAAAGCGGGGTTGGTGACGACCCCGGCCCCCCAGGCGGCGGCCAGAGCGCCGTCGGGGACCTCGGCGGCGCCGAGGGGAGACCCGTGAGCCCGGAGGAGGGCGGGGTCCAACCGCCGGCGGACTAGGGCGAGAGCCTCGGCGCTCGGCGGCGCCCCCCCCATTGGCCCTGTGGGCGCGAGACCCGCGGGGCCGAGAGGCAGGGCGGCGGGGCGGAAGAAGAAGGCCGGCCCTTCACCGGCCGCCCGCTCTTCGAAAAATCGGAGCGCCGGGGCCGCAGCCATTGCGCCAGTACCCCTTAGGAGGCGGCTCCTTCAGAAGGGCGCGCCGGGCCAGCAGTCCCGCGGCGGCCTACCTCGCGCCCGCAGGGTCCGCCAGACCGGCGTAAGCGCCCGGGGCGTTGAGGGGGCCCGACAGCTCCCGGACGCGCCAGATCTCGATAATGGCCTCGCCGGCGATCGTCCGCCCGACTTTCCGCCGAAGCACGAGGGGGGTGCGGCGCGCCCGGAACTCGGCGAGAGCGATGTCGCGGGCGTTGTCGAAGCTGCGGCTCCCGTCCGGGAGGAAGTGGGCCTGGCCGTCGGAGATCTGCTGCGCCCGGATGGCGATCACCCGGGCGAACTCGTACGGAGACACCCAGCTCGCGGTCCTGCGATCTTCGGGGGCGACGACGAGGACCCGGCGGGGCGCAGTGGCGCTGCGGGAGAGAGCGTCCGCCCCGTCGCCCGCCCCGCTGTCCGCCGGGAGCCAGAGGCCCGCCTCCTCCGCCTCGCCGTCCGCGGTATCGGCCTCGGCGGGGCCCGCTTCGCTTTCGTCGTCGTCGTCGTCGGGGTCGGCCCCGTCGCCCGCTTCGCTCTTGTCGCCGGGGGGGTCGTCGTCGGCGTCGCTGTCCCCGGCGTCGAGGTCGGGGTCGTAGTCGTCGAGGGCCTCGAGCTCGAGGTCTCCGTCCGAGACTTCAGCCTCGCTCGCGCTCATCGCCGGGCTTTTCGATATCCCACTTTTGAAGCCGGGTGGTGCGGATATCACCCACTATTCAATTATGGAGATACGTTCAGATCTGGGCCACATTCTCCTAGCCCTTGGGGCGTTTGCGTCCGGGTACGCAGTCGCCAGGCTGTGGACGACGGCCGCGGCCCTGCTCATTCTCCTCTTTCTGGCCGTCGCGATCTTGCGGGGGATGGTAGCGCAGCCAGAAGGACGGCTAGGAGCCGATGCCATGGAGAGGGTGTGGTCGACCTACTGTCAGCGGCCCGGACCCTCCCCGAACATCCAGATCCTCCTCGAGTTAGCGCGTTCGGCTATCGCGGCCTCGCGGCGGGTGATGGGGCGGCGCCGCGAGGCGCTGATTGACGTCGCGGTCGAGCTCTGGAGCCGAGCCCGGCAGGCCCGCCGGGGGGGAATGTACCTCGCGCGCTTTGTGGGTGCTTTTGCCTTCGGCCTGGAGGGCGGCGAAGCCCTTATCCCGGCCAGCGGGGGGCGCACGGCCCGGGTCGTCGAGGCCGGCGAGCCAGGGGCGCGGGTCGCGATGGCCCACCTATACGGCGACTCCGACGGCGGGGCGGTGACCCTCGAGGACCTCCGGTGGGCCGCCGGCAAGAACCGGGAGGTCTACTGGGAGGGGGAAGACCGGGAGAGGGCATACATCTACCTCCAGCTCCAAGTATCCCCCGCCGGGCCCGCGGCCGGAAGCGCCCCCGGCCCCCGCAAGGTTCCGACCCGCGTACTTGTGTACATCGACGACAAACGCGAGGAGGCCTTCGTCGACTTCTCCGACAATCACTACACGCGCGACCCGGAAAAGTGTCCGCGTGTCGCGATCACCGACGGCTACGTCGGCCTGGACGCCCTCCTGGCCCCGCTGCTGGCCCCAGCCGGACCGAGGGTGACCACCGAGGCGAGACGGAAGCGGATAGCGGCCCTGGAAGCTCGCGAGGGGCGCGCCGAGACCTCGAGCCCGTAGGAGGGGGCTAGGGGGGCGGGCGACCGCTGAAGGGGCGGCCGTTTTTTTATTAGAATCGTGCGGCGAAAATAAATCTGCGCGGGGGTATACGCGGGCCGACAGCGATGGAAAGCCCCCTAGGCACCGAACCAGCGGAGCGCCGGGAAGAGGGGTCGGGAGAGTCCCGGCGTCCCGGCCCGAGCCGCGCGAACGTGGCCCCGACGCCGGCCGAGACTCGGGCGCTCGAGGACGAGGAGCTGCGCTCGGCGGCGCAGACCCGCCTGGATCCGGCGGCGCGCGCGCTCAGCGCCTTCCTGCGGGAGCCCGCCCAGGCAGAGGCGGCGACCGGGAACGGCGACCCGCGGACGACGGTGATCGACCAGGGCGACCGCGTTACCTACGCGTTCGGGGGGGCGCCGGCGGCCGGGCTCTTCCGCCACCTCGAGGCCTGCCGCCGGGCCGGCGTGACCCTGCACTTCTCTGAGCGCCAGGGGACGCCGGAGACCCCGCACTCGGGGGTGATGCTCGACTACGACCTCGTCCTCGACGCCGCGGGGGCGGCCCTCTGCCGGGAGGAGGGCATCCCCGAGCGCCACTGTCACCGCCTCGCGTGCGCCGTCGCGGCGTGCCTGCGCGAGGACCTCGATTTCTCCGGCGGCGCCCCGGGGCGCCTGGGGGGCGAGGCCAGCCTCCAGGTCTTCTTCACGGTCCGCCCCGAGCCGGCCCCCCTCCCGCCGGGCTCGGAGCGGGCGCGGGCGGCGCTGGGGGAGGCGGCGGCGGCCGACCCCGGCCGCCAGCTGTTCAAGTACGGCTTCCACGTCCTGGTCCCGGGGGTCCGGGTGACCCGGGGCTTCAAGAAGCACCTGATCCGCCGGCTCCGCGAAGACAAGGGGGCGGCGGGGGTCCTCCGCTCGCTGGGGGCGCTGGGCGACCCGGCCGAGTGCCTGGACGGCAACTCGGCCTCGGTCCCCGTCCTCTTCCTGGGGAGCTGCAAGCGGGGCGGGGTCGTCTACGCCCTCCGGGGGGGGTACGAGGTCTCGTTCGACCCCGAAGAGGCCGGCAGCGGCGCGGGCGGCTACCTCGCCGCCCGCCGCCTGGCCCCGGCCGAGCTCGAGGGGCACAACCTCGTCGAGGAGCTGAGCCTTTGCCTCGCGGGCGGCGACGCCCCCGGCTCCCGCTCGCCGGGGGCGCCCCCCCTCGTCGAGCGCCGGGTCCGGGAGCCCCGGGCGGAGATCGCCGCGGCGGTCGGGGCCATCGAGGCCCGGGCCCAGGGGCGCCCTTTCGACGACGACGAGCTGCTCGGGACCGAGCACGCGCTGAGCACCCTGGCCGTCCACGACCCCGAGGCCCGCCAGCTGCACCAGCTGCTCGACCTCCTGGGGCCCGCCTGGTCGACCGAGCGGGACAAGTGGCTCGACGTCGTCTTCGCCCTCGCGAACACCTCCCCGGCCTACCGCCCGCTTGCCGAGTGGTTCTCGCAGAAGTACCCGAAGTGGAGCGACGGGACCTCGAAGCGGATCGGCGAGCTCGACCGGATCTGGGCCGACGCGCTCGCCCGGGGTGGGCAGACGCCCCGCCCCCTGACCGTCGCTTCGATCGCCCAATGGGCGCGCGAGGCGAACCCCGCCCGCTACCGCGAGATTACCGAGCGGGGCTACTTTACGATCCTGGCCCGCTTTGTCTACGACTTCGCCGGGGTCCTTGAGCACTACATGGTCGCGAAGGTCATCCACGCGATGCTGAAGCACAAGTTCGTCGTCGACATCGGCGACGGCACCCGGGGGAAGCTCTCCTACTGTTTCTACGAGTTCGTCCTCCCCGGCCAGGCCCACGCCCCGGGCGAGGTCTGGAAGTGGCGGAAAGAGGCCGAGCCCGACGAGATCCACCTCTACACTTCGGAGAAGCTGATCAAGGTCGCCGACATGATCGCGACCCACATCGAGGAGCAGCGCGCCGCCGCCGAGACTGAGGAGAAAGCCAAGTACTACACGGCCCTCGGCAAGAGCTTCGCGGGCTCGCGGCGCAAGCTGATGAACGACGGCTTCAAGAGCGGGGTCGTCCGCCAGTGCGGCTACCTCTTCCGGCGCCGGGGCTTCGTCGACAGCCTCGACAAGCCCCCCGAGCTGATGGGCGTGGGCAACGGGGTCCTGGCCCTCGGCCCCCTGTGCCGCCTGATCGACCACTACCACGAGCACCCGATCAGCCGCTTCACGCGGACGGTCTACCGCCCCTTCGACCCCGAGGACCCCTACGTCGCCCTCCTCCTCCGGGCCCTCGCCGACATCTACCCCGAGCTCGACGTCCTGATCTGGGTCTGCTTCTTCCTGGCGAGCTCGCTCAGCGGCAAGGTGAAAGAGGGCCTGACGCTCCTCTGCGACGGGAGCGGGAGCAACGGGAAGACCTTCGTGATGCGGATGGTCGCGAAGGCCCTCGGCGCCTACGCGAAAAAGCTCAAGATCGCCCTGCTCACCTCGCCCAGCGAGTCCGGAGACAAGGCGAACAGCGCGATGATGGCCCTCGAGGACACGCGGTTCGGCTACTTCGAGGAGACCAACAAGGTCGAGATCCTCAACACCCAGCGGCTGAAAGAGATCGTGAACCCCGGCGAGGTTACCAACCGCGACCTCTACGGGAAACAGGCCAACTTCGAGCTCATCGCCAACCTCGCCGCGGCGGTCAACTACAAGTTCATCATCGAGACGACCGACCACGGGACCTGGCGCCGCATCCGGCGGTACCGGAACAAGACCCGCTTCACTGCCCGCCCCGACCCCGCGAACCCTTTCGAGAAGAAGGACGACCAGAAGTTCGTCCGCGAGTACGTCTCCGACCCGCTCTGCCAGAGCGCGATGCTCGGGATCCTCGTCCACTTCTACCAGCGCCTCCAGCGCGAGTACGGCGGGGAGCTCAAGCGCGTCCCCTGCCCCACGATCGAGCGCGAGACCCAGGAGTACCGCAACAGCCAGGACACCATCAACCGCTACATCACCGAGCAGGTCGTCGTGTCGCCCGGGTGCGCCGAGCAGTACACCCTGGGCGAGCTGTCGACCCTTTACAACGAGTGGTACTTCGAGAACGTCGACCGCCGCCGCCACGCGGCCTCCGAGGTCATCCAAGACCTCGAGAACTCGGCCCTGTCCCAGTTCCTCACGCGCGAGCCGAACCGCGTGACCGCCGTCCGCGGGTGCCGGGTCCTCACCCGCGACTCCGCCGAGCTCCGCCCCGGCGAGACGTACTTTGGCGCCCGCCGGGACGACGAGCTCGCCGCGAAGGAAGCCCGGGGGGGGGTCTTGGGCGTCCCCCCCGAGCGCCCCGACTGGTGGAACCTCCCCTCAGACTGGTGGGACCGCCGGGGCGGGGGGATCAAGGGCGATGCGGGCGGCGCCGGGGGGGGGTTGCCGGCCCCGCCGGCGGAAAAACGCGAAGCGCCCGAGTTCGCCTTCGCCGAGCACGACGGCGACCTGATCCCCGCCCCCCCCGAGGCCCGCTTCGCCGACGAGGAAGCCGAGGCCCTCGCTGCCGAGACCGAGGCCTTCGCCGCGCAGGTCCTCGAGGCCGCCGCGGCGGCGCCCGAGGACGCCGGCCTCTCCGTGCCCGGCCTCTCCGTGCCCGGCCTCTCCGTGCCCGGCCTCTCCGTGCCCGGCAACCCCGGCAGGCAGCTCTTTGTCCCCGAGGGGGTCTACGACAACGAGCTCACGGCCTGAAGAGGACCCCGCCCGTCTCCGGCGGGACCAAGTGGGCGGGACGCACCCGAGGAACGGCGGCCAGAGCCGCGGTCAGGAGGTAGTACGCCTGGAGGCGCTCGAGGGGGTCCGTGGCGTCGGCACTAGCGGGTCCCGGGGCCGGCTCCGCCAGCGAAGCCCGCCGGGCGGAGGGGGACGGCGGCTGCGTCGGCTGCTCGGACATCGGCGATGATCGCGTCGGACGACACCAGGACAAGAGAAAGAAGGACCGCGAGGATGAATACGATCAGCGCTTCGTACGGCTGGGTGCGGTGGAGGCGGTCCCAGAGCGTCCCGTCGCCTTGCTCAGTCATGCACGCAGCGGAGCGCCGTATACTCGCCGCGGTTTTTTCGCTGGCCGCGCATCACCGCGCCTGCGGGGGCGGCTAGACGGCCGCCGGGCGGGGCGCGTAGAAGGCCGGGTCGGGCTCGACGTAGCCGTCGAGGACGGACACCCGCGCCGCCGCGAGCCGGTAGAGGTTGAGCTGTACCCCGCGGGCGGGCGGGACCCCTTGGATCCGGACGGCGTTGGTGACGAGCAGCGCGGGCTTCTGGAGCCGCCCGCGCTCCCCCCCGAGCGCTTCGAGGCGGGCCATCGCATGGTCGCTGAAACGGTCGGGGACGGCGACCGGGTCGCCCCGGCGGGTCCGGTAAACGTTGGCGCCGGGGTCGTAGGCGAGGAGGTTGGCCCGCAGGCCCTCGTAGAGGCAGCGCTTGAGGCGGACGACGACGTCGCCGAACTCGCTCGAGGCCGCTTCGGCCAGACGGTACTGGGCCCCCCAGAACGGGTTCATCCCCGCCGCGGCGAGCCGGTTGATGATCCGGTCCCTCCAGCCGGCGAAGGCGAGCAGCGTGTCGTAGCTGAGCTTGCGCCCGGCGCACCACGCCCGGAGCTCGGCCGCGTTCCCGGCGGTCGCCTCGAGGGCCCGGGCGAACCCCTCGAAGATCAGCAGGCCCTCGAGGAAGTCGTCGGCGAGGACGAGCCGGGCCCGGTAGTAGGGGGCCTCGCGCTCCGACGGCGGGACTTTCGAGGCCCGGGGCCCCCCGCCAGCGAAGCCGGCCCCCGGCCGGCGGGCCGCGGCGCGGAAGTGGTCGGGCACGCCGGCCAAGAGGGCTTCCAGGTCGGCCGGGGGGTCCCCCGGGCCGGGGCCGGCCTCCCCGGGGCGGGGGCGGACAAAGAAGTCGGAGACAGAGCGGGGGCCGAAGAGGGCGACGATCGTGGCCAGGTCCTGCAGGGAGACCCGCCACAGGTACCCCCCCAGGAGGACCCGGGCGGCCTCCATCTGGGCGCCCTCGGCGCCGAGGTCCCCGAGCCTCGCGGCGGTCTCGCCGGCGGGCGTCAGGACGTGTCCGGCCCGGGAGGCGCCCGGGGGGGCCTCGCCGAGGAAGCCGCACACGACCGCCGTCTCGAGGGCCGTGGCCAGCGCGTCGGCCGGGGGGGGGTCCAGCATGTCGATCTCCTCGACCCGGAAGACCGGCCGGGCCGCGTCGGCGCTCTCGAGCGCTTCCCGGCTCGCGAGGGAGCTCTCTGTCGCCGGGGGGCTCGCGCGCGCCGCGGTCGCCCGGGCGATGTCGAGGAAGATCGCCCCGACCCCCTGGGTGATGACCTCGGGGAGCTGGTCCTCGGCGAGGGCGTCGTAGACGTTGCGGGTGTAGAGGGGGTAGAACTCGCCGTCGAACTTCCGCCCGGCCCTCCCCGCCCTCTGCAGGATCCGGCTCCGGGGGGCCGGGCGGGTGAGGAGGCCCCCGACGTTCTGGGGGAAGTAGCTTTCGAGGGACCGGCTCCAGCCGCAGTCGATGACGTACTTCAGGGTCGGGATCGTCAGCCCCGTCTCGGCGACGACGGTCGCGACGATGATCCGGCGGGTCGGGCGGACCTGCCCCCCCCCCGCCCCGCTGCTCACCCGGAGCGCGTCGGGCGGGGCCTGGACGAGGTAATAGTCGGGGGTCTGGTTGGTGACCACCTCGCGGGTCAGGATCAGGGTGAGGAACGGGGCCCGCCCCTTCGCGCCCGCCTCGAGGAGCCGGACGACCCCCTTGATTTCCTCGAGGCCGGGCACGAACAGCAGGATATCGCCGGAGCCCGGAGGGTCCCGGGGGTTCTCCCGGTGGATCCGGAGCGCGGTCTCCGCCGCCCCCTTCACGAAGTCGTTGGTCCCGACCTTGGGGAAGTTGAACCGGACCTTGTAGGCCCGCCCCTCGACTTCGACGACGTTCGCGGGGCCGAGGCCGAAGTACGCGGCGTACTTCGCGGCCGGGATCGTGGCCGAGGCCAGGATGATGAAGGGGAAGCGCGGGTTCCCGGCCCCGCGCTCGGCGAAGGCCTTGAGCTGCATCAGGACGCCGTCGGTGCTGAGGGAGCGCTCGTGGTCCTCGTCGATGATGATCGTGTGGTAGCGGTCGATGATCTCCCCGTCGGTCCAGAGGCGCAGCTGCTCGAGGAGGGTCGCCGCCGTCGCGAACAGCAGGCCGGCCGCCGCGCCCTCGCTGACCGGGCCCGTCTGGTAGCCGACGGTCCGGCCCAGGACGAAGTCGGGGTAGTGCTCGGGGGCGCCGGCGATTTCGTGGACGGCGAGCGAGATCGCCGTGAGAATCCGGGGCTGGGTGCAGAGGACGGTTCGCCCGGCGTACGGCGCCCCCGCCGCCCGGGGGTCGCGGAGGAGCCGGAAGATGTGGGTCGGGAGGACAGTCGACTTCCCCGAGCCGGTCTTGGCTTTGACGACGAGGATCCGGTCTTCCGGGCCCCGGGGCGGCGGGGCGCCGAACTCGGGCATCCGCCGCTTGATCCAGTCCGTGATGTACTCGATCGGGGCCCGCCGGTCGGCGGCCTCCGCCGGCCCTTCGCCCTCGGCGGCGCTCCGGAGGTTCCCGGGCACTAGGAGCGTCGGCCTGGTGTCTCTCCGCTCGCGGGAACTGCTGCTTGCCATCTGGGCCGCGCGCCGGCGGTTTATATTAGGGGCGCGATTTCGCCGCCCGGCCTTTGCGGGCCGAGTATACCACGGCCCGATGGACATCGACCCTCGCGACCCCAAGACCAAGCAGCAGTACCGGCGCGCGGCGATCGTGCTCGCCGTCATTGTTGTCGTGATTATCATCGCCGTCATTCTTCTCGGCGGGCCTTCCTCCTGCGCCTTCGACTGGGCCGGCGGCTGCACTACCGACGGACCGGCCAGCTTCCAGCGATACCTCGGCGCCTGGCCCAACAACCGCTACGGCCGCGACTTCTCGGCCCCGGTGCAGCAGAGCTGGGCAGAGAACGCCCTTCGGCGGTATCAGGTCGATTCTCTCGATGCCTGTGAGAGCGATTGCGCTGCCGACACCCAGGGGTGCTCGGGTTACAGCTTCAACGCCAGCGACCCGAGCAACCTTCAGTGCGCGCACTGGCCCCCCCCCGGCGCTGCCTCGTTGGTCGCGCCCGACTCGAGCGGGGATGCCACCAAGATGACGTACGGGTACCGGCCCGGGGGCCCCCCTGACCCGCTGGCCTCGTGCCCCGACTCGGCCTACGCCCCCCAGGGCTCCTCGGTTACAGGCTCCGACGACATCCCCCCCGGCTGCTGGGCCTCGGACGAGATCCCCGACTACACAATCTACACCGGCCCCAAAGCGATCTCTACCGGAGACCTGCTGTGGCACGACGGCCATAAATGGGACGCCGCCGGGTGCGCAGATAAATGCTCTGCGTGGGACGGGTGCGCCTATTGGACGGTTGGCTACGGGACCCCCAGCGGCGACGCCAACTCGGGTGTCTGCTCTCTGTACGACGACTCGGTAAAAGGCGTCCCCACCCCCCGCGACGCGCCCGGGACCCTCCCGGGCTACGTCGGCGTGCTCCAGTCCTGAGGGCGCCCGATGCCGCCTTTTTTTGGCCGCGCTTGATAGAGCTCTGTCCGGCAGCTTACCATGGACTTCGACCTCCGCGACCCTAAGACCAAGCGGCGCGCGGCGATCGCGCTCGCCGTCATCGTGGTGCTTCTTATTATTATTGTTCTGGGCCGCGCCCTGTCGTCTCCGGGGGTTGCCGATTGCAACATTGACGGTGCGTGTCCGGCCGGCCAGGCCTGCATGTCCGACGGCAGTTGCGCGCCTTGCGTGCTCGAGTGGGGCGGTGGCTGTTCTGTCGGGTCGCGGGGTTTCCAGCGCTATCAAGGGGCCTGGCCCGCCGACCGCTACGGGTCGGCGCCCGGCGGCGGAGCCCTCGTCCCGATCACGCCTTTCGCTCAGATAAGCTCCGAGAGCATCGACGACTGCGAAGAGGCCTGCCACGAGGAAGCTAAGGGCTGCTCGGGATACACCTACGACCCCGCCAGCTCCAGCTGTGTGTTATGGCCCCCCCCCGAGCCCTTCGGACTGGCCGGCACCCTACCCGGCTCCGGCGACGATGCTTCGTCCCTCACTTACGGGCTGCGCACCGACGAGCTGATCCTCCCTCCTTTCTGCGCTATTGCTTCGGCCTACAAACACGGAACCGACCCCCCTTCGGACGCCGTCACCTACACGCCCCAGCCGCCCGAGACTTCCTCTCTGGTCCCGCCACCCGGGTGCTGGACCGGCGAGGCCCCGGCCATTGAGGGCTATGATTTATATACGCAGATGACCGCAGACTCGGAGAGCGGTTGGCTCACGCGCGGCCAGAGCCCTAAGTCTCTCGTGGAATGCGCCCAAAATTGCACTGACACGCAGGGCTGCGCCATGTGGACCGTGGAGGGCGAGGCGACCGCGGCGAGCATCCCCGCCGTTGCCGGCCGGTGCACGACCTACGGAGTCGACGCCACGCCTTACGGCGCGCCCGTCCCTAGCAACAAGGCCTCTCCCACCTACACAGGAGTTAATGCCGCCTTAGAGGTGCTGTAATCGCCTCGGGCCGCGCCCGCAACTACGTTGCTGCGTTCTGCTGCTCGGGTGGTCGCGGCGGGCGGCGCTCGACCTACGGGAGCGACGCCGTCCCCTCCAGCGCGCCCTCCAACGGAGAGTCCCCCTGGTACACAGGGGCCCTCAAAAACTAGCGAGGCTCGCTCAGGCGGGCACGGCGGTCGGGTAACGCCCGCGGACGAGCGGGGCCCGGGCCCTCTCATCTGCGTACACGAGCAGGTAGTCCTCGATAGGCATCGGGAGTTTTTTTGCGTGGGCGTTCGCGACGTTGTGGAACCTCCAGGCCCAGAGCTGGTAGGCGGCCGAGTTCCGGAAGTCGGGGGGCTCGGCTCGGACGTACTCGACCGCGTGCTGCTTGCACTCGGGGCACGGCAGGGACGCGAGGAAGACCTGGAGGCGCCGGCGGGCGAGCGCCGCCTGGGCGGGGGTCGGCTCGTCGGGGTACGAAATCGCCTCCCGGTGCAGCCAGCTCCAACGTCGGGGCCCCCAGACGTTCCGGGGCGTTTCGCGATCGGGGGGGAACTTGAGCTCTGGCACGGCACGGGGGGGACAGCTGTTCCAGAGGCCGAGGAGAGTAAGATGGTACTCGCGGGAGTACGGGTCCAGGCCGCCGAGCTCCTCCATCCGGCGCGGGCCCTGTTGTATACCCCCCCGGGAGAGCTCGGCGGCCAAATTACCTAAAAAGGGCAGCGCCCCTCAGCAGTCCCCGCGAGCGAAAGGGGCGCAGGCAACTTCGGGGTCGGGGCGGCGGAGGAAGACCGAGCTCACGTCGGACCCCCGGAAGGAGAAACCGGCCGCACTGGGGTGTCCGCCGCCCCTGGTCGCGCCGACGACCCGGGGGGCGATCCAGGAGAGGTCGAGGTCGGGGCGGTCGGTCCGGAGTGCGACGCTGGTCCGGTCGTCCCCGAGGCTGTAGTGCCAGACCGCGGCGAAGTGGATCTGCCCGCCGCTGGAGGCCTCGCCGCCCGAGCCCGGCGTGCCTCCGCGGCGCCCCTCCCGCTCGCCTGCGAAGCGCCCCTCGCGGGCAGCGACGCAGATCGCGTTCCCGATGTCCGACTGGTACGCGGAGGCGTTCACGGCCCGGATCCGGTAGGCGACCCGGGTCCGGTCGTCCCGCCGGACCTCGAGGAACGCCGGCCAGGAGCAGTTCGTCAGCCGGGCGACTTGGGTCCTCTTCGCTTGAAGGAAGACGGCCCCGCGGTCGGCCAGCTCCTGGACGAGGGCCTCGGGCCCGACCTCGCCCTCGCGGGCCACCAGCTCGGCGGCCCGGCCGAAGGTCAGGAACCAGCCGTCGGCCATCAGGGCCTCGTTGACCTCCTCGGACCTGGGGAGCCCCATCTTCCACCAGATGTCGCGGTCGCCGACGTAGCTGACGACCCGGGGCTCGGGCGCGGGCTCGGAGGGGGGGCCCAGCTCGCCCCGGCGGGCGGCTCCGGCGAAGTAGCGCCACGCGACCTGGGCCCCGGCCTCGGGGACCCGCTCCCCGTCCGCGTCGACCCTGTCATCGAAGTGCGCCTCAAGGCCGGGCGCCCCCGCGTCGCCCTTCAGCTCGGCGACGGCCCTTCGGGCCGACTCGTGGTGGTCGAGGAGGACGACCCGCCCGCCGGCCTCCCGGACCCCCCGGCAGAGGGCTCGGAGGCCTTCCGGGGAGTAGCAGATATCGACGAGGTAGACCGTCCGCGCTTTCGCCCAGAGGATGCTGGGCGGGCTTTCGTTCGGGCTCGCAGTCAGGAAGAGGGGGAGGCCCTCCCTGTCGGCCTTCGCGCAGCGCCCGAGCTCGGCCGCCGTGCCGCCGCGCCTCGCGTGGGCCTCCGGGAGACCGTCGGCGGCCCTCTCCCACAAGATCCTAGAGAGACGCCCGCGCTCGGGTTCCGGCAGTTGGAGCCAGGCCGCGAGGGCCCCGGCCCTGCCATCGTTGCAGCCGCGGTGGTATACGACCGCAAAGGCCGGCTCGAAGGGTGTCGAGGGGCTCGCTGGGGACGAAGATGACGAAGTGGGGGGGGGCGAGCCTCGGGCGCCGCGGCGGGAGTGCCTGGCCTTCTTTTTTGTTTGCTTCCTGGTGGCACAAACCGGCGCACTGTCGGCGGGCGGGGCCTCTCCGGCGGGCGGGGCCTCTCCGGTGGGCGGGGCCTCCCCGGCGGGCAAAGTTTCTCCGGCGGGTGTATTAGGCTCCATCTTCTGGGCGGTACCTTTCTCCGCCCCTGATTCAATTCGAACCCGGGGTTCTCGCTGATGTCGCTCGCACGGGAGGCCGCCGCGACCGCGCATCGCGTCGACAGCCACGTCTACATCGGGGGGTACCTGGCCGCCGCCGACGCTGACTACGTCCGCCGGGAAGGCTTCGCCCGCATCCTTAAGCTGTTCGCCGACACGCCCGAGTACCCCGGGGGGCGGCACCGCCATCCGGGCGTCACCTACAAGGTCGTCGAGGCCGAGGACCGCGCCGACTACCCCCTCGATGTGCACTTCGCCGACTGTCTCGAGTTCATCCAGGACGGGATCCGGCGGGGCGAAAAAACGCTCGTCCACTGCCACGCGGGGGTCTCGCGCTCGGGGACGATCGTCCTGCTCCACTTGATGGTCAACCGGGGCCTCGACCTCGACAGGGCGCTCTCCCTCCTGCGTGGGCGCCGCCCGGTCGTCAACCCGAATCCGGGGTTCTGGCTTATGCTGCGCGGCGTCGAGGCCCGGGCGCTCGCCCTCCGGGCCCGGGGGGCGGTCCCGGCAGCCGCCTACCCGGCTTGAGCCGCGCAAGGCCTTCACGCTCTCATCCCGTTGCATTGGTCGAAATCGGAGCTAGAGCCGTCTATGGCCTCTCGGGCCCAGTATCTCGCCATTTCGGCTGCCACGGCTGATAGCTCACCGTCGGTCAACGGCTCCATCGCGAGCGATAATTCGATATCGGTGAACCCGTTATTTGAATACTTCCCGCAGACCAACGTCATTTTGCCGTCGAGCTCGAGGATCTTCGCTCTGCGGTCGTACTCCTGACCGGTGACCAGCTCAACGAGGGTGTCATAGTCGTAGATTTCATGGGTGGAGACCTTGTACCCTTTGCCGAGCCTGACTCGATCAATAGCGTAAAGGGCGGTTCCAGCACTGGGCCGGCGTTCTAGATAAATGTGCCACCCCACGCGCGCGATGGCTAGAGGGTTTTTCAGCTTATCTGGGGGGGCGAACCCGTACGATTTCTCGGAAGCTCTGCGGGCCTTTAGTGCTTGATTTTCCCATCTAGCGCGGTCTGCCATGTTGGTGCTCCCGGCGCCGTTTTTATCTAAAAGAGGCCCCGTCAAAAAACGGGTTCGGTGGGCGCCTAGCTGCCCTGGGGGGCGCCAGCCATCTTCCAGACCTTTCCGTAGATCTCGTCCCAGAGGTCGGTGAAGAGCCCGAGGCGGGCGAGGGTGAAGCGGCACGCGTTGAGGCGGCGCTGCACCTCCCGCTTGGCGGCTTCGGGCCCGTAGATCAGGGCCCAGTTCCAGCCGGGCTTTCCGGCTGCCTGGCGGCGTGCGTCTTGGGCCATATCGCCCAGGTCGTCGGCGATCTGGAAGGCCGTCCCGAAGTCTTGGCCGGCGGCCCGGATGTGCTCGAGCTCATCCGCGACGTCCGAGCCGCCCCCCAGCAGCCAGCCAGTGACGAAGGCAACCTCGTAAAAGCTCGCGGTCTTCTTTTTCGTGATGTCGGTCACAGCCCCCTCCCCGTACTCGGCGACGAGGGCCTCGACCGACCGCTCGGAGCCTCGGTGCTCGGTTGAGTCCATGTGCTGCCCCCCGGCGGCGCCCGCGGCTCCGAGCGCCCGGCTGACCTCGCCGCAGATGCTCATCCCCAGGCGGTCTGGGTTGCCGATCTCCGGGCAGTTTTCCCGGAGCCAGTCGACCTGGCGACAGATATTGTTGAAAGCCCCGGCCATCAGCGAGAGCGCGGCCATTTGGGCCGTCGCCGGGTCGTGCTTGACATGGAGGGCCTCGCGCCCGCGGCGCTCCGCGTCATCGTCAAACTCGGGGAGGTCGTCGATGATGAGGGAGGCCGTGTGGAGGTACTCGACGAACAGCGCGGCGTCGGCGGCGTCGACCACCACGGGCTCGTCTTCGGGGTCCGCGGCGCTTTCTTCCCTCGCCGCCTTCTCCCGACGCAGCTTCAGGGCCGTTGCGCGCGCGAGCTCGAGGACGATCACGGGACGCAGGCGCTTCCCTCCCTTCAGGGAGTGCGCGCACGCCGAGGTCAGCCGCGAGTTCTCCCCAAGATCGCCCAGGGTCTGGGCTCGGTCGACGAGCCCGTCGACCTCCTCCTGGTACTCCGCGAACGTCCGCGGCCTGAGCAGGCTCGCGGCGCCGACCTCTCGCAGCGGCTCCGGGCGGGCCGGCGTCGCCCGCGCCCCAGCCACGGCTCCGAAGCGGTCTCGGACCTCTTTGACGACTCGGCGGGCCCGGACCGCCCAGGCGCACGCCACGACTAGCGTGAGGATCAGGACGACGATCACCGCGAGGTAGACGAGATGCCCCTGAACGCTGAGGCGCCCGCTTTTATTCATCGGCGACTCGGGTCGTTACTGCCGGTCGCTTAAACCGGCGCCTACCGCTGACCGATAATTGTCGCTGACATGGGCTCGTCTATTTGGCAGGGCCGGCCCGGCCGGCGCAACGGTCCATTTTGAAGCGGCCGATCGGGACCCATACACTCGCTCGGATGGCGGCGAATGGCGAGACCCGGGCCGCCGAGCCCTCGCTGGCGATCAGCGACGAGCTGGTCGCAGAGTACACGCAATGGCGCCTTACGAAGGAGGTTTTGAAGGTTCTGGACGGGTTCACGGCGGTCGCGCGCCACGAAAAACGGGCTGCCCTTGAGCGATTCCTTATGACGATGGCTAACACTGAAGGGCCGCCCATCGCTTCGGTGCCGAAGTGGTCGACGATTTACCGCCGACCAGCGGCGCGGGGCGGGAGGGACCTCGAAGGGGGCGCCCTATTTCGGAGAGAGCTGCGCGACCACGTCAAGTCGAGCTGGGCGGGGGACCCCGCCAGCGCAGTCGCCGAAGTTTATGAGAAGGTCCTCGACCGCATCGAGAGCGCGTTTGCCGAGAAAGGCTACTGGGCTCCCGAGAGGGTCCGGACGGAGATCGAAGTCGGACCGCCCCCCGAGTGCTCCGTCACCCGCGCGCGCATCGGGGCCTACTCCGAGACTCACAAAGAACAGGCCCTGGCGCGGATGATCGAGGTCGGCGGGAGGGCCGCGACCCTTCGAGCCCTGCTGCGCTACGCCGCCCTCGGCGCTTATGGCTGCTCTTGGGGGGTCCCCTTCGGCGGCGCGTTCGCGCTCTATGACGACTACGGGGTCCGCTCCGAAGGCTTCGCTTCGCCGCTCAACTCACGCCTGATGGGGCTCGGGGGCGCCTCCTTCTGCTCGCTCTTTCCCGATACTGATGCTCCGTTCGGGGGGGTCGGGTCCTTCTTTCAGAGCGGGGCCCCGCGGCTGTGCTCGGGCACTTGGATGGTGAACCCTCCGTACACCGAAGAGCTTCTCGACCGGGCGGCGGAAACTGTCCTGCTCCGGGCCCAGAGCAGCCCCACTTATTCCGCGTTCTGCATGTTTCCTCGCTGGGTCGACTCCGCCGCCTACGTGCGTTTGAAGGATTCTCCCTATCTCGTGGCCATCCACGAGATCGCGGCCAAGGGCGCCTTCCGGTACGAGGATTCCCTGGGGCAGCAGATGTCCGGGGCTCCGACTGTCTTCTTCGCGGTCTCCGGGGCCCCCCGGACGGACGCCCTCTGCGCTCGGATGGAAGCGGCCCTTGCGACCCTTGCTGATTCCGGAGCCCCTCTCGGGCGCTCCCCCGCCCGCGACGGCCCGAAGGAGGGCGCCCGCGGCGGGCGGCGCAAAAAGAAGAGGTCAAAGGGGGGCGCTCACTCGTAGCCCCCCTCCCACGCGCAGTCACAGTAGACGCAGCCCAGCTCTGGGGGATGGGCAGCCAGTCCTTTTTCGTACCAGCCGCGGAGCTCGCTCAGCTCCTCAGGGCGCAGGAAAGTCGGGCTGTCGGGCGGGGTCTCCCCGAACCACCACAGAGCGTAGTCCCAGCCGTCGGCCACCGAGGGGTATAGGTGGCCGACCAGGGCTCGCCGGCAGTGCGCCCTCTGTGGGGGCGAGAGGGCGGCGATCTCTCGCCGCACCGCCTCCATGTCGCCCGTAATCAACTCGTAGTTCAGCGGCCCCACGATCTCGGGATCCGGCCAGCCTTCGTCGGCCGTGCTCGCTCTGGCCAGTCTGAGACACCAGGGTCGGTGGGTGGCGAGGCTCGCAGCCGCGCCTTTCTCTGTCCGGGCGTCCGCCAGCAGCATCTCCAGCCAGCCTTCCACCTCGCACAGACCCGCCGGGCCGAACTTAGCCACCTCGCGCGGTCGCGCTCCCTCCGATTTTTGACACAGGCGCCAGTCGGTGGGGGTCCGGGGTGCCATCTTTCTTTCTCATTTCCCGCGGTCTCCGCGATATCTAATTTCGCCCGTGTTTCTCCCGGCCTGGTATACTTGCGTGCAGCAGCACCCGCGTCCGCACCCACCCACACTACCCCGGCACAGCTCACCTCTTGTCACGATGGCATCCATGGGAGGAGCCCGCAAGGGCAAGAAGGCCGCCGCGAAGGCCCCCACCACCTCGCAGGTCTACACGGAAATTGCCGCTTCGACCGGACTCACCAAAGCCCAGGTCGCCAGCGTCTTCGCGGCTCTTGAAGATGTGATGACTCGAAGCGTTAAGATCCACGGCTCTTTTAATCTCGGCGGCCTTATCAAGGTGTATAAGCACCGAAAGAAGGCACAGCCTGCCAAGCCCGCTCGCGAGGGGCGTAATCCTCGGACCGGAGAGGTGATGATGCTTAAACCCAAGCCCATGCAGCCGGCGAAAGACATCATTAAGGTCAAGCCCCTCAAGAAGCTTAAAGACAAAATCTAGGCCCTTTGGGTCGGAGGGCGCGTTTTTTCGCGAATTGAATCTCCCCGTCTTCGATGATGCTCAAATGTCCACGCTCGAGGATCGAGCTCGGGCTGTGATCTCGGCCAAAAACGCCTTTAAAGATGAGTTCTGCGTAGAGTTCGGGGACATACTCTCGGAGCTGCCTCTAGACATGCCCCTTTCCCTTAAGCTTAGCTACCTGCTCGGAGATACTCTCCGGTGGCAAAAGACCACCTACACGCCCGTCAAAAAGGTAATCTCATGCGAGTTGTACGATTTGCTGTTCGACACATTTGCGGGTGATATCGACTAGCCCCTGCTTTAGCCACGTTTGCCCGATCTTTTGGCCCGGGCCCGGGCGGGCGGCGATTTTGCCCGCCGGGCGCGAACTTTTTCGGCGCGTGGATGCAGTGAGCCCAACTTTTTTTCTGAGTTTTTTGGAGCTCGCCCAAATTCCCCCCCCCTTACATTTATGGGGATAATCTTACAAAAATGGGGAGCGTGTGTATTTGAGTGTACTTTTCCTAAACTCCCCTCTGATCGGAGGTTGGTCCTAACGCGGCTTGGGTCTGACACTGACTTTTCTGGACGCTTCCCGCCCAAGTGCCTGACATAAATGGGGATAAATTGGATGATGACTTTGTTAGATCATACCCATTTGCGTAAGGTTTATCCTCAATGTTGACAGACGCCAGGAAGGCGCAAAAATGCGAACGCGCAGCTTTTTTTCCTGGGCCGGTTGCGGCCCAACTTTTTTTCTGAGTTTTTTGGAGCTCGTCCAAATTCCCCCCCCCTTACATTTATGGGGATCACCTTACAAAAATGAGGAGTGTTGGAGCATTAGCCAATTTCCCTCAAATTCCAAACGGGTGGACAGAAGGAGAGTACATAGTTCAGGTGGCGTAATCGCCTCATTGACCGTCTCTTGCCCGGTAATCTTACAGAAACGGGGATAAATTAGAGGATATCTACGTCAGATCATACCCATTTGCGTAAGGTCATACCCATTTGTGTTAGGTTATTTACAATGTCGGCATTTCCGCTAGAACCGACCAAAAGAGACCGACAGTGCCCTGACTGCGGGAAAATCTTTGACCTTCCTTGCCACCTGAAGAGACACCAAAAGCGCAAGACTCCGTGCGCTCCCATCGCGCCGCCGGTGGAGGCTAAAGATCAAGACCGCACGCAGTGTCGTTTCTGCAAACGAACGTTCTCGACGTATAAGCACCGCTGGCGGCACGAGAAGCATAATTGTCCGATAAATCGGTCGGAGGCCGGTATGGACTTGCTATATGAGTACACGAAGCGCCAACAGGAGGCCCGTAGCGCCGGGATCGCGAAAAAAGACAAACAGATCGAAGATCTAACACAGCGTCTCAACCAGGCAGTCACCCTCCTCGAAAAAGTCTCCCAACAGCCCCCTAGCGACGCCTCTGCAGAGGTGGCAGTCCAGGGCGATCACGCGCAGATCGATAATCGCAGGATCCACAACGAGGTGAAAGTTCGCAACGAAGTCACCGTGAACGTATTTGGCCAGGAGCGCGTGGACCACATCACCGCGTCGCAGATCTACCGTCTGCTCATGGAGGCGAAAGGCTCGGCCGACCCAGCGATTCAGGCGCTGCTCGACACAGCACTAGTCGTTTTCAGCGACCCGTCCAAGCCGGAGAACATTACGTGTTATCTGCCAAACAAAAAGACCTCAGATGCGCTTGTTCACGAGCCCACGGGCTGGCAAATCAAACCCATCGAAACCGTCCTAAGTCCGATGGTCCGCAAGAGCCTCGACGTTCTCTTCCTGAAGCAGCCCTTCGGCCATGAGGACGGCCTCCCGAACAAGCCCGACATTTTGGCCTGCGGGGAGGTTCTCAAAGAAGTTATGAAACTGGAGACCGACCCGGTCCTCTCGAAGAAAGCCTCGGCCCCACACGGCCCCCTCCGCACAGTCCTGGTGCGCAACAAAGGCGCACTCGCCAAGGCATGCGGAGGGACACCGCCCACTGTGGGAGAAGAGTAGCCAACCCCCGACACAAAAAGCCCAAAGCACACATAGTTTTTTTCGCGATCGCGGCCTAAAAGGTCACACAGTGACTGCCATCGCTGTCAGACCGAGAACTCCGCGTTTTAGACTCCTTTTTGACTCCAAAATGCGGAGCTTTCGGAGTCTTGTGACTCATTTGTGTAACTTGAGACTCCTTTCTGCCATCCCCAATTTCCGCTTTATTCGAAGATGGAGGGTCACGCGTGCATGCGTTGCGGCAAGACGTTTAAGCGTCCCTGCGATCTCGCCAGACACAAAAAAAGGAAGACCCCCTGCGAAACGATTTTGTCGGGAGCCCTCCCGGGCAGAGAGCACGAGGCTCCATCTCCCAGCCTCGTGTGCAAGTTCTGTGGGCGCGTCTTTGCGAAAGCGGCGAACCGCTCGCGCCACGAAAAGGATAACTGCAAGATCACACGAAGCGAAGACGGCATGGAGCAGCTGTACGCCCATGTAAAGCGGCTGCAAGAGGAGAGCGCAAACAGCCAAGAATTACAGAAGCAATTGGCAGAAAGTCAGCGAATGCTGGCGGAGTCGCAGAAGCAGGTCGCCGAGCTCGCGTTGCTAGTCCGCGAGTCCGTAAGTGGGGTCGAAGGGCCCCCGAGGGGGCGAGGGTCCAATAACCAGATCCGAGCGGGCGCCGGCGCGGCAGTCAACCAAATCCAGCAGCTACAGGTCGAAATGACCAACAACATCTGCAACCAGGTCAACAACGAAATCCAGGTGAGCAACAAAATCACGGTCAACGTGTTCGGGCATGAACACGTTGAAACAGCTGACCACATCACCGCATCACAGATTTATGGGCTGCTCATGAACGCCAAGGAGGCGTCGGACCCGGCGACCCAAGCGTTGTTGGACACAGCTCTAGTCGTGTTCAGCAACCCGGAAAAGCCGGAAAACCTGACCTGCTACCTTGCTGGAACAGCTAACAAAAAAACATCGGAAGCTTTGGTCCACGAGGCGACAGGCTGGCAGATCAAGTCGATAGAGACCGTCCTGAGCCCAATAGTTACGAAGTAACGAAAAGAGCCAGGACGTGTTGTTTGTTTCCAAGAAACTAGCAGCCCTTCGGCCACGAGAAGGGCCTCCCCGACGAGCCGGACATCACGGGCTGCGGCGAAGTGCTAAAAAGGGTCATGGAGCTGGAGAGCGACCCGCGCCTCTCCAAAAAGGCGTCGGCCCCGCACGGGCCTCTGCGGTCGGTCCTGGAGCGCAACAAAGACGCGCTTGCTAGGGCGAACGGGGGGACGCCGCCGGCCGCGGGCGGCGACTGAGCCCGCGAGGCCTCAGGGAGCCACGAGGCCTCAGAAAGCCGCGAGGCCTCAGGAAGCCGCGGACTGGACGAGGCGGGGGTCGCGGAGGGCGGCGAGCAGCTCGGGGTCGCCCCCGCGGTTGCTCGCGAGCTCGGACCCGCCGAAGGAGTCGAGCCCGACCCCGTCGTCCATGTTGGCGAAGGCGCCGAGCTCGTCGCCCGCGGCGCCGACGCCGAGGTGGGTCGTCCGGAGGTTTTTGCTCCCGGGGAGGGCCCCCGAGGCGGAGGTGTCGACGCTGCCGCCGAAGGAGGAGCCGGTGCGGACGCCGCCGGAGGTCTGGGTATGGCTGAGGAACTCGGGCAAGGCCTTGTTGAGCCCCTCGCGGCGCCCGGGGAGGGAGGCCCTGAGCCCCCCGCCAGGGACGGAGGCGCCCGCCCGGCTCCCGGGCTCGGTGACCTGGGCCCCCCGGTAGCTGTGGACCTCGAGGCCGGCCGCCGCGGCCGCGCGGGCGAGGGGCGCCTCGGCGGCGGAGGCGGCCCGCCCGGCGTCGGTGCCGGGGAGGGGGGTGCGCCCCAGGGCCTCGGCCCCGAGCTCGGCCGAGGCGGCCCCGAAGCGCCCCCCGGCGCGGACCTGCTGCTGGGCGCGCCGGAGGCCGTCGGCGGTCCCCTCGCGGAGCCCCTTCGCGACGGCGACCGCGTCGGCGAGACGCGCGTTGGGCGCGGCCGTCTGGCCGCTGCGGACCGCCCGGGCGGCTTGGGGGGCGTCGCCGGCCGGGGCGAGCCCGGCGGCAGCCCCGAGGGCTCCGCCCTCGTCGTCGCGGACAGCGCCCGGGGCCCGCCCGCCGGGGGCCTGGTCGGCGCGGACCAGCGCGGCGAGGTCGGCGGCGAGGCCCGGGACGGCGCCCCGCCCGACGCCCCGCACTTCGACCCCGGCGCCGGTCGCGGGGGCTCCGTAGGCCGTGTCGTGCTCGCCGCTCCGGGCGGCCGCGCGGCGGTGCGCGGCGCCGGCGCTCATCCCCTCGGCGAGGGCCCGCCGGCGGTCGGCGGCCCCGACGCTCGAGGCCCCGAGGTCCTGGTCGTTCCGCCCGTGGGCGGTGAGGGCGCCCCCGTGGCCCGCGTCCCCCCGGGTGCCCCGGCCGCCGGCGGGGGCGCGGCCGTACCGGGCGACCGCGAGGTCGGCGTCGCCGGTGACCCGCCGCCAGAGGGCGGTCTCGGCCCCCCCGGAGCGGTCGACGCGCCGGGGCTTCTCGCCCGCGAGCCCGCTGGCGGGCCCGTAGTCCCCCTGGAGGAAGCGGGCCTGCTCTTGCTCGGGGTCGTAGAGGCTCTCGGCCCCCTCGCCGAGGAGCGCGCCCCGGGCCCGGAGGGCGTGGAACTCGTCGGCGACCTGGTTCCGCCCCCAGGGGCGCCCCTCTTTTTCGGTGGTGAACCAGTTCGTGTAGCCCATGTCACGGAGGCGGCGGTGGATCTCTTTCTTGGCGTACTCGCGCGAGGGCCCGGTCCAGGGGCGCTCGGCGATCTGGAAGCCGTCGGCCCCGCCGTGGCCGACGTTCTGGCCCATCCGGACCTCGTAGTTCCGCGCCCGGGCCTCGCCGTGGGCGCGGGCCTTGTCGAGGCGGGGGTCGTTGGTCCGCCCCCGGGGGTCGTTCCCGGTGAAGCCGAGGAAGAGCTCGGGGTGCTGGGGGAGCTCGTAGTCGCTCCCCCGGGTGCCGTTGTAGCGGAGGTTGAGCATGCCCCGGGAGAGCGACGGGTCGCGGCGGTGGTGGTCGGACTCGAGGTAGGTGTTGTCGGGGGTCCGGTCGATGATCTCGGCACGCACGTAGTTGTGGTGGGCTTCCTCGAGGTCGTAGAACTCGTCGTGGCCGGTGACGCCGGAGACGAGCGCCGGGTCGGTCTCTTCGAGCTTCTGAAGGAGGGCGTCGTAAGGCATGCCCCCGTAGGGCATGCCCTTCTTGTGGTTGATCTCCGTGTATGACATCGCCGCGGCGGGCCGCCTTATACGCGCCGCGGAACTTCTTCGCCCGGAGGTCTGTCCTTTTCTGGCCGGCCTCTGGCTCCAATCGGGCGTTGCTCGAAGAGCGACAAAAAGGCGGGCGCCCGCTCAGTAGTAGGCGCCGAGCTCCGACGGGAGGACTGCGTCGGTCACGTCGAGCCCCGGCGAGTAGGCGGGGGCGTAGCCGGTGCCCGGCGAGTAGGCGGGGGCTCCGTGCCAGGCGGCGACGTTGTCTGTCCGCCCCGGCGCGTACCCGTTGCCGCCCGTGAGCCCGGCCCCGCCGGGCGGGCCGGCGGCGTAGCCCGGAAGCTCGCCCTCGCTCCCGAAGCTGACCGCCCCGGGGTTGACCTTGTGGGCCCCGGCGCCGGCGCCCGAATAGTTCTGGTGGACCGAGTCGACCACGCTGCGGACGCCCTTCTGGGCGTGCTCGTCCTCGACGCTGCGGCGGAGCGCGTAGTAGTGGACAAAGAGCAAGAGCGTGACGCAGAAGCCGATGTAGATCCCGACCCGGAGGGCCCGGCGCCACCCCGCCTCGCGGAACTCGCCCTGGTAGACGGCATAGATGATGATGAGGCACAGGGCCGTAATCAGGAGGGCGGTGATGATCGGGTTGCGGATGACGCGGTTCCCGAGGTCCGAGCGGCAGACCCACTCGGCGCCCCCGTTGATCGCTGACCCGAAATCGAACCCCATGCTGCGTATACTCACGCCGAAAATAAGCGAGCACTCTCCCGAGCGGCCCGCCGGGCGCGGCCCGGCGCGGGGGGGCTAATCTTCGTCGAGGATGCCGTCCAACAAGTCGCCGGTCCCGGCGTTCGCCCCGGCCCCCGCCAGCTCGATGAAATCCCCGAGACCTTCGGTGTCCGCCGCGGGGGCGCGGCTCTCGGGGCGGACCTCGTCTTCGGGGGGCTCGTTCTTGCCGGCGCCCGCGCTCTCGCGGGGCGCGCTCTTCCCGGCCAGCCCCCCGCGCCGGAACCGGGACTCCCGTGGCTCCCCCCGCTGCTTCCCACCGCTCTTCGCGGGCCGGTCGGCGGCGGCGCGCGCGGGGGGAGCCACGGGGGTGGGCAAAGCCTGCGGCGCGACCGTGAAGAAGTCGGCGCCGACCCGGCTGCCCGAGGCGGGCGGGGGCGGCGCGACCGCGAAGAAGTCGGCGCCGATCCTTTCGCTCTCCCTCGCTGGCCCGCCCGGCGGGGCCGGGCCCCCGTGCGCCGGGACCTCGGCGATCATGTTTCGGCCGGCGAAGGAGGGCGTGGGCCCCGCCGCCTGGGCGGCGAAGGGGTCGACCTCGGCGATCCGGTGGCGCGCGGGCGGGGCCGCGTGCTGCGCGACCGCGGCGTCGAGCCCCTGGGCCCGCTCGGTCTGGAGGAGGCGGAGAAGCTTCCGGTACTTCTGCTCCCGCGCCCGCTGGGCGGCGGCCTCGGCCTCGAGGTCGGCGACCGTGGTCTCGAGGCTCCGGACCTTGGCGATGAGGTGGGCCTTGTCGTGGGCCAGCTTCCGGACCTGCTCGATGAGCTTGGTGACGGTGCCGACGGGCGTCGTGTCCTTGGCCTGCCCGGCCCGCCGGAGGAACTTGTTGTGGGTCTCGCCGCGGGTCCGCATCAGGATCGCGGTCGCCTCCTTCTGGGCCATCCCGATCGTGACCTGGGCCTCGGCGTCGTGGTGGTCGATGACCCGGAGCAGCAGGTCGGGCGTGGTCATGTAGGCCCCGAGGCCGGCGACGAGGTCGCAGATCGTGCTGCTGAGGAACTCGTCTTTCTGGTCCGCCGTGAGGAGCTCGTAGTACTCCTTCGGGACGAGCTGGGTGATGATCGCGTCGACGAAGTCCCCGAAGCTCACGGCCTCGTACTGGGTGAAGCTTTGGAAGTAGCGGTGGAGGTTTTTCACGACGTCCCTGTAGACGCGTTTGTCGCTCTTGACCCCGACGATGTAGGTGCCCACCTGGCGGGCGTACTCGTTGGTCAGCGAGCCCCCCCCCTGTGCGTGGCTCTGGGCCGAGGTGTAGACGTGGTTGAAATAAATGTCGACGAAGTGCGAGCCGACGAGCGAAAAGACTGCCCGGAGCTTCTTGTCGTGGGCCAAGAGCTCGCGCGTTGCCATCCCGGCCTGAGTCCTCTAGACCGCGGTATCCGGCGCCCCTCTTGTCTCTAATCGCCGGGCGCCCGGCGGGTGAAGGCCCGAAGATCGAGCGTAGCGGAAAAATCGGCGGGCGGCCTGTTGGCTCAGCGGCGGGGGACCTAGCTCAGCGGCGGAAGGCTCTCGAGAGGCGGAAGATCGAGGCCCGGGGGGGGGACGGGCCCCGAGCCCGCCCCCTTTCCCTTCTTTTTCGACAGAGCGGCGATGTTCAGGGCGACGAGCAGCAAGAGGATGAAGGCCACAAGGAGCACCAGCCTCCGGGGGACTTGGCGCTGGACGGTCGGGGCCGGGTCGCAGTCCAACTCTTGGACGTTCCCGGAGACGTAGTTCCCTGAGCCGTCGGTGCTGATGCTCTGCGTGCAGATTGTGAGGTCCCCGCAGCCGGCGCTCACCGCGGCCACCATCGCGTCGGTCTGGTAGCCCGGGATCCCGGTCCCGGCGGGGCAGCTCGGTGGGGCCAGCCCCGCACAGGCGCAGTCGTAGCAGGGGATCGAGGCCGCGGGGACCGGGGTCCCGTCCCCGGTCAAGGCCCCGACGAGCGGGCTGTTGATGCAGCTGCACTGGGGGTCGGCGGTGTTCGCGGGGTCGGCGCAGTAGTCGCCCATCGTCTCGTCGCAGCCAGTGCACTGGCCCGTAGTGTTGTGGTCCACGCACTTCGTGACTCCGATCTCGGTGCAGTCCGAGTCGGGCCCGTCGTAGGTCCCCATGCAGCAGGCAAGGGCGCGCTCCCTCTGCGCGAGAGTCTGGGTGAGGTCGCCGCAGGTTATGCTGATATGGTCCATCCGGTTCGAGTCGCTCTTTTCGGTCCAGGCCGAGCCGACCCCCGTGACGAAGAAGTTTCCGTAGGAGGAGTCGGGTCCGCCGTCGACAGCCGCCGGCCCCTCCTGAGGGTAGATCGCGAAGAGTTGAGGGGGGTCGGTGGGGGGGTAGCACGACAGCAGGACGTCGTCGCCGGCGTTCCCCGTATTGTCCGTCTGGTCTCCGAAAACCTTCGTCTTGCATAGGTTGCTGTCGGTGTCGTAGCTCGGGTAGGCCGAGTCGCCTGAGCCCGTGGAGTAGAAATCGCATCCCCCGCCCGCGTTGTCGGCGAGCGCGCCCCGGGGCTCGAACGGGAGACAGGCGTACTGGAGCCGGCGGGTCCCGTTCTTGTCGTCGTTGCTGTTGTCGTGGTTGTACCACTGGCGCACGCCGGCCAGGGCCGTCCCGGCGGGGCAGTGGACTTCATCGTAGCTCGTGGTCGATTTACAGGCCGCCCCCGACGGGAGAGTATCGACCTTCTCCATTTGGCTTAGGTCGCCCATGGCCGCCTCGGACGGCGTCGCGCACCAGAGAGTCGACAGGCGGCTGAAGATGTTGTCTTTGTCGGTGTTCTTCTGGAAACCCATCCCGAAGACTGCGCGGCCGGGGCTGCACTTCAGCTCGGCCACGCCCGCCGACCCGTTGCACAGGCGCAGGTTTGCGTAGTGGCTCATCCCGGGACAGTAGTACTGGTACTCCGGGCTCCCGTCTGGCCCCGCGGGGCCCTGGATGGCGAAGCACCCAGGGCACGCGCCGTTGGCACAGCGGCTGGCGCCGTCGTTGCACTCGTCGTAGTACTGGAACCCTGGCTCGCAGTCCGCGAGGGAGGGGTAGCCGGTCGTGCCGCCGAGGTCATAAACGCACGTGGCCGGCTGCTTCTGACAGTCGGACATCGAGCCGGGCCCGCGCGTAATATATAGTCCCGTGACAGTTTGGTCCGCGCGTGCGACAACTGAAGCCCAGCCGCGACCGCAAACGCGAAGGCATGACCTCCACGAACGCCGATCGCCACGCCGGGGGCCCCCCGTGCGAGGGGGGGTCCCCCTACCCCCCGGGCCAGAAGTGCCAGGGCTCTGGCTGCGGCCGCCCGGCCTTCCGAGGTCTGCTGTGCCGCCCGTGCTTTCTGGAGAGCCCTTTCGCTTGCGGCGTCTCGGGCTGCGCCGGCTGGGTCCGGGGCGAGCACGGGCTCTGCGACCTCCACGGGTGCTCGATGTGTGGGGGGCGCCTGCCCGCGGGCCAGGAGCTCGGCTCCTGCCCCCCGTGCCTGGAGGAGCACCACTCGCGGCTGCGCCTGATGATGCTGGCCCGCCTGGCGTCCCTCCTAAGCTCCGAGCCCGGGCTCTAGCTATCGGGCACCGCCGGGGCAATTTTTACCCGCCGTCCGCGCCTTCGCCTTGGCCCGCGCCTGCGCCTGCGCCTTCCCGGGCCCTGCCCCCAGCGGGCAAAAGCTGGATCGATCGAGACGATCGGGCGGGAGGGGCGCGCGTAGTTGGGGGCGCCGCGCCAAAGAGCCTTGAGAGCTCTATAAGCGGGCGCCCGGGGTCCGTCTCCTAGGATGATGTAAAGAGTCTCGGGCCGTTGAATGGCCGCGCGGGCCGCGCGGCGGCGAGAACGGCGATCTGTCTCGTGCAGACCGCCACCGCCCGATCGATCCTCATACCCCCTATCAGGGCCCGACAGATTGGGCGCGCGCGAAAAAGCGCGCCGGCGGCTTCAGAGCTTGAACTTGGAGAAGTAGGGGTTCGTTTGGTCCATCGCGGTCCCGGACGCCCGGACCTGGCTGCACAGCTCGCTGAGGGCCCCCGAGCCGAAGACCTGCTTCTTCACCGTCGGCGGGTTGAAGGCGTAGAAGTGGCAGCCTTTCGCGTCCTCGCGCATGTAGGCGATTTTCTGCCGCTTCCTGGCGAAAATCTTGGAGGACGCCCCCGACACGTAGTCCCGGGTCCGCTTCGGGAACTTGTTGGCCGTGCGCTCGAAGTACGAGGTGCAGACGATCTCGCTGCAGAAGATCGAGATGAAAGCGTTCTTCCGGAGGTTCGTGTTCAGGTCGGTGTCGTCCTGGCAGCAGAGGACGAGGGTGATGTAGCTGTGCCGGTTCTGGTAGAAGAGCTTCCGCCAGATCTCGGTCGCGAGCAGGGTCTTCAGCTGGGCCGCGCAGTCGTCGAAGATCAGGAGCAGGCGGGGGTTGAAGTGGAGGTAGGCCAGGCTGTAGCGCTCGTCCTCGCTGATGTCCTTCCGCCCCCAGAGCTCGGCGACGTGGTCGGTCAGGAACTTCTTGTAGATGAGGATGAGGAGCTTCTCGAACTTCTCTTTGGCCTCGTGCCGCTTCTCTTCGCGGGTGGCCGGCTCTTTGCCCCACTTCTTGTCGATCTCGGCCAGCGCCCGCTCGCGCTTCCGCTGCAGGCCGCTCACGTAGGCGTTCCCCGCGTGCCGGGCCTGGCGGGGCAGGCGCTCGTAGAGGGAGGCGAGGGTCTTCAGCTTGTTCGCCCGCTTGTAGATCGAGGCCATCATCTCCTGCCGGGCCCAGATCTCCTCCAGGAAGTTCAACGCCTTCTGCTTCTCGGTCAGCTGCTTCTTTTTGGGCTCCCCCCGGGCGCCCTCGTCCCGGGCGAGGCAAAGGCTGTAGTGGATAAGGGTGGGGTCGACGAAGCCGTCGTAGGAGCGGTTGGTGGGCTCCGTCGGGGCGACGATCAGGACCTGCTCGATGTGGCCGTCGAGCGCCCGCATGATCGCTTTGGTGCACACCGTTTTGCCCGTCCCCGAGGGGCCGTAGATGGCGATGCTCCTGTCGACCAGGAGGGCCGGATGGAGCGAGAGCTCGGGGATCCCGCCCCCGCCGTTCTCGCCGGACGCTTTCGCTGCCATTCGGGCGGTAGGTATCGGGGCCCGCCCCCCCCTCTAAAAAGCCGCAGGGGGGCGAAAAAAACCCCGCGGCGCCTCCGCTCGCGGGCGCCGGCGGCTTCTCACTCCCCGAGGTCGAACTCGGTGGCGGTGAGCTCAAGCTCGCGGGCTGCGGCCTCGCGCTCGGACCGGAGCCCCTGCTCGTGGACGTCCTGGGCGAAGGGGGCCAGGGGCCTGGCGACGGTGTCGAGGAAGGGCTCCTTGCCGGCCCGGTCGAGGGCGGCGGCGTGCTGGGCGGCGGCCTGCTGGGCCGAGGCCTGGCGGGCGGCGGCGGCCCGCTCCTCGGGGGTCGGGAGGTCCTCGGCCTGCGTGTAGAACTTCGTCTTCTTGAGGGCCCCGGAGTCGGTGTCGTGGGTCCACACGTCGACCTGGATGGCCTCGTCGGGGACCTCGATCATCTCCCGGGCCCGGACGAGGTCCTCCTGGGCCTCCTTGAGGCGGCGCTCCTCGTCGGCGGTGAGCTCGCGGACCTTGGCCGCGGCCCCCAGGTCCCGGATCGTCTTCTCGCAGGCGTCGAGCACCTCGAGCTCCCGGGCGGCGGCGAGGTCGCCCCGCGCCCGCTCGAGGCGCCGCATCTCTTCGCGGTCGATGACCCGCTCGACCCCCATGCTCGACAAGGACTTGCCGGCCTCGGCTCGCTGGTTGCGGTACTCCTCAAGCCCCGGGGCGTCGGGGCCGACCTCGCGGATGTTTTGGGCCTTGAGGTTCCGCACGCGCTTCCGCATGAGGTCGGCCCCGAGCTTCTTGTCCTCGGCGTGGCGGTCGAGGATCCGCTTGAGGACGCCCGTGTGCTTGTTGAGGAACTCGATGTTCTTCCGGTTCTCCTTGAAGTCGCTCAGCAGGGTCCAGGCCCCGAAGTCGAGGTGCTTGATCGAGCTGATCACCTCGTCCTGGTGGAGGTCCTTGAACGTCGCGAACTGCTCGTTGACGTCGGCCTCGGACCCCTCGAAGTACTCGTAAAGGATCAGGGCCCAGTCGAGGTCGGGCTTCTCGTTGTAGATGGCCTCGGTCGCCGAGCGGAGCTCCTCGTAGTTGACCTCCATGTAGTAGCTCAGGCGGTGGAAGGTGTCCTGGGGGGGGATGACCTCGACCGCCGGGCGCGCGGCCGACCCCTTCCGCACGGGGAAGAGGTAGCGGCGGAAGCGCTCGGCGGCCCCGTCGGCGTAAACGAGGGCGAGGGTCTCGGCGAGGGTCTCGTTGCGGAGGAAGGCGAGGGCCGTGTTGTAGTTTGCTTGGGAGGCCGTGAGGGTCTCCAGCATCGCCCTGTCGGCCTCCGACGCGGGCTTCGGGGGGCTCGCCCGGAGGGCCTCGAGGGGGAGCCGGGAGGGGTCGACCGTGTCCCCGAGGACCTTCCCGGGGAGGCCCGCGACCTCGACGGGGGCGAGGGCCTCGGCGATCGCGACCTCGTCGTAGGCCTTCCGGACGTGGGCGTCGGGGTTGAACTCGAACCAGCTGCGGAGGAAGTTGTCCAGGATCCCCTTCGCGACTTTCGCGGGCACCACCTGCTCGCCCGGGGGGGGACGGGGGATCGGGTCGCGGGCGATGACCTCGCGGACCTCGGGGTGCCGGGAGGCCGACCGGGCCAGGGCGTCGATCCGTTGGTCGCACTCGAGGCCGAGCTTCCGGAGCTCGAAGGTCGCGGCGTAGTGGAGCCCCGCGGCCTTGGCCTGGGCGGCGTCGGCCGCGACGAAGAGGGCCGCGACCTCGCTCTCCGTGGGGCCGGCGTCCCCGGTCAGGCTCGCTGCTTTGGCTTCGCGGTCGGCCGCCTCGGCCCGGTCGCCCGCGGCGTCGGCCTCGGCCTCGGCCTCCCGGGCGAGCTCGGCGAGCGCGTTCAGGGCCTTCGCCCGCTCGCACAGCTCGGCTGGGGTCCAGGGCTCGGTCCCGCCCTCGGCCGCGGCCTTTTTCGCGGCCGCGGCTTCCCGCTTCGCCCGCTTCTTCGGGACCCAGCGGCGCACCTCCTCGGGGACCGTCCACTCCTCGAGCATCCGGAAGAGGAAGCCGACGACCGAGGTCGTCACGAAGCGCTGCGCGTACTCCATCCGCAGGTTCGTACACGAGGCCGCGGCCGTCCGCTTCTTGCCGGCCGCCCCCCCGACGACGTACGCGTAGGGGTTCATCCGCTTCTGGAGCTCGAGCACCGTCTCCACGTCGAGGTCGTCCTCGGCCAGCAGGCGCTCGGGGTGCTCCGTCACGTCCCTGAGCAGGGCCTCGAAGTCTTCGGGCTCTCGGCCGGCGATCCGGCTCGAGGCCGAGGGGGGGGGACGCGCGCCGGCGGGGGGGCGCGCGCCCGCGGGGGCCGCGCCGGGCCCGGCGCCCTCGGCCGCCTCTTTCTTCTTGCGGTTGCGCCGGGCCTTGCCCCGGCCGCGCCCGCGCCCGCGTCCGCGCCCGGCGTCGGGCTCGCGGCCCGGCACAGGCTGCCCGCTGGGGGGCTCCCTCCCGTTCGCGGCGAGGCTGCCCGGGGCGGCGGGGGCTGGCTGGTGCTGCGCGCTAGGTACGCTCATTGTTGCGCTCGTTGGGGTTTCGGCGACTCGCTCGTTCAGGGTCGCTTTCTGGCCGCGGGGTCTCGAAACTCGTGGCCTCCGCGTGTTGAAGGTTTAAATGGGGCCCACATGTTACCCCCGAACCGGCGGAGTCTGCGCACGTTCTGAATGGAGACGGCCAGCCGGCAGATTAACGACAAGTTCGAGCTCGCGGCCAAACTTCTCGAGGCTTTTGAGGCCCTCAAGCCCTCCTCCGCCGCCCCGCCTCGGGGCGGGGCTTCTGGCAAGGGCGGGGCTTCCGGCAAGGGCGGGGGGCGCGGGGGGCGCGGGGGGGGCGCCGCGAAGGCCCTCCCCATCCTCTCGCCCGCCGAGATCCAGGCCCTCCGCGTCGAGCTCGAGGCGACCCGCGCCCGCTTCGGCCTTTCGACCTGCCATCTCTTCATCGCGGCCACCAAGGGCTTCGCGGCCAAAGCCGCCGCCCAGGAAAGCTTCCGGCAGATCGTCGTCAGCGGCGACTTCGCCGGCGAGGCCGACCGGCTCGTCGCCCGGCTCGCCGCGTACGCCCCCCCCAAGACTCCGCCCCCCCCGCCGGGCGTCGCGGAGGCTTACAGCGAGATCCGCCTCCTCCTGAACCAGTACGCCGACGGCGCCTCCGGCCCGCTCGCCGTCGACAGAGTGATCCGGATCGACTACAACCACTGCCCCGAGTGCAAGGCCGAGATGGTTGTCGACGTTGACACCTCGGAGCTCCGGTGCTCCCAGTGCGCGCAGGTCCGCGAGCTCGTGGGGACCGTCTTCGACGAAGCCCAGTTCTACAACCAGGAGGGCCAGAAGGCGAAGTCGGGGACCTTCAACCCCAACCGCCACTGCCACTTCTGGATCGTCCGCCTGCTGGCCCAGGAGTCCGAAGAGGAGCTCGGCGACCGGAACGACCCCGACAACCTGTGCGGCGAGAAGCTCCTGCACAGCCTCCGGAGGATCGTCCGCCAGGAGAACCTGATCCTGCGTTTCCTCGACGTCGACGCCTGCCGTCGGCTCCTTCGCCACCCCGAGATCAAGCGGACCGAGCTCAACAAGAACGTCCCCCTGATCCTCAAAAAACTTACGGGCGTCGGCCCCCCCCAGCTCCCCGAGAGCATCTGCCAGCGCGCGTCCAAGCTTTTCTCGATGGCCGTCGAGATCGAGGAAGAGATCCGCCCCCTGGGGCGCACGAACCGGAACTACTACCCCTACTACTTGTACAAAATTTTCGACTGCATCCTCGACCCCGAGGACACCGAAAACCGCCGGATCCTTTACTATATTTACCTCCAGAGCCAAGAAACCCTGGACAAAAATGACAGGGACTGGCAGACCATCTGCGATCGCGTGCCCGAGCTGACCTGGACGCCTACCGTCAGGTCGGCCGCCGCTCTGAAGTTCCGCCCTAGCTGAGGGGGCCTAGTAGTAGTCCCACGACGGTGTAGGCACGCCGGAGATTTTGCGGCGTTGGGCGTCGAGCTTCTGTTGTCGGCGGGTTCCCTTTCGCTGCGCGCGAGCCGCAGTGAGGTCGATGTGGTTCCCGATGATCCCGCACCCGGGGAGAATCAGGCAGACGTAACCCACGAGGATCGCGAACAAGGAATCGGCTCCTTCTAGCGCGTAATATGCCAACCAGAAGCACCTGAGCGCGATAGTCAGCGCGATGGCAGCACAGAACCAGATCATGGCGGTCCGGGTGCCTTCGCGGCCGGCCGCCTCGGCTTTTTCCTTGTGCCCGTGGGTCGTCTTCATGAGCTCGAGCTCGAAGCGCGCCGCCAAGTCGTCTGCTCTGGCCGCCCCATCCCTTTCCTTGTGATCGCGGCTCGCCCTCCCGAGCACGAGGAGACTCACTGGGTTGGCGCCGCTGGGCGGGTCAGCCCGCATCGCAGGAACCGCTTCGCATACCCCCGAGCCGGTTTTGGGCATGGGGGTACTTGTGGTCGTCACGGACTCCGCTGTTACGGTCTCGGAGCTCTCGGGTTCAGCCTTGGAGCCTGTCCCAGTGTTCGCGGGCTTATCCCTGAGCTCAGCCTTAGCGCCTGCTTCAGCCCTAAGTCCCGTACCTATGCGGAACTTGAGCTCGCCCTCGATCAGAGCGTCGATCGACGCCTCGGCCATCAGAGATAGGAGGCCGCTAACCGCGTCGGGGGTTGTGCTTTTGGCTGTGGAAGGCTCGGCGGCTTCCGGGTTTTTGCATCTGCGAGGCATCTCGGCTAACTCGGAAAGGCAATGGAGATCCTTTGCGTCGCCCTCGTCACGGGGGCCGCTGGTGGGCGCGGTTCCGGCGCTCTTCGAATCCGCGAGGCTCGGAGCTTCGGGTTTCTCCTGCTTCTTGGGGGCGGTGGTCCCTGCGGGGTGGAGAGCTTCGCAGGCCGCCGGCACGACGTCGTTAGGGGTGATTGTCACGGGCATCGAGCCCCCTTCTACCTTAATAGTCTGTGGTGCACTTTTCTCCATGTTGTTGCTTGCAGTTCCTGCAGCTCGGACTGTTAGGCCTGCTCCCGGACTCTCCAAATGTGGCAGCGACAGAGGAATGGAGGGGGCTCGATCCTTGGCCTCCGACCGGGCCTGACTGGCGCCGATCGAGAGCGGGTTTCCCCGGGATCCGGATCGGTCTGATGTCGGATAGCCGGCGTCGGACTTTTTGTCGCGCTGGGGCCGGCGGCTTCTGTGGCGCGCCTGCGTGCCGGTCCTCGCCTGCCAGCGAAGCGGGCGGAAGAGTCTCCTCACGAGAAGCGCTGCTCCCGTCTTCCGAACACGCTCGGGGCGGGGCGGGCCCAGCCGACGCTGGCCGCTCGGGCGCCGCCTCTTCCACGGGAGGGGAACCCGCGGCCCGCCTCCCCTTTTTGGGCGTAAGGTCTGAGTCGCTGGCCCTGCGCCCGGCGCTCTGGCCGAGCCGCCGGCCCGCAAAGCTCGGGGGCTTTTCGCCAGCGGCCTCCCGGCGCGCCGCCGGGACCACCGGCGAAGGGGTAAACGTCAAGAGCTCGTCGAAGATGTGGAAAGTCTCGTCTGGTACGTCGGGCGGGAAGGCCAGGACGATTTCGCGGAACTTCCCGTCGTTCTCTACGACCTCGCGGATGAAGAACTCGGCGATCTGCCGGGCCGGGTGCCCTCCCCGAGGCTCGCATCCAAGCGGGCCGGCGATTATGACGTTGTGGCTGTACAGGACACCGAGCCGGAATATCGCTCGGACGCGCGCTGACATGTCCGAATAGGACGCGCGCTCCGCGTACGCCTCTCTTTTCGGGTCGAGCGGGGGGTCCCGAGGGTACGGGCACGCGAGGATCGACACCGGGAAGGGCTCCGGGAGTAGCGTGTAGTCACTGTCGGTTAGCACAGTCACCCGGGGCGAATAGGCCACCGTGGTCGCCATGGGGTAGCGCACCTGGCCATCTACGTTGCGCTTGAGGGTCTTGTGGTAGTTGGTCCGGCGGAAGAGCTCCTCCTCTTGCCCGGGCCCGCCCCTGGTGACGTCGCCGCCAGGCTCTGCCATCGAGGCCATGTTGACGACGAGGGGCCAGCACCCCCCCTTCTTAATGAAATCTCGGGCGAGGTCGAGTGCGGAGCCTCGCACGACACGAATGCGCGTGCGCCCCGGGGCGGTCAGCCCCAGGACGTGGCCCTCGAACAGAGGAATCGAGCCGATCTCGTAGAACACGGTCGGGTCCGCCTGCGCCGCGAGGTCGCTGGCGTCAGCCGTCTTGTCTGAGCTTTGCTCCGCCTCCGTGGACGTTAGCCAGCGAGTTATCGACGGCGATTCAGTGCGGCCGCAGAATTCGACGATGTTGTCCCACGCCGCGGCTCGCCAGGCCAACTCCATGTGGACCATGGACGCGGGGGTGTAATTTTCGCCGCCCTCCGCTGCCATGCTTTATACACAGTCGGGCGAAGTACAATTAGTCCTCGTCGGCCTTTTGCGTTGTGGCCAAAGTACCTCTCATTCTCCCGTCTGGGATAAAAAACTCGCGGAGGCTGCTGCGATCCCCGCAAGAACAAGCTAGGGCGCACCTTTATCAGACAGAGCTCGGGTCGCCTTTTATCGCTTCGCCAGGCGCGCTTGGTAGTATCATTGGCCCGTACCCTCCTAGATACCATTCGTCCTCCGTTTCGCGCGAAACTACGGCCACTATTCCATGATCTATCCCCGCCCTGATCGATTCCAGAGTTTCGCCCGCTATCGATACAAATTCGAACTCCACCTCTCCTCCGCCCGGCTCGAGCTTAAGTTCGTTCAGTGTGCTGAACCACCCGCCCAGCCACACACAACAACGTAGGTAGTCTGTCGCTGTCTGAGTGCCGTAGCTAATAGTTCTTCCCGGAGCGTGGACCCCAAGGACAAAATCGCCCAGACTCGGTGGGCGCGACTGCTTGAAATCTTTCACAGTTACTTTGAACCGCACGGCTGGCAAGCCGAGGATAAGCCCTACGCACCCCAACAACTCATCCGAGATGCCGTTTAACCAGGTTCCTCCGCCTTCCGGCCCTCTCGCGGCAAGCTCATCCTTGACATCGTTAACTGAGCGGATGAGCCTCGCCTCGTGGAGCCACTCGGCGTCAATTTCGAGCGCGGGCTCGTTTTCGTCTGCATTGTTCGGTAGGGAGCGCCGGTGCTTCTCACAAAGTGCACTTAAGGTAGGGAACTTGCGATACATAAAAATCGCGCCAGTATAAAGTCCGAACAGGCGGCGTTCAAAAGGCCCTCGGCCCAGTGGAGCCAAAAAGGAGGACCCCCGAGCCCCCCCAAGCCACAGGAACTGCTGGGCAACGGCGAATTTTTAACCCTTGACCCGTGGATCATCATACGAGCGCAAGAAACCCTCGACATCGGCTCCGAACTCGACCCGATTCTCCCAGAAATCGTCGGGAGTCTCCTCGAGATGTCGCATCATGCGCGACCTCAACTCACGCACTTCGGCCTGGTTGCACGGCAGCTGTTTTTGGCGGTCGCGCCAGCTGATGAACTGTTCCCGGACCTCCCGCCTCCTTTCTTTAGAGGCCGTCAGGACCCAGTAGGCACCCCCGGCTCGCCACCAGAAGATCTCTGCGGATCTGTCCCGGGGCTTCTCTAGCGACGGCCCGCTCGCGATTTCGCAGAAGCCCGCCGTTTCGGCGTTTCTGCGCACCTCGTTGAAAATCTCCCGAGTCTCGAGGAGATACTGTACCGGGAAGTCTAGTGTGTACGCCGCGGCCCAGCGGGCATACATCAAAGAGCCCTCGATTTGGGGTGTGAGCGCGACTGCGCGCCCATTCGGACTGCTTTCGGTGGCTGCGCCGGGCATGCTATCTATCTGTACCAGCAGTTCCTGCGACTTCAAAAAGCCCTGCCCGGCCGCGCGACCAAAAAAGCCTCGGTACTGAGGGGGCCGTCACTTGATCCCCCGGCCGCCATCGTACGCATCCAGGAAGCCGCAGGTACTGCTGACGTCGTCGCCCCACTCGGCCCGAAACTCCCAAAAGCCCTTGGGATCCAGGTCCATATGCTCCTCGATCCGCATCCAAAGTTCGCTATCGTCTGATTGATTGCGGACCGGGCGCCCGCTATTAACCCACCTCGTGTACCAAGCGGCGATCTCTTCCCTGTGAGAGGTTCCGAAGCAGTTACGGGTAGCGAGGTCGCCTCTCCAGTAGGCCTCGCTGACGTTTTCCAAAGTCGGGGGCGTACCAAACTCCCCCCCGCCCACCGGCGTAAAGGGCTTGGTCGCCCCAAAGTACGCCTCGAGGTCTCGAACTGCGAAATGGAGATAGAATGGCAGGTCGTAGGTGGCGGCCCACTGAAGGTAACCTCCGCATGAATTGACCCTCTGGGCGATGTCCTCGGCCCTCTGCTGGCGGGTAGGTAACGTCGATATTCGGTTCATCAGTGCGTGGTGTCGTTCCTTCTTCTGTTCCAAAGACCCTCAGGATTCAAAAGTACCCAAGTTAAAAAAGGTCTCTGGTGGTGGGGAATGGAGGCGTTTTAGGAGCGACCGAGCTCTCAATGCGATCTGGGCATGTGGGACTGGTTCAAGAGAGTAACGCCACCGCGCCGATTTTTCCTAGTATCTCGGCCTCGCTTCGCACCCACTCGAGACCTGGCGGCACAGGGGTGAACTCCAACATCCATTCGAGCATATCGAGCCGATCGGACTCAACAGCCGCCATAAAGGTATTCGCTGTGGGGAAGTGGCCTAAGTCTGCACATTTTTGCAGAGCCATAAAGCTCCCACACTCGGCTGCCCGAGTTGGCTCTTCAGGATCCCAGGGGACCCCCGCTCCGTTCATAACGCACATTGCGTCAATATCGTCGGCCTCAATGGCCGCACCAATATCATCACCATAAACAGGGTGTTCGTACTCGGTCCCGATGACCGTCATTGTTCTTACTCCGTCGCTCGCAGCCCTTCAATTTTCAAAAATCCGCCCGGACGCGCGGCGTCAAGAAGAAGTCTCTTAGATCGCCGATCTGAGTCCTTTACTTCTGGTACCGAGTTGACCCGATTACCATCAGGCTACTGGCCGGGAAGGCCGGCTACCGAGCTAACGCCCTCGAAGGTCATCCAACACTGCTCGAAGTACACCGACGCCCCGGGGGGCGGCTTTCTGACCAGAGGTGCGGGGGCTTGTCCCATCCAGACAATGGAGGCGTTTTTCTCGGCGAGGCACCCCTCGCTCAAAGCCGCTAGGTAAGTCTCGGTGGAGGCGGGCCCCGCGAGCATTACGGCCAGAGTGCAATCTTCCCTCGTGTCGGCGATGATCCTGACAACTTCCACGTTTCGGCACCCTTTGTTGTATAGGACCCTCCGGAGACACGCCTTAATCATTTCGACTTCGAGGTCAAGGAGAGCCCCCCACCCATGAAGCTCGGGGGAGGCCCACAGCTTGCGCTCGGTGTCCCGGGCCCGAGACAAATCGGTGAAACAGCCGATCCAGAATTTAACAGAGATAAGGTATCGGTGCGCGGTGCTGTGCAGCGTTACGCCCCCAGTGCCTTGTGTGCTCATGTCACACAACCATGTGTAGTGGTAGGCGCGGCTTCAATATGTGCCGCCATGTGAGCTCGTTTGTGGGCGCCCAACTTAGTCCGACCTTCCGGGATACGCTTTCCCTGATGGACAAGGGCCGGGGCTGTTCTATGCATTGGCTCCCTTGCGGGTCTGGCCTGCCTGGGACGCCCAGAGCGCCGCCAGGAACCCCTCGACGTCATCTCCCCATCGGGCGCGTTCTTCCCAAAAGTCGTTAGTGATCTGTCCAGGCTTTATTATGCCGCTCCCGCATCCCTGGCGCGGAAGGGGCCTTCCGCACTCTTTCCACTGCCTGTAGACCTCAGATATCTCTGCGCGGAGTGGGTGCTGAAGGCCATCTCCGGGCCGTGGGCACAGCGAAAACCAGAGCCCCTTCCCAACCTTCTCCCAATACTGAGGCGAGAATTCGCCGGACCATTTCGGCTTCAGGGCATTGCGGGCTGCTTCATAGGTCGCTTCATCGCGGAGGGCAAACCTTACGCGGAATTCCGGGTCAATGTCAGTAGCCAGCGCGCAGAACTCGAGGACATTCCGTATTTTCAAGGCTTCTCTCGCGAGTGCGGACGGGTTGGCGCTAGGTTCGCCCTCCATGTCTCCTCAATGAGCTGCAGCACGCTCCTTTAAAAAGCAGAGCCGCCGGCTGCCGACCAACTCCGCACCACCTAGGGCCTGGCGAGGCCCTTTCATCCTTTGATATTTGAGCTGTCGCCAACGCCCAGCGCACTCTCAATGGCAGGTACAAAGTGGCTTCGAGGGATCGTTAGTTTAGTGCAACAAATCGACAAGGAGGCCTGATAGGTATCTTCCGCGGGGTCATAATGGAACGGCCCCATTTTGCCGGCTTCGCGACACTGAACGAATTTGCGCAAGTCGCTTTCATCCAGCATACACGTGGTGACCATTTCGACTTCCGCGGCCTCGCACTTTAACCGAATTCGCAAACTGCATGCCTTATGAGGTCCGGAACCGCTTTGGCCGCTCTTTTGTATTGTTAACTCCCCACAGGTATCCATAGTATGCGCTTTTTATTGCGCGGGCACGTTCAAAAAGAGAGAGATCGGCGACCACGCCTAGCCTTTGATGACCCCCCCGGTCACATAGCGGGCGTACCCCTCGACGTCATCTCCCCACCCAGCACGTTCGCCCCAGAACATGCCGAACTTCATCATAGAACCGATCATCGCATCGCTAATACACCGTTCAGGGGGTGGTGGGGATCCCCTTTCTCTCCACTTTTTGTATTCCCGGGTGATTTCGCCCTTGAGGCCGTGGGCCGTGCCGGTGGGGTTCTTCCACCATTCTAGCCCAACATACATCCAGAACTCTTCCGAGTATTCCGTCAATCGGGGTGGGCCAGATGATAACGCAGCATCGCGGAGCCGTTTATAGTCCCCCTCGTCGCGCAGAACGTATCGCAAGCGAAAGTAAGGATCATAAGCGGTCGCCCACCGGGCGTACAGGAGGACGTTCTTTATTCTTCCGCGAGACTCGTCCATTTTCGTATCTTGGCCCCCTGCCCCGCTGTTGCGTTTATCTGCCATTACCTGCAGGGTCAGCTGCCTACTGATGCCCGAATCGCCAGGGCTTCAATTTCCGAGAGCGCCCGCCAAAAAGAGCAGCCCTTTACTATTATTAGCCTTTGATGTAGTCACTATCGGTCATATGGCTGACGAACCCCTCGACGTCATCCCCCCACCTGGCGCGCTCGTCCCAGAAAGTGCCGGACTTCAGCATAGACTCGATCTGCTCATTGCTGCTAATACAGTGTTCTGGGGGTAATGGAGACCCGTCATTTCTCCACTTCGCGAAATCTTCGGCAATATGGTCGCCGAAGGCCTTGGCCGAGCCGACCCTTAACCACCACTCCACTCCCATGTTTACCCAGTATTCATCCGAAAATTCAGAGAGGCCCTTCTGGTGCCCCAAGAGCTCTTTCCGCGAATCTTCGTAGACTTTTTTGTCTCGAAGGGCGTACCGCAAGCGGAAGAGAGGATCGAAGACGGTTGCCCATGCGGTGTACCCGCGTTCGTTTTCTATAACAATCTCGCCGACCGGCGCGGACCCGTCTATCGTTTTTTTTAGGAGCTGTCTCCTCGTCTCCGCAGCTTTTGTTTGGCTCAGTCCCACCAGACTACGTGACATAATTTTAGCAAGCGCCCCATAACCATCGATGTCGGTCATTTTTTTGTGTACTGGCCGCCTAGCTACCTTCAAATACTAGGCGGCGGTCGGGCCGCCCTCGCCCAAGCGGGCCCGATCTGGCTTAGCACCAACCAGTAATCGGAGTTTCTGGTTGCGGTTGCTATGCCTGAAGTAGAACCGCCGCCCGCAACGGCACAATCCAGGAAATCTACTTCCCCGCCCGATCGCCCCGCAGCACTTGTGCAGACTGCTTGCTGGAACAGCGGCCTACAGCCGCCAAAGTAAGCCTCTCGATCGGCGAGCGCCCGCCGGAACTGAAGGCGCGACTCGAGCGCGGCGAGGCAGGCGTTTCGCCCGCTACGCAGCTCCCTACTTTCGAAGCGCTCGGCACTGGCGAGCCCGGGGGGGTTATCCATCACAGGCGCAGGTTCTGTTATAATTTCTTGGGCTCGGAACTTTCTTCATTTGCTGTGAGCCCCTCCCGATAAAAAAGGCGGGCACCGGCGGTTCCCACAACTACCTACCTACGCTTCTGGCGGATGCGACTCTCGCGTTGGTGGCACTCAGTCTTAGCGGCCAAGTCGTACGCTTCGAAGATGAGCCCAACGTCCCCCGCCCAAATGCCGTGCACGTACCAAAAGGTCTCATCCTCAAGGTCACGCGCGATCAGCTCCCACAAGATCGCGTCGCGTTTGCAGTACTCGACCCGTCGAAGTTTCTGCTCGTCGCTGAGTTTCTCCCAAGCCGCGGCGAGATCAAAGACATACTCTTTGGCCTCGAGAGAGCAAACGAGCGCCAAGGCGCCGGCGCCAAGATTAGCCCAGTACTCACCAGAGTATTTTTCGATCCGGGACCTCGACCCGACGGACATAATGTGCGCGATTTCATTGAGGCCCGTAAAGGTGTCGCGATCGCGCAGCACCCACCGCAGCAGAAAGCGAGAGTCGAGGACGAAAGGCAGGAAGGCCTCGGGCGAAGGCATGCAGCCGCGATCCTGGAAGTTTTGTAGATTACCTGCTCCGGGCATTTTGACAAAGATTATGCAGGCCCCCGGGCGGCTTCAGTTTTCGCGGGCGCCCATCGGGTATGAGGAGGATGTTGTTAGTGATTATGGATGGAATTGAAGGAGTGGTGTAGCATTGTATCTCATCATGGCAGCGTACAGTATCAAAGATTTGCAAGAATGGGCAGCCCGAATGGGCGGTAAATGCCTATCCGAAGTGTATGAGAACAATAAGACCAAGTATACATGGTCGTGCGGACTGTGTGAACATGTATGGGAAGCAACATGGGGTAATGTATATAATCATTACTCGTGGTGCCCGGAGTGTGCATCGAGCCTAAGGGAAGTTGTGGTTAGACACGCATTCGAAGAAAACTTCCCGGGATGCCGATTTACCAAAGATCGGGAGACGATCGGAATGGAGATTGATGGGTATTGTCCCGAGCTTTGTCTGGGCTTTGAACATGATGGGATTCACCATGCGCAACGCGTTCCACACTTCCAAAGATCGGAGGGTGACTTTGAATCGCAGCAAGCTCGGGATCTCCGAAAAGACGAACTGTGCGGTGAGTTAGGGATTACGTTGATACGAGTTCCCGGTCGACATAAGCTGCCGATAAAAGGAATCCGTCAGTATGTCCGTGAACAGATCGATGACTTACTCTGCGCCGGACGCATCCCGTGCGAACAACTAATGCCCGATGCGGACTTCTTCGCCGGAGTACAAGCAGCCAGAGGCAAAAAAAGGAACGCGGAGTATATCAAAAAGATTCAAGCAAAGCTACCCCATGGACACACATTAGTATCCTCCGAATGTCCATCTCGAACGTGGCCCTTGCAAGTAAAATGTGTTAGCGGGCATGTCTACCAAACATGCTACGACAACATCGCACGTGGGCGCGGGTGTCCAACCTGTAGGCCAAATGCACCGAAATCGCTCGCCGATCTAGAAGCGATTGCGCGACCCCGGGGTTATAGAATAATTCGTGAATGGGTCGACAATGCAGGGACTCGTCCGCGCCGAATGATTGAAGTACAATGCGCGAACGCAGATCATCCACCATACCAACTAATGTGGGATAACTTCAAAGCCGGTAAAGGCTGTGAAAAATGTGGCTTCGCCCGAAGGGGCGCTACTAAGCGTAATACCGCAGAAGAGGTGACGGCTCGCCTTAATCGTTTGGGCGTATCAATCAGCGGTACATACTTAGGAAATAATAAAAATACGGTGTTTGTCTGCAATTCCGCGGGCCATCGGTATACGAGCACCCTAGCGAAGCAAGAGATGTCTGGGCCAAACAAGGCATGCCCTGTGTGTGTTATTGAAAGTCTCCGGGGTCGCGAGTCGATAGAGCTGGCAGAACCATACACGCAAGATACTGATCCAGTTCGCACAAAGCTGAACTGGAGATGTCTTAAGTGCGGGGGCATGAGCCAAACTACATACCGGGGGATGCTTATTCGCAAGAAAAAGTGCGGCTCAGCTAAGTGTCGCACGTAGTTGCGGAAAAAAGTGGACAGGGACATGACTGCCCTAGTCCTGCGCGTTTTTTGGGTTGGCTTTATGTATCGCGCGCGGCCGTACCATCCTTAAGTACTATAACGAAGCACCGCTGACCCGTCTGTTATGAGGAGAAAGTTAATAGCAATGGCAACAACCATGAGGTCGGCGGGGGAGTTGGCGGAGACGTAGGAGGTGTTGTGTTGGAGGAAGAACTCGCGAGCGCGGGAGACGTTGATGTGCCCGCTGGGTTGGTAGCTGCGGGGGAAGAGGGCGAAGTTGATCATGAGGGCGGAGCAGTCCTTGGGAGTGACAACGGCGGGACCCCCGTAGTGGAAGGGGTTGTAGGCGTTGAAGAAGATCTCTTCCATGTTGTCGTGGCAGGCGATACCGTGGGCGGTCAAGGTCAACTGGTCGACGGTCTTCAAGCACTTGGCCCAGGAGTTTTGCACGATCTGGCCTTGGCGCGAGATGGTCTCGGGGAGGGCTTGGACGCCGGCGGCCACACCGTAACCGTTCTGGGCGGACTCGGAGTAGTCTTGGTCGTCGCAGACGCTGTCGACGATGTAGCCGAGGTTGTGCCAGTCGCGGTACTGGTTGGGGTTGGCGCGGTCGATGTTCCAGGTGGGGCGGAGGCCGACGAACATGTACTCGATGGGCCACTTGAGCTGGGAGAGGAGGCGCTCGTCGTGGTTGTCGCAGTTGGTGCGGGCGCGGTGGAATCTGTGGACGCGGATGAGCGAGAAGCCGATGCGCTTGATGAAGATGTCGTGGACCTCGGGGTTGACGAAGATGTTGTTCACGTAGAGGCACACGTTGGTCATCGAGATCTCGGTCAAGGTCCCGGGGCTGATGAAGGGGCGGTACTGGACGGTGCGGACGGCTCCGGTGGCCGAGGTCACGCCGGCGGGGGCGATGGTCTCGACGACCTGGCGGACGTAGAGCCCGGGGAACTCGAAGGCGAGGAGCTCTTGGCGGGCGAGGTCGATCGTGATGAAGCGCTGGCCGAAGGGGATGGAGACCGAGGCGATGGAGAGACGGGCGTCCTTGTTGAACCAGAAGTTGAGGGGGTTCCAGATCTCAAGGGGGGGCTGTTGGTACTTGGGGGTCTGGGGGCCGTCGACGCACTCGAGGCGCTGGCGGGTCACGTGGAGGTGGGGGACCCCGGCGGTGTTGGGGAGGGTGAAGTCGTGGGCGTTGTCGGGGAAAGCGCCCTGGAGGAACTGGTCGGCGACGGGGACGGGGTTCGCGGCTTGCTGGGGCAAGGTGGGGACGCCGTTCGCGTCGAGGGTGGTGAGGGCGGTGGTCCCGTCGTTGTGCGAGTCGCGGACGTAGCAGAGCTGGGGCCCGGAGTAGCCCTCTTGGCTCAGCTCTTGCCCGACCAGGCGGCTGTAGCCGGTGATCTTATCGGACCCGATGGTGAACTTGCGGAGCATGAGGACGGTGGTGTCGTTGTACTCGTCGAGGGGGTTGCCGTTGACGTCGAACTTCACGCTCTGGTAGAGACGCTCGCCGGGGTACTCGCAGTAGCGGACCATGTTGCGGTAGGCGCCGACCGTGGCGGGGGTGACGGGGTTGCCGAAGGGGTCGACCAAGGAGTAGAAGCTGCCCGCCAAAGCGGTGGCGTTGTCCCAGTCGTTCCCGTCGGCGGGGAAGCCGACCACTCCCTGGGCGGGGGAGTCCTGGAGGCTGGAGTTGAAAGCCCCGAGGCGCTGCCTCCCGACCATGTCGTGGAAGAAGTCGCCGAACTGGGGGATGGAGAAAGTGATGGGATTCCCCAAGGTGGGGTTTCCGCTCTGGGGGCGGACGCAGTTGTACTCGTACCCGATAGCGGCGAAAGGCTTGAAGTGGGCGTTCATGAAGAGGAGATGGGTCCTCTCGATGTCGACCAAGGTGGGGGTGATGTCGGCCTTCCCGGCCTTCTTGCGGGCGCACATCACATCCTTGATGCGCTGGTTGAGCAGGTTGGTCGACAGGATCATCCTATCGGCCTTGCCGTCGTTGGCAATGAGCTTGAAGACTGCACATGTAGCCATTTTGCTTGTTCGGGTTCGCGGTAGCGGCCGTGTCCACACGTATACAAGGGGGGATATCTTACCCCTGCCCAAAAATAATGGCCGCCGGGGCCCTGGGCCGGGCCCTATTGTTGTTGGGCGCGCGCCCGGGGCGCGGCCTTCTTATAGATAAACCGCGGGGGCCGGCATTCAGCAGCTTCGGGGATGGCGCTCACCGCCAAAGATCTGCAGAAAACGGGGGCCCGGGGGTCCGAGTTCAACTCGGTCGTCCGCAGCCAGATCTCTCTGATCGACGACCAGCTCCACCGGGCCGAGCGCCACTGGGGCCGAAACGTCGTCGCTTTCGAGCTCACCAAGAACATCTCGATCGGCGGGCTGAAGTCGACCGACGCCCAGCGGATCGTCTACAGTTCGCTCATCAAGGACTACAGGGACCGCGGCTTCGAGGTCCGCCTGCTCCTCGAGCCCGACCGCCCTTACATGCTCTATCTCGCCTGGGTGACCGACCTCAACCAGGCCGAGGTCGACGCGATGAACAAAGTCATCGGGGACGCGCGGATCACGCCCCCGGAGCTCGAGCCCTTCCTCGCCGATCAAGGCTCGAGCGCGCTAGGGGCGCATAGCAGCGAGAGCGCCGGCGCCAAGGCGGACGCCGCGGATAACGCGGGCGGGGCCAGCGAGGCCAGTGACGCCGGCGAAGAGAGCGACGGGGGCCACTTCCGCCACAGGGGACGGAAAATATCGCGAAAGGGCGGCTACCGTGGGGCGTTCGACCCCGGGGAGGTCAACCCTGTCTAAGCCGAGGCTTCTTCGGAGGGGCGCCGGCCCTCGCGTACCGCCGCGAGGGTTTCGGCCAAGAGCTCGCGCATCTCGGCGAGCTGCCGTTTTTCGGAGCGGCGGAGCATGACGTAGACCGCGATGAGGACGATTACGATGAAGAAGAGAACGACCTCGAACTTGCGCAAGCCGATGAGCCCGCTCTCGCCCCCCGCCCCGCCGCCCGAAAACCTCTCGACGAGCGGGGCCGGGGGCCACCTGGGCCCAAAGAGGGGGGGGCCCCGCGCTTCGCTGTCTATGTACAGATGGGCTTCGTGGTTGGCGGCCTGGGGATGGAAGTGCGGCGGGCGGGGGTCCCACATCACGCTATCGACGTCGGCGCGCCCCCCTCGGGCGCTGGTGAGGCCCCGGAACCCCGGGTGCCCGACCTCCGGGTCGCCACGGATGTAACGGGCGCGGGTCTCCCGGTCGCCGGCCCGGAAGCCCTCGCGGAAGCCCGCCCGCCAGTCACTTCGCGGCGAGCGGGCAGCCATCTCCGCGGCGAGCTCCCTGTCGTGGCTGAGGCCCATAGCGCCCTTGTGCTCAGCGTACGAAGGCCCGACCCGGTCGCTCGCCCGGCCGGCGCCCGCGACCCCAAAGATGCGGCCGCGAGTGTCGGCGTGGGTCCGCGGGTGGCCTTCGTCGTAGAGCAGTCGGGTGGCGGGGTCGGCGATGTAGGTGGCGGGGTCCCCCAGCCCTATGGTGGTGTTGTCGTCGAGGAGGTAGATCCCTCCGTCGTCGAGGGGCGGCACCGAGAGGGTCGAAGCCCACTGGCGGGTGTAGTCGAACTCTTCGGCCATAGCGAAGCCGTGGGCGGTGGTACACCGTATACACAAGGCGACTAAATCGGCGAGCGGCGGCAAAAACCGGGCGGCGCCCATCGGGCCCAGATGGGCCGCTATGACCCGAGCTCGATCGCGTTGATGCCGCCCCGCTCGCGGACCCGCGCCGGCGCGAACACCGCGACACTCGGGCCCATGGTGACCCCTAGGTAGAGCTCCCGCGCCTCGGCGAAGCTGGAGGCCTGGGGGGCCGCGCGCTCCCACCCGACCCCCGAAAGGTAGGCCTCGAGGGTCGGGTAATGCCGGACCGCCGCGACTTCGCGCTGCAGGCTCTGCCCCCCCGGCGCCACCAGGGTGACCGTCCCCCCGATCAAGTACGCGTACTTCCCTTCCGGGCCCGTCCGCCCTTCGACCGTCTTGCGCCCGGCGGCGACCTCGCTGAACCAGGGCTCCTGGACTTGTAGAAGCTCGGACATTTTTCTCTCGGCCGCGCGGGCTTCAAATTCCGCCGGGCCGTTCGCAAAAAATCGCGGGCGCCCCTCAGATGTTGTACAGATCCTCGAAGCCCTGGGCGAGCTCGGACCGGCGGATAGAGCTGAAGGCCCCCCGGGCGTCGGCCACCTGGGCGCGCTGAGCGGGAGCAGGGGCGCTCCGGGGGCCCGAGCGCGCGGCCACTGCCGGGTCGGCGTGGAGGCCGGGAGCCCCCCTTTGCTTCTTCTGCTGCCGGGGGTAGAGAATGAGCGAGGGGGCCAGCTCGAGGAGGATGCGGGCGGTGGAGCCGATGTTGTACCTCTGGATGATATTCCCCACGAGCTGGGAAGTCTCGAAGCGCATGCGGTGCAACTTGGTGTTCACGGTCGAGGCGTAGCCCCGGTAGTCGGGGGCCCAGTTGATCACGGGGATCTTGCGGGAGCCGTCCAGGACCGTCTCGATCCCTTCGGCGCCCCCGAGGATCACCTCTTCGGCGAGGGTCGAGTAGCGGTTCCGGTCGTTCTTGAGCTTGAGGACGTTGAGGACCGAGTCGACCTCGTCCATGGGGGACTCCATCGAAGGCTCGGTGATTTTGCTGCAGTCGATCCCCTCTTCCTCGAGGGTCAGGCGGAGCTGCCCGATCTGCTCGAGCTTCGCGGCGAGGACGTCGCGGGCCCGCTCGTTCTCGACCCCGAAGGTGGTCCGGGTCTCGTCCCGGATCCCGTTGATCACCTCGTCGATGTGCCGCCGGCGGACCTGCTCGTCGGTCAGGTGCTGGCGGCGGCCGCGCCCGTCGCCCTTGACGACGATGTCGGGGACGCGCCGGCGGCGACGCGAGCTCCGGTGGGCGCAGTCCAGGTCGATCCCGAGCTCGCGCTCGATCCCCTCGAGGATCTCCTCGGCGTCGTCGCTCTCGCTGTAGTCGCTGTCGCTGCCGCTGCCGCTCTCCTCGCTGCCGCTCTCCTCGCTTCCGCTGTACTCGCTGCCGCTGCTGCTGTACTCGCTGTCGCTGTACTCGCTGCCGCTCTCCTCGCTGTCGCTGTACTCGCTGCCGCTCTCCTCCGACCCCCCGGAGGAGCCGCCCCCGAGGTCGAGGTCCTCGAGCAGAGAGCCAATCTCTGAGCCGCGGGCGGGGTCCTTGACGTGCTTCACTGTCCGCGCGCCCGGAGCTGCAGGAGGGAAGGAGCTCTGCGCCGGGGCGCCGGGCGGCCCTGCCGCGCCCCCGTGCGTCGCGGAGGCGGCGACCGCCCCGTCGTCGAGGAAGTCGAGCCCGAGGTCGTTTGCGAGGTCCTCGAGCTCCTTAGTGTAAATCTGGAGGGGGTCGAGGGCCGGGGCCTTGGAGGCCCGGGGCTCGCCGGAGCGCCCGAGGATCTGCTTCTCGGCGGCCTCGAGGTCGGCGCCGGGCCGGATGTGCTGGGGGTTCATCAGGGAGGTCAGGCCCGCCAGGTTTGCTGCGTCGAGGCGGGGCGGCCCCCCGCTCCGCCCTCCCCGGTTGGGTGCGGGCCCGGCCCCGTGCGAGCGCGGAACTCTGCGACCATTCATATCAGAACGTATGGCGGCGGAAGTGCGTAAATCCGTCGCTTCCCCTCTTTTAATAGCGAGTCCCCGGGAGGTCTGCGGCGGGGGGGGCGCCGCCCCGGAGACCCCACCGGCGCCAACGCAGGGCCCCGGGGAAGGCGAGGCCGCGGAGTGGTACCTCGGCTTCGACGTCGCGACGAAGTCGTTCGCCTTCTCGCTCCTCCGGCACCGCCCGTCCTTCAAGGGGAAGGCCCTCGAGGCCCTCCGGGCCGCCAGCGAGGCGGGCGCTCGGAAGGACGGGCCTGCCTTGGGGGCGGCGCTCGCCGAGCTCGAGGGGGCGACCCGGGGGGCGCTGACCTTGGTCGACGGCGAGGCGCGGGACCTCGCCCCGGGGCGCAAAGACAAGGAGATCCACACGGTGAACAGGGTCGAGCTCGTGCTCGACTACCTCGAGGCCCGCGTCTACCCGGCCCTCAAGGCCGCCGAGGCCCTGGGATGCCCGAGCCGGGGCTCCGGGCGCCTGCGGGTCGCGATCGAGTACCAGATGGGCCCAAACTCCCCCGCCCGCGTCGTTCAGGTGGCCCTGGTGGGGGCCTTCGTGCGCGACGTGGTCTTCATCATGGGGCCCGCGCTGAAAAACAAACTGCGCTTCCCCTCCCGGCCCGACCTCGACTACTGCCGCTTCATGGAGAGGTACGCCCGGCCTTACGACGCGAACAAGGCGCACACGGTCGCCGTCTACAAGTACCTCGAGAGCCTGTTCGACTTCGCCCCGGTGATGGCGAGGATCCCGGCCGGGCTCAAAAAAGACCAAGCCGACAGCGCTGTCCAGCTCGTCGCTTTCATCCTCCACGGCGACCTCGAGCGGTCGCGGAACATGTACTGAGGCCGCCCGCGCCTAGAGGCCCAGCAGGGCGAAGAGCTCCTCGTCCCCCATCTCGGCCACCGGCCGGTCGTCGGCCGGCTGAAGGCCCAGCAGGGCGGAGAGCTCCTCGTCCCCCATCTCGGCCGCCCCTTCTGGGCGCTTCTCGTCGCCGTCCCGCGTCCCCGAGGGGGCACGGACGCCCCCCGGCCAGGTGAGCGCCCCTTCCGGGCACGCCACGTTATCGGCGCGCGCGGCCTCGGCCGGCGGAAGGCCCAGCGGGTCCGCACCCTCTCCGTGCAGCGCGGCCGCGCGGTACAGCTCCTCTTCATCGTCTTGGTCCCGCGTGGGGCTTGCGCGCCGCGCATCCGCATGTGAGAGATCGCCTACACCGCCTTGGTCCCGCGTGGGGCTTGCGCACCACGCGTCCGCCCTCGCGCCCCCAGCCCGCCGCCCGTTCTGACTCACGGGAGTCGTGACCCCCTCCCGTTCGGCCGCACCGTCTTCGAGGCTAACGCTCCACATGCTAATAAACCGCGCGTCGCCCAGCCTCTCGGGGGCGGGAGCCGTGCGGTCGCGGTCGGGGCGGATCGATCCCAAGGAGTAGTCTTGCGGGCCGTGCCGAGGGTCGAGGGCCCGGTTCGCGCTCCACCACTGTGACATGGACAGAGTCCCGCCCCCGTACGCCGCCATCGCGGTCCGGGGCACGGCCGGGCGGACTTCGGACACGCGAGTCCCGGTGAAGAGGTAGTACTCGATCAAAAGGTTTTCTCGGTACTTCGGCCGGTCCTTGGGGGGCTCCTTGGAGATCGCCAGAGCCGCGTCGTTGAAGCTGCAGTAGTTGCCCAGCACCCCGAGGGAGAACCCGCTGGGCGTCGACTCGTCCTCGACGACGTAAGTGCAGATAAACTTCGGGGGCGAGTCGAACTGCTGGCCGCACTCCCAGCAGCGCAGGTTGGTCGACCGCGGCCACTCGGAGATCGAGGTGAACACTTTCGGGATCTTGTCGAAAGGGAGCTCGACCGGCGCGTCTGTCGGCTGATCCACCTCTTCGAGCAAGCGGTCCGCCAAGATTTTTTCGGGCGGGGTGTGCGCGTCGAGGGGGATCCCCAGGGGGAGTATCCGGGGGCCCTTGATAATCGTGTCCATCCGGCGGCTGTGCTGGAGCGCCCTCGCCTTCAAATCTCGGGCGCGGAAATTGAACCGCCTGCGCCGGACGGAGAGAGTGCAGGCGCGCTTTGCCGGAATAAGAGAGACCCGCCTTCTCTAAAGCGCCGGGACCTTTAGAGAACGCCCGCGACGGATATATAGAGACGCGATCACGCATGGCCGATCCTGATGAGGTTTGCTGCGCCGGGGGGTCGCGGGCCGCGGAGCGCGAAGCCTTCGAGGCCAACCACGACTTAAAGACCGACGAGGAGCTGCTTGCTCCGGTGCCCCAGCCCTTCACCCCGCTCCTCATGTTTGTTTGCACGTTCGAGGCCGTGATCGGGAACGTCCGGGCGGAGGTCCCCGCGCTCATCGAAGCCCTGCGGGGGAAGCTGCGCTACCCCGTCGTCGCCGTCAACAGCAACTTCGGGAACGTGTACCTGCCGGGCCACGAGGGCCACGTGAAGCTCCCCAAGGAGGTCGAAGAGCCGCAGGTGCTCCCCGGCGGGATCCAGCCGCCCATCCGGAAGCAGCGCAAACTGCAGGGGTCGGGCACCTGCTTCAACTCCGCCGTGGAGCCCGTCATCGTGCCCTCGCTCGACCCCAGGCTCGCCGCCAACATTCACGACGCGGTCAGCGACTTCGCCCTGCGGGAAGGCAAGACGAAGGTCTACAAAATGAAGTGCTTCCCTTCGACCGGCAAGTCCCAGGTCCCCGGCGTCATCATGCCTAGCTTCGACGACGGCGAGTACGTGGCGAGAGCCTGGGCCGAGCTGCTGAGCTCGCTCCCGGCGGACGCTGGGATTCGGCGCGATCCCGGGCGGGAGCTCGCGGTCGCCGGCACCCGCCCGATCATGATCAACTACAAGTTCAACCTCCGGCGCCGGTCCCCCCGGATCCTCCTCAACCTTCTGGAGCTTTACGAGTTCCTGGAGGGGGCCCGGGCAGCCGCGGGCGCCGACGAGCCGGGCGCCGGCAAGACCCAGAGGGAGGTCGCCGAAGAGAACAACGCAAAGGTGCGGGGCCAGCTCGAGCGCCTCAGGGCCGCGCCGAAGATCGTCTTCCTCGAGATGACCTCCGTCATGGCCGCGGCGGGCCCTGCGGGGGCGCGCTCCGAGAGCCCCGAGCGAGGCCCGGGCCCGAGTCCGAGCCCGAGCCCGGGCTCCGAAGAGGAGCTGTTCCACGCGGCCGAGCTGTACGGGGAGGAAAGAGAGACGCCCGCCCCCCCTCGCCCGTCCGGGCAGCGGTTCTACGCGGCCGCGCTGTTCGAGAAGGTGACCGAGGAGCGTCTCGCCCGCTGGGTGGCGTGTCGGGGGGAGGTCGCCCTGGGGGACCCGCCCGGCTGGTACTCGGACATCGTCGTCGATAGCGACGACCTCGAGTGGCTCGACGACGAGTTCCTCTTCGCCCCCGAGTGGCGCCGCTGGGCGGTCGCCAAGCCGCCAGATCTGGGCGCGGTCCGGAGGGCCTTCGAAGAGGCCGAGGAGGCAGCAAGGCGTCAGCTCGTGGCGGACTTGGTCCCGGTCGAGGACTTGGGCCCGGCGAGCGCGCGCGCGCGCTACCCAGTCCTGCCTTTCCCGGTGGGCTCGATCACCGCTCTGCAGGACGACGTTAAGATCTCGTTCAAGTTCCTGCTCCGGGGGGCCGAGGACACGAAGAAAGTGAGGGTCAACATATTCCACCGGGGCAAGATCAACATCCTGGGGGCCAACGAGCACGCGACCGCCCAGGTCATCTACAGGTTCCTGCGCGAGCTCCTTCTCTCCGACTGGCGCCGGTTCGTCTGCATCAAGCCGCGGCCCCCCAAGCGCCCCAGCGAAAAAAGAGAGGCCGCCCCCGCGCCCTCGCCGGAGGCGAAGCGGGCGTTGGCCCAGCTAGAGGCCCACCTCGAGGCCCTCCGCATGGGCGGAGACGCGGGGGGGGACGCGGGCCACCTTGAGCCCCCGGTCTAGGCGCCCCTCAGAGGATCCGCCCTTCGAACAGGTAAACCGCCAGGATGAAGAACAGGACCAGGAAGGTCCCCTGCACCGCGACGCCGTAAGACGTCGGAGCCCGGCAGTTCACCGCGCCCCTGAACCCGCTGAGGACGCTGTTCGTAAATAGCTCGCTTTGGACCACGACAAAGATGAGGAAAAGGGAGATCAGAATTTTAATGTTGAGGACGCCCAGGCAGTCGCTATTTTTTTTGCCGGCGGCTGTGTCTGCTTTGGTTCCGCCCGCCGCGGCCTCGAGAGTGACCGAGTCTGTTCCCATCCTTCCCTGCCGGGTAGCGCAGTAGGTAGTAGGATAGCTAGGTGTTAGTAGTCCCTGCAAGGTGCTGGCGGCCGACGGGCGTGCGCTTATCTCCGCCGCAGAAAGCGCTACGGGCGAATCGTAATAAGCTCCCCGGGGCGAGCGATGAACCGGGCCTCGTCGACAACCCCGGAAATGTGGGTCGCCAGGGTCGCCGCCTTGAGGGGGTTCCGGACGTCGGCGGCGAGGATCGCGACGAGCTCGCCGAACCGGCCGGCGGGGACGGCCAGGCGCAGCTTCTTCTCGTCAGCGGGGCCGGCGCCGCTGGCGGCGCAGTGGGGGCGGCTGAGCGAGGTCTCGGCGGCGCAGGCGACGTAGATGTTCGCGACCCGGGGGGCGAAGGCCCCCTCGGCATCCACCTCCCCCGGCTGGGTGACGACGAGCCCGCGCATCACCTTCTCGAGCTCCCGGCGGGTCGCGGCCTCGTCGGGGAGGGCCCGCAGCCTGTTGAGAGTCCGCTGGTCGAAGTCGAAGGCCGCCGCGTCGATCCCCTCGAGGAGGGCCCGGCGGAGGCCGGCGGCGGAGTTCCCGCCGCCCCCCTGTCTGTCGCCGAGGCGCGCCGCCGCGGCCTCGAGGGCCCGGAGGGTCACGACGTCGCCAGGGGTGGCCGCCAGGAGGCGGGCGAGCTCGGCGCGGTAGGCCGCGACCGACGGCGCGGAGCCGAAACGCGTCTCCCGGATCAGGGCCTTGAGCTTCCGGCGGAGCCCCTCGTCCCGCTCCCCGCGGAGGAGAGCCGCGAACTCGGATACGAAGAGGCGGTAAAGGTAGTGGCGGTGCAAGGTCTGGGCGGCTAAGCGGCGGGGTTCGGACTCCCCCGGCGTCGGCGCTGCCGGTCCAGGCAGCGGGTCGAGCGCGGGGCGCCCGCCCGCGCGGAATATCGCTTCATCGACAAGGCGGGTGTCGTAGGGGGCCGCGAGGCGGGGCAGGTCGCCGGCCAGTCCGCCCGCGGCGCTGTCCAGGGGCGCCGGGTCGTGGAAGTAGCTGAGGCCCCGGGGGGCAGCGCCGGCGGCCGCAGCCACGAAGCCGACGGCCTGGCCCTTCCGCACGAGGACCGCCGCTGGAGCGACGGCGGGCGATCCTCGCGCCCCCCTTCCGGAGAGGAACGCGTTGAGCTTGGACAGGCAGGTGCGAAGGGCGGCGGGGGGCAGCGGGACGTCGGGCCGGGGGCCGTACCGCGCGACAACCCCCCGCTGAGGGTCGCTGCCGGAAGCCGAGCCCGCGAAGTAGTGCGGGGCGTAGGGCACGGGGAGATAAACGGCGGCGCCCTCGCGGTCCCGGAGGATGACCCCGTAACACATGTCGCGCAGATTCACGAGCTTCGCCTCGACCGCGTACGCCGCCCCGGTCGCGAAGTCGAGCACGTCGGCGAGGGAGGGCGCCGAGGAGTCGGCGGCCCGCTCCCCGTCGGGGGCGGTGCCCCGCAGCACTTCGACGACGCTGTCGGCGAGCTCGTCCTCCTCTGCCGAGGCGGCCTCGGTGTAGACCCGCCGGGCGAGGCCCCGCCCCGCGGGCGTCCGGAGGAACTCCCGCTGGTGGAGCGCCACGAGCGGGTAGGTCCCGCCCGGCCCCCGGCACAGGAGGGCGAGCTCGACCTCGCCCGAGGCCCGGAGCCGGGCGGCCGTGGCTGCGGAGTACTCCAGCCCCACCTCGGTCCCGGCCTCGCGCCCCTCGCCGGCGGCCGAGGGGTCGTCGAAGACCGCCACCTCGAAGCCGTACCGGAGGCCGACAAGCTCGTCGATCAGCTCGCGCCAGCTCGCGGCCGCGGCCCCGCCGGGGCTGAAAGGCGAGAAGTCCGGGCAGCGGGCACAGAAGGTCTGCCTGAGGGCGTCGGCGAGCTCGCCGGCCGTGGCGAAAACGGCCGCCGCCCCCGCCCGCAGCGCGAAGAAAGTGTCGGCCAGGGCGACGGCCGTCGCCGCGAGCTCCTCCCCGAACTCCGCGGGGCTCGCCTCGACCACGGCCGCGAGCGCGTAGAAGTGGCCGGCGTCGGGGACCGCCGGGGCGACCTGTTCGACCCCCAGTTGGCGGAACACGAGCGGCTCTGGGAGCGTGTCGAAGAGCAGGCCCTCCTCGACGATCCGGGGCGGGAGGGCCAGCCGGCCGGGAGGGACCGTCTTCCCGTAGGCGAGGACGTGCCGCGAGGCGGCCCCGTCGGCGGCCGGCCCCTCGGCGGCCGGGCCGGCGCCGCTGCCCGGCGCCTCTTCGGCCGCGTGCTGGAGGCAGAAGCGGTTCACCGCCTCGCCCTTGGAGCCCGGGAGAGCCGCGGCCTTCTTGCAGCAGGGGAGGCAGAAGCCGAGGGGGTGCCGCCCCGCCTGGAAGTGCAGGAAGGGGTAGGCCCGGGAGGGGCAGCCGTAGTAGGCGGGGCGCCCCTCGGTGAAGTTCCAGAAGCGGGTGAGGCGCTTCCGGCGGGCGGCGGACAGGTTCCGGGCCTCGGCCTCGGTGTAGGCGTGGGGCTGGCGGTCCCCCTGGCAGAGGACCGAGTAGACGGTCGCCGCGCGGTCGTACTTCTCGGGGTGGAAGAGGTTGGGGTCGCTCTCCTGCAGGGCCCGGAGGCGGCGCCCCCCGGGGCCCACGGGGGCCTCGGCGGCGCGGTCCCTGCCGGCGCTGGGCAGCCGCCCCGGGCCCCGGGCGAGGCTCTCGAGGAAGACAAAGACGTAGAGGCGGATCCGCTCGAACTCGGCCGAGTCGACCCCGACGGCCTCGAGGCGGAGGTCGGCGGTCCGGTGGTAGAGGCGCACGAGGCGCCCGGGGTAGAGGCGCTGCCAGCGGGCCCCGAGGGCGGGGTCTGTGAGATGGGCGTAGTAGTTCGCGACCCCGATCCGCCCCGCAGGCGCCCCCGCCGTCCGGAGGACGACGCGCTCGAGGGTCCGGGGGTCGTAGCCGACGACCCCTTTCCGGAAGTGGAAGGCGTAGGCCCCCGCCTGCTGGAGGCCCTGGACGCCGACGAGGCCTGCCCGCTCGAAGGCCCGCCAGCGCTTCTTCGTCTCCCGGAACTCCGCCGAGCTCAGGGCGCGGGGCCAGTAGGCGGAGACCGTCAGCTCCCCGACCGAGGCCCGCCCGCTGTGGGCCGAGGCCTCGGCGGGGGTCTCGAGCGCCCCCCCGAGGGGGAAGGCCGCGCCCCCCATCGCGTTGACGGCGGCGATCAGGGGGCGGGCGGCCTCGGTCATCTGGGCGAGGACCGCCTCGAAGTCGACCCGGTCGTCCTCCCGCCAGGCCCCCCGGATGGTGTAGCGCCCATCGGCGAAGAAGGTCAGGTAGACGAAGCGGGCGGGCCCCGGGAGCTCGCCGCCGCGGCGCCGCGCGAGGGCGTAGGCGACCCCCGGGCGCCGCGGCGGGCGCTCGAAGAACGGGGCGAGGGTCGCCGCGACCGCGGGGGCCTCCGCCGAGACGTGGCGCTTGGTCGCGACCGTCTCCCGCCGCCCGGCCGCCGCCGGCGCGGGGATCCGGGCGACGGCCCCTGCGACCCGGGGGCTCGTCCGCAGCCAGTCAAAGACGTTGCGGACGTCGATCCGGGTCCGGGGGTCGGGGGGCTCGACCGTCACCGTCCCCTCGGTGACCGCGACTCGGCCGCCCGGCGGGCGGAGGGCCGCGAGGGCCTGCCCCCCCCGGAGGTAGGTCCGGTCGAGGAGCTCCTGCTCTTCGGCCAGGCGGGCCCGGACCTGGCCGAGCGGCGGCTCGAGCAGGGGGAAGCTCCTCGCGACTGCCCCCGGCTCGCCCGCCAGGTCCGCCGCCGCCAGGCGGAAGGCCTCGGGGGAGAGCGCCGGCCAGTACTTCAAGCACAGGCCGTAGTACAGCAGGTCGGCCTCGTAGTTGTCGGCGAGGGCCGCCGCCAGGCGTCCCGGGGCGCCGTCGTCGGCGCCCCGGAGGACCGCCCGGAGGTCCGCGACGAAGACCCGCCGGACGCGCCCGGCCCCGGCCGCCCGGCCCGGCGCGCCGAGGGCCCGGAAGGTGTCGAGGGCGACGACCTGGAGGTCGTCCCGGCGCTCCTCGAGGCGGCGGTCCACCGGGAGGCCCGCCGCCCGCCCTTCGTAGAAGGAGTCCCCCCGCGCGCTCCCCGCGAGCTCGCGGACGTCGGTGATGACCCGCTGGCCCTCGAGGGTCAGTTGGTAGGTCGTCCCCGGGGCCCCCTCCCCCTGGTCGTAGAAGAGGTGCTGGCAGTAGGGCGGGATCTCGGTCGCTGCGTAGATCTTGTCTTTGAGGTCCGCGAAGGTGTCCTCGGGGTAGACCGCCCGGGGCTCGAACCGGGTCGCCGAGTCCCAGGAAGCCGCGGTCCCTGCGGGCGCGGGGGGGTCCCCGGCCGGCAGCGAAGCGGGCGGCGAGCCCAGCTCCGCCGGTAAGGCCGGCGCGCCTCGCGCCGCCGGCGCGTCCTCGGCGGTGTCGACGTAGATGTCCTCGACGTCGAAGTCGCCGAGGTCGCCGAAGTCGACCTCCGGCCCGCCCCCGACCGCAGGCCCCCCCTCGGGCGGCCGGGCGGGCCCGCCGAGCGCAAGCCCGACGTCGGGGGTCAGCAGGGCTCGCCACCCTGCCCCAAAGTATTTTCGTAGAACGGCGGCGTCTCTCTCCTTCCACCTCGCTCGGGGCCAGGGGGCGCCCTCCCCCCCCTGCGGGCCCGGCGCCCTCTCCGCTGGCGGGGGGCGGCTTCGCCCCCCCGCCTCAGGAGCCCCCCGGCGGGCGGCCTCAAGGACGTTCGGGGGGGTCGAGCCCGTGAGCATCCAGGAGCGGACAGCCTCCCCCCGCAGAGGGTCGTAAAGCGTCACCTGGAAGGGCGCCTTAAAGTAGGGATTCTCCATCCCGGCGCCGCGCGATACTTCGCGCAGATCTTTCGGCGCGGGGTATACGTAGCGTCCCCGAGTGTCGCCCGCAGTCAAATGGCCGACGGCCCGGTCCCAGCGACGCCCTCCGGGCCCAACTTCGGCGCCCGCGTCGTCACCGCTCTGACGGTCGTCCTCCTCCTCATGGTTATCGTCTTCTTCGTCACGGCCATCGCCCGGCGGGACCACTTCGGTCTCCGGAACACGGAGAGCGTCGAGTCGGCGGTCGACGGCCTCCGCTACCGCGTCCACCGAGCGCACGGGAGCCCCGAGAGGGCCGCCGACACGATGGCCGAGCTGAACGCCACGGCGATCGCCCTCCTCCGGCGCCTCCGGAGCGCCTACGTCCGGGACACGGAGGCGGCCGCCCGCAACCCGGCCCGGGCCCAGGCGGCCAAGCGCCTCCTGGCCCTTTACAGCCCCGACAACCTGGCCGAGAACTCCCCCCGCGACCCCGACGGGGACACCTCGTACGTCCTGAGCAAGGGGGCCGTGGTCGCGCTCTGCCTGCGCGAGCGGGACCCGGCTCTCACCGGGGACCCGGCCAGCCACGACTTCCACGAGCACAACACGCTCGTCTTCGTCGTCATCCACGAGATGTCCCACATCGCCATCGAGGTGCTGGACCACCCTCCGGAGTTCTGGTCGACCTTCAAGTTCCTGCTCCTCGAAGCCGCCGCCGCCGGGATCTACACCCCCGTCAACTACGAGCTGGCCCCTGTCCAGTACTGCGGGATGAAGGTGGATTATAACCCCCTCTTCGACCCTGCGCTGGCTCCGTCTTAGGGGCCGCGCCCGCGCTTTTTGGATTTGAAGCCGGGCCTTCACCCGGAGAAGGATGGAGTTCGGCCTGATAGTCGAGAAAAACGAAGGGACGCCCCCCAAGCGCCTGAAGAGCGGCGCCGCCAGCGAAGCGGGCGACATAATCATTCAGGTCAACAGCCTCGTCCGAGCGACAATCGTGCTGCCCGGCCGGGTGCTGGAGGACCGCGGGAGCTGGGCGGCGCTCCTTGACGGGCGGCAACCGTCTCCGCCCCTGAGCGGGATCGAGCTGGGGGGCGACGGACACATGATCGCTTTTAGCACCTCTTTCTGCGGGAACGACTCGGAGGTGGTGGGCAAGCTTTGGGAGGGCAAGATCGAGCTGCCCCGGCTCCTGATCGCCCCCAAGCTCCGCGAGGTCATGAATCTCGGAGAGCAGGCGGGAGGGCCCTGAGCGGCGTGCCGCTATTTTTGCCACGTCGCGGCTCCGCTCGCCGGGCGTGGCGGAGGCCCCATTTGAATCCCCCTGGGAGTCCGGTACACCCGCAATGGCCTCCACCGACGCCCCCGACGCCCCCGACGCCCGGACCGCCCCCATAGCGGCCGAGGACTGGCGCGCCAACGGCGCCGCCGAAGTCGCTCCCGCCGAAGCCGCCGCGGGCGCCGCCGCCGTCCGCGCGGAGGCGCTCGCGGCCCTGCGGAAGGCTATGGAGGCCTTCACCCCCGACGCCGACTGCGGCACCGAGCCCTCGGGCCCCGCGCCCCTCGTCTACCGCAAGGGCGACAGCACGATCGCTGGTCTCCCGACCCGCGCCGAGCTCGTGCGCAAATCGCCCGAAGGCGCGCGGGTCACGGAGTCGATCGAGGGCGCGATCGCCCGGCGGAGCCCGGTCCTCTTCCTGCCCACCGACCTGGTCGAGCAGAACGTCTACGAGCGGGGCACCCCGACTTACACGATCCAGCTCTTCGGGTGCCTCCCCAACGGCGCGAAGGCCCACGTCATTCTCGACTCGATCGACGTCTACTTCGACGTCCGGGCCGAGGAGCCCGCCGGGCGCCCCGCGCCCGCGGGGCAGGGGGCGGCCCCCGCCCCCCCCCTCGACACCCGCCTGCGGAGCCTCTTCGTCTCGAGGGAAATCACCTACGACCGCTTCGAGCTGGTCAGGGCGAAGCCCCTGCACGGTTACCAAGAAGAGCCGTGCGACTGGTGGCGGATCCACTTCCCCAACACCCAACAAAGAAAACGGGCGATCGAGGCCGTCCGCGAGGCCGGCCTCGAGACGGCCTCGGACGACCTCAGCTGCTACTACCGGATGGCCGGGAGGAACTGCGGGCTCGCGTTCAACGCCTGGTCGACCCTCAGCGACTACGCTTGCTGGCGGGGCACGGGCCATCCCCGGGGGGCCGAGAGCAAGGGCCCCCGCTCGGCCCACTGCGAGTTCGTCTTCCGGCTCCGGGCCGCGGCCATGAAGGCCCTCGTCGACCCGATAGCCCCCCGGGCCGAGCAGGAGGCGCAGATGGAGCTCGTCCGGCGGACCCCCCGGCTCGTCCAGGACCGGACCCTGATCATGACTTTCGACATCGAGACATCCCCCGGCGACCGGGCGAACCCGACCCTCCCCCGGGCGACGAACCCCGGCGACCTCCTGCGGATGATCGGGATCACCCTCCACTGGCGCTGCGACCCGACCCCGCTCCTCCGGATCTGTCTCGTCGACTCGCCTTCCGAGCCCGACGAGCGCTGGCTGACCGTCGTCTGCGGCGACGAGGCGGGGATCGTCCTGGCCTTCGGCGCCGTCAAAGGGGCGCTCCCCCCCGAGATCCTCGTCGGCTTCAACGACCAGGAGTACGACCAGGAGTACATCATCGAGGTCGCGCGGAAGCACGGGATCTTGGGGGAGTTCATCCAGCTCTGCTCCTGCATCCCGCGCCAGGCGGCCACGGACGCCTCCGCCGAGAAGTGGAACGTGCGCCGGGGGCAGAAGATCAAGATCGGGGGGGGGTCCGACAGCCAGGCCGTCGCGACCTACTACCACGCGCCGGGCTTTGTCTCGGTCGACGCCCGGACCCGCTTCCGGATCCTCTTCCCCAAGGACGAGGTCGGCGGGAAGAAGAGCGAGTCGCTCAACGCCTACCTGCGGCTCTGCAAGCTCCCGGTCAAGGCCGACATGCCCTACACGATCATGTGGGAAATCTGCGCCGCCGCCGACGCCCGCCGCATGCGCTGGGTCGCCCACTACTGCGTGAACGACGCCCAGCGCTGTCAGGAACTTCTCCACAAGCGCAACGTCATCGCCGACTGCCGCGAGCTCGGGAACCTGAGCTACACGAGCTTCGGCGACGCGGTCTACAACGCCGGCGGGCACAAGGTCCGGAACATGGTCTACGCCAACGCGATCCGCCAGGGCTTCGTCTTTAGCACGATCGTCCCCGAGCGGGAGGAGACCGGCAAGTACCCCGGGGCCCACGTCTACCACCCGAAGAAGGGGCAGTACCCCGACCCCGCGCGCCAGAAGCCTCTCGAGGACGCCCGGGCCAAGGTCGCCGAGCTGAACCGGGAGCTCTGCGAGCTCTTCTCGGCCCGCGGCGCCCGCCCCGATGTCGGTGCGGAAACCGCGGACCACGAGCTTGCCGACATGCTCGGGGCCACCCGCAAAGAGGTCACCGCTTACCTCGCAAAGGAGCTCCGGCTCGACGAGGCCGAGGAGGTCGAGCTCGGCGCGCGTATCGCGCGCAGCGCGCACCTGTACGCCGCGGTCCGCGATTTCCGCACCGGCCTCGGCAGGCGCGCCGCGGGCCCAGGAGAGCCCGCAGAGCTCCAAGAGGCGCTCCCCGAGCTGCGTCGCCGCGCCGAGCTCGTCGCCGGGGGCGGGGGCGCCGGCGCCCTCCACGCCCTCATCGAGCTGATCGTGGCCTGGGCGGCCCTCTCCGACTACGACCGCCCATGCACGGGCCTCGACTTCAGCTCGCTGTACCCGAGCCTGATCATGGCCTACAACCTTTCGCCCGAGACCTTCGTCGCCTCGAAAGAGATGGCCGAGCAGCTGCGGGCCAAGGGGAAGGTCCTCCACCCGGTCAACTTCGAGTTCTGCGGGCGCCCGGTGACCGGCTGGTTCATCCGCTACGACTCGGAAGCCTCGATGGGGCTCTTCCCCTACATCCTCAACGATCTCTTCGAAAAGCGGGCGGCGATGAAGAAGCGCTTGGGCCACCTCGCCCTAGTCAAAGAGCACATGGAGAGCGTGTTCGCACTTCATAGCGCTTCCGCCTCCGCCACCTTCGCGGCCACCTTCGCCGAGGAGCTGGCCGCGCTCGAGGCCCAGGCCTCCGCCCTCGAGGCCGCGGCCGCCGACGAAGAGGACGAGACCCTCGCCGACCAGGTCCGCGGCGAGCGCGCCTTGGTCCTGAAGAGGGCCGCCTACATGCACGAGCTGGCCCGCGAAGCCGCCGGCAGCGAGGCGGCCGACATCGAGGCGGCCTTCTCCGCCCACTACGAGAAGGTCTGCTTCGACCACGACGACGCCGACTCGAAGCAGAAGGCCCTCAAGGTCTACATGAACACCTTCTACGGCGAGGCCGGGAACAAAGCCTCGCCGCTCTTCCTGCTCCAGCTCGCCGGCAGCGTCACCTCGGCGGGGCAGTACAACCTCAAGATGGTCGGAGAGTACGTTATGGGCCTCCGCTACGGCCTCCTGTACGGGGACACGGACAGCGTTTACCTCGCCTGCCCCGAGGCCATCTTCGCCGACTTCGACGAGGCCTACATCCGCGGCGAGCGCCGCAACCCGAAGAGCCGGGCCCTTGAGCCCTACGGGCGGGAGGCCTTCTGGACCGACCTGGTCAGGGCCACGATGAAAGACCTCACCGTGCTCCGGGACAAGGTCAACGCGATGCTGAAGGCCGACAACGGGACCCGCTTCCTCCGGATGGCCTACGAGGAGGTCCTCTGGCCCTTCGCCCTCTTCGGCAAGAAGAAGTACTTCGGGATCCCCCACGTCCGCCTCCCGAACTTCCGCCCGAAGAAGCTCTTCATCCGGGGGATCGACATCGTCAAGCAGGGCCAGACCGAGCTCGCGAAGACGATCGGCTTCCGGATCCTCTGGGCAGCCGTCGCCCTCGACAACTCGCGCAGCCTCCTCGCGATCACCGAGGAGGTCATCCGCGAGGCGGTCGAGAACCACGAGCAGTGGGCCTTCGAGGACTTCGTCCAGACCGCGGCCTGGAAGCCCGACAGGGACAACAAGTCCGTCCAGCACTTCATGGCCCGGATGCGCGCCCAGGTCGAGCGCGAAGAGGCCGAGAACCGCCAGCGCATCGCGCGGGGCGTGGCCCCGGTCCCCCCCATCTACTACATCCCCCCCGCGGGCGCCCGCTTCTCCTTCGTCCTGGTCCAGGCCGAGGAGCAGTTCACCCTCCGCGGCCTCAAGCGCTCCCCGAAGGTCGGCGACATGATGGAGTACCCCGAGGTCGCCCGCGCCCGGAAGCTCCCGATCGCGGTCGGCGAGTACCTCACCCGCCGCGTCGCCGGGGTCGGCGCCCGGTGCATCAACTACGCCGAGCGCTTCCAGGCCGGCGGGCGCCCCGGCGACCCCGCCGCCGCCGACAAGCACTCCCAGGACGCGGCGAAGTCCTACCTCGAGAAGTTCATCGGGGGGCTGCGGGCTGTCCCCCCCGAGGTCGTCGCCGCCAGGGGCTACGCCTACAAGCGCGCCTGGAGGGCCGCCTCGGCCGCCTCCAGCGAAGCGATCCAGGCGGCCCACCCCGCGGCCGCGGGGGTCCTCGACGGGCCGTTCCTCGACTGGAGCGACTTCCTCTCCGACCCCGACGAGAGCGCCGCCCCCCGGACCCCGAGCGAGGTCACCGAGGCTCTCGCCGGGCGGGCCTCCGAGGTCGGGCGCAGGGTCTCCGTCTCCGCCGCCCCCGAACTGTTCGCGCGCGAGCTGGGGATCGGCGCCGGGGGCGGGGACCGCGGCGCCGAGGAGCGCCACCCCCCGGCGACCCGCCTCTTCACCGTCCTCCGCTGCCTGACGGCCGGCGCCCCCAAACGCGCGGAGCGGGGGCGCCTCTCCACCCTTCGGGTCCTGGTCCTGCGTGCCTACGACCGCATCGAGCGCGAGGCCCGCGGCGACATCGCCAGCCACGCCGGAGCCGCTACCCGGGTCGCCGCCCGCTACCACCTTTCGCTCGACCTCCTCGTCGCCCAGTCCCGGGCGCTCGAGCACCGCCTCCACGCCGATAAGCTCGGCGCCCTCGAGGACGCCTCCGCCGGGGCCTGCGAGGCGGGCGCCTCGGCCGCCCCCCCCCAAGCGATCGAGCTCACCGCCGGCGAACAAGCGGAGCTCCAGAGCCTGAACCAGTCCTGGTACCGCCTCGTGGGCGTCTACGGCTCGCGCGTGGGGCACTCCAGCGCTGTCTCCTACCTCGAGGGGCTCCGCGCCAAGCGCCTGCGCACGCCTCGCCCCCCGGGCCGGAAGGTCTCGGCGGAGGCGATCGAAGCCTGCGCGCTCTCCCTGCCCAACCTCGGGCTCGCGCCTGACCTCTCCGGGTGATCGGGGGTCTGCGGCCCTGCGGGCCGACGCCGGCCGAGCGCCCAAAAGGCGCCCGGCTTTTTTTCCCGCCCGATTGTTGCACGGCTTTGTATACGCGTTGCTCGCCCGTCAGAAGATAGTCACCACTACGTGACTGGCGTTACGATGAAGTCCAACGAGGCAATCTTGATCGTTCTCATCATCCTCCTTGTTATCGTGGTCCTCGGCCAGGGCCGCGGGGGGGGCAGCAAGAACCGGTTCGCCACCAAGGGGGAGACCCCCTACACCGCGCTCGACCGCCAGGCCGGCGCGATTACGGGCGTAAGGAACGACGGCTACAACCAGGAGCACCCCTACGTCCGGGCCGACCTCGCCAAGAACTACCGCAGCTGGGCCGCCAAGCCCCACGACATCGCCGAGGCTCAGCGGGCCGCCTGGTACGAGGCGACCCGGCCCGGGAGCAACAGCAACGCCTACGACCCGACGATCGCCTGGGACGCCGGGAAGGACATGGCCAACTACCACGCCCCCGGGCCCTCGATCAACTACCAGGACGCGCTCATCGACCTCGTCGCCGACGAGCGGACCCGCCGCAACCACGAGCAGTGGGTCTCCGAGGTCGCCCCCTTCAGCCAGACCTCGATGAAGGTCGATGACATGGACGAGGCTGTCGCCATGGCCCAGCCCCGCGTCGGCCTCAGCAGCTTCAGGTTCCACGGCGGGCCCACCCAGAACAACCCCCTCTTCGTCACCGAGCTCGACGCCGAGCAGCTCGCCTCCCAGGGGAAGCGGTTCGACTTCAACGGCTAAGCCTCGGCGCCCTGCCCCTTGTGCCCCATCTGCCCGGCTCCACGGAGCGCTCGCTGTTTTTTCGGGACCCCGCGGAAGCTCGCCCAAAAATTTCGAGAGGGGGCCCGGTCAAACCTCCCCGGCGGCCGGCGGCGACCCCCCGTTCGCCTTTGCCAGCGCATCTTTGTTGCGCACAAGGACCGTACGCAGTGGGCCGTGTGCGGCTGTCGTTTTTTTCGCGAGCACCGAGTCCGCCTCAAGCGCTGCCACTTTCTTCAGGACTTCTCCGCAGCTCACGATGTCTGGTTGATCCGGGAGCCCAGGTTCGTGTCCGTAGGGCTGCTTACGGAATAGGACGTCCAGACTCTTTTGTACCATCGGGCTTAGGACCGTCTCTATCGGCTTGATCTGCCACCCCGAGGACTCGTGGACTAGCGCGTCCGAGGTCTTTTTGTTTGGCAGATAGCAGGTGATGTTCTCGGGTTTCGCTGGGTCGCTGAACACTACCAATGTCGCGTCCAACAGGGCCTGTACTCCTGGATCTGCCGCGCCCTTCGCGTTCATGAGGAGGCGATAGATCTGTGGCGCGGTAATATGGTCAACTTGCTCCTGGCCAAATACGTTCACGGTAACCTGATTGCTAATGCTCTGCTTCACCTCGTTTGTAACAACATGGTTACGTATGTTGTTGGTTGTATTATTACAACCAGTTACTTGTAACTGCTGGATTACTGTCGCGTTACCCCCAATTGTCTGAGCTGACTGTTGCGGAGAAGTGTCCGGGATTTCCACGGGCCGGCTCGAAAGAAGCTGGCGCATCATATCCTTCATCTCGCTCAGTTCAGCTTCCAGTTTCCCCATTTTCTGTTCCGTCGTGTGAGTGTCGGGGGCACCCTCTTCGCTTTCTGTCCGGCGCAGCTTGCAACTATTCTTCTCATGTCGTGCCCGATTAGAAGATGTCGCAAACGTGCGACTGCAGTAGATGCATCGAAGATTCTTTTGGTTCGCGCCCGCCCTCTCCTCCAGCACTAATAAATCGCGCACCAAAACAGGTGTGCAAGGTGTTTGTCTCTCCGCGTGGCGCCGCAACTGCCAAGGCTTCTTAAACTGCTTCCCACATCTCTGGCACGTCCTATCGGACATGAATCCTTTTTGTTGCGTCTGAATCCTCGGTGTTGCGCCGCGATCTTTTTTGTTGCCAACTTATTCCTAAATGTTGCGCACGTCCCGCGCCGTCGTTGAAATTCGGAGTTTTGTCGCCTATATGCCGGGTCTGGTGAGACCTGTTTTTCGTCACCTATCGAATCGGTTAATGTGATATACGACGGAGGTAACATTCAGGAAGATTTTTTTGTTGAGGGGGGGAGAAAAGTCGGCGCCCTCTGAAAATTTTCGAGAGGACGCAGAGCTGTTCGAATTTGCTTTGACTCGAGGTCCCCACAGCTCGGTCACCGATGGCCCAACATCAGCGAAGGCGGTCTGTATAACATTGTTCACGGTCAACGGTTCGGCCTCTTGGTAGCTTCCTGCGCCGCTGGAACGCCCCAATAAGCATCGATCCCTTTTGTTGCGTCTGAATCCTCAGTGTTGCGCCGCGATCTTTTTTGTTGCGTTTCTGATCCTAAATGTTGCCTACAACTGCGTCCATTAGGAAGATACGCGTTTTGACAACTAATGCGGAACGTTCGTCCGAAGCCCTGATTTAATAACTCGGGTTTTGATTCAACTGTCTAGGAGCCTTAGGCAACATTTAGGATGATCCTTTTTGTTGAGGGGGAGAAAATGGACGAATCCCCAAAAAATCGTGGCGCGCAGTTTGGTTCTCGTTGCCCGTTTATTTTTCTACTTGATGTCGCCGGACAAGATCACTTCCGTGCATACCCTTTTGCCAAGGTTGGGACTCAGTTCTGGCTTCTAATCCGGCGATCGAGCCCTTCCCCGAAATTTCCATATCTCTTTTGCGAAGGGATCAAAGAAGGAACCAACAAAGACAGAGGGGGATCAAAAAAGGTCAGGCTCCGTCGGCTTACCCCTCCTGGATGTAGTCGGGAGCGTCGCTGACGTGGTAGATAACCATGTACACGCCGCTCGCGGGCCCGAAGGCCGACGGGCTCACTGCGCTGTCGTTCAGATTGAAGATCGGCATGTCCGCGGACGGGTTGGGACCAGTACCTCGCAGGGACTGCTCGCCCGCCAAGCTAGATGGAGATGCGCGGGCGGCTCGAGCGATGTAGTGCCCCCCGGCCAGCGAGCCGGTGTGCTCAATCTGGGCGACCTGGCGGTACTCGAGGCCGCCGCCGTCTTTGGCCGGGAGGGTGAAAGCCCGGGGAAAGTACCTTACAGGCCGGGGCTGGGCGTAAGCGTTGAACATAACTACGAAGACCTCGGGGATCATCTTGAGGACGTACTCGCGGTGACCTCCGGTGGCGCGCTTGCACTTCTCGCAGACGTAGTCTTCGAGCACGGTCGAGTAGCTCAGCAGCCCCCTGGCGAATTCTTCGGGGGTCGAAGGCGGCGGGCGGAGCAGGTCGAAATGGAAGAACTCGAACTGGACCGCGATGTCCTCCTGCATCTCCGAGACAACGTCCCGACACCCGTAGCAGATGACCCGTCCCCTGTATCGATGGTGAAAGTGGCTAGAAAGGGGGTTCTCTCGGGGCGGGCGCCGGCGCCCCTGAGAGTCCAGCACCGGGGGGCGGGGGTCGTCAGTCATGTCGAGGATGTGAACGAGCGCCTCAGAGGCGCTCTGCTGTCCGGCGCCGAAGACCAAGGCGGACTGGGGCCGTCTCTCCCTCAGATCAGCGCGCAGCGCGGCGAGGACGGCAGCCGAGGACGCGGCGAGCACGGGGGGGCGCCCGGCGAACGGCTCTCCTCCCATCGGGCGTCCTCGGGGAACGGCGGCCCAAATAAAATCGTACAAGGCCCGCCCGGTCCGGGTCAGGGCGAGGTATTCGCGGTTGGCGAAGGTGGCCCGCACGACCGCCGAGCACGAGGCAAAGCCCTGCAGGAAGCTGTTCATCCAGCAGATCGCGCCCGTGTTGTTGAGACCGGCCGGCTCGGGGACGAGCCCGGGGTCGTAGAGATCGAGGCGGGTGGAGGGCGGCGGAGGGGCAGGGGGGGCGGTGTTGGCCATCTCGGCCGGCTTCGTGATGTTTTTTTCACGTCCGCCTTCAATTCTGACCGCGACGCCGAGCGTGGCGCCGCGTTCAGCGCCGGGCCTCGAGCCCTACGTACTGGAGCGAGGTCCCTCGGATCTGGGCCCCGCGGTTATGGGGGGCGGTTGAGACGAAGTTGTAGCGCTTCGGCGCGACGGTAACCCGCACCTCTTTACCCTGCAGCTCGACGACGAGCCGCTTCAGCGAGGCGAGCGCGTACTTGGCGCGGGGCGGGGACATCCAGAACTCCCCCAGCACGCCCCCGGAGGCTAAGGGATGATCTCCGGGGCGCGCGGGGTCCAGCGTGTAGGGGACCTGACCTGCCGACGGCGGGGCCGCCCGGCGCAGCCTCGCCAGGCTGGGATCGAAAGCCCCGTCGCCCGACTCGTCCAGCAGGATTACCCGGACTTTGCCGTGGGCGTCGCAGCCCGACAGGATGCCAGTGAGCTCGATCGTCGCCGCGTCCATCCTTCCTGATACTTGCCGGAGATTAACTCGACGCCGGCGCGCTCAAAAAATTAAGGAACGGCGTGGGTCGGCACCACCAGGCGCCCGCCGGAGAAGTAAACCTCCCTCGCTTACTATTTACTTGATGTCGTCGCGATCGCTGAGGTATTGTCTGGTCGCGGGGGTCTCCAGATGCGCAGGGTTGCGGCCGCGGTTAGCGGCTTCGACGTACCCGTACTCGGTGATGCTGGGGTTTACGAGGCTGTGGGAGTCGACGAGAACGTTTCGGTACTGCGTGAGCTCGGTATTGAGCTTCAGGCGCAGAGTCCGGAGGACGTTCGTGATGAACACGAGATTGCGGACCAGACGAGTGTCGAAACGCATCCGCCCCACGGCCGCGAGTTTCCTCCGCACACCCGAGTCGACGGGCACGACTTGGACGCGCTCGTCGGGCTTTTCTGACTCTTTGAGGTAGATCAGCTGATTCACATTTGCGGTACTTGCGCCCGGGGTCGACGCCACGGCCCCCCTAACAACGTCGGCTGATCTGGCGGGGCCGAAGTCGGCGGACCTCCCGAAGGCAGCGAGATTGCCGAACAAGCTTTTTCCGAAGATCTGGTCGCTGAGGAATTTGGGGCGGCCTAGAGGCAAGTCCCCGTTGCCGCGAAACAAATCGGTAATAAGCCCTTGGCCAGTGTCCGCGGAGGACGACCAGCTATTTCCGTAAACCTTCTCGCCCACAGGGGCGTAAGGCTCCAGCAGCAGCTTCAAGAAGGCTTTCGTGTGCTTGGTGGTGGCGCTCGGCACACTCAAGTCGGTCTCGTCGTCGATGGCTTTGAGAGGGACGCCAAAGATGGAGCATGCAAGCTGGTCGAACGTGTGGGCGTAGTTGTACAAAGGGGCCAATGGCATCCCGCGCATCAACGCGTGGACATTAATAGGGATGATGTTCATATCCACGATGTTCACGTACCATTCCTTCGAGCGCGCGGACCCGGTGGCAGTTCTCAGGGTTCTGTCGGCCCTCCCGAGGGGGACCCCCTGCGCAATCTTCTGGATCTGCTCGTCTTGGAAGGAGCTCTCGGCGATCGAGACCAGCTCGGCCAAAGACCCCACCGTGAAGGCGAAACCCCTTAATCCAGAGACGGAGCCCAGATCGGGTTTGTTTACGGGGCTGTTGCTCATAATCGCGCGGTAATGCCGCAGATCCACAAGGTACCGCAACAAAGAAGTCGCATTGCGCATGAACCTCTCGTAGCGGTCGGGCTCGATCTTATCACGACCCTCGGACGTCCCGTTGTATGTCCGTAGGATTTGCTGGACACCGGGCATGTCGTCCAGAGAGAGTTCGGCCGAGGAGTGTCCCAGAACCTTCCGAGTCCCGTACATGAACTTGAAGTGTGGGTCGCCGGAGGAGTATTCCGGGACCATGGAGGTGAGCACGCCTCTGCCGCTAGCATCGCGAAGAGGGCGAAGAGCGAGCGAGAGAGGCATCAGTGGCAACTTCCCGTACCGGGCCTTGTATTGCGCGATCGAGTTCTCCTGGGTTTCGAAGTACAGGGGGGATACGTCAGCGAGCTCGCGAGAAACTTCTGCAATAGCATTGCTGGCTGTGTAGCAGCCCGAGTTGACCGAGTCAATGATCTCGGTCAAGCGCTGCTTGAATTGCGCAGAGTTAGCAACGTTAGCTGAGGCCACGAGCGGATGGAGGGAAGAGACCGATCCTGCAGCGAAGGCGGTGGTGTCACTCCCGAAGGTAGTGGTGACGGGGGCGAGGGCGCCGGTGTACTCGATGTACTCGTCGGCGCTTCGGGTGGCGCCGGCTGAATTTCTGGCGAGCGCGGTCACAGTACGGGCACAGTTAATCTCAGTCAGGTTGATCAGCTGCTTGAAGAACTCGCCTCTCATCTGCAGGATCCCGAACAGTTTGACGTAAACCGGCAGGTTGGCTCGGAAACTTTCCTTCATGTACAAGGGCAATTCGGACATCGTCGCGACCAGGTGCAGACTCTGTTGGCTTCGCTGGTCAAATGCCGTCACCATGCTGCGCAACACCCACGCCAGAGAATTGGTCAAGACGGCCCCGTTTTTGGGATCGCCGCGGATCCCGAACGCGGCGGGGGCGTCGCCAGTGAAGATAAGATCGGGGATGGCGTTGCCGGGCTGCATCACGGCCCGACTAAACGCGCCATTCGCAAGGGTGTCGATAAGCCCGCGATAGATTTTGTTCGTCGCGACATCGAAGAAAGTGCGGAGGTACTTTGCCAGGATTTTGTTGAACATGAACAAGAGGCTCTGGTTGTTGTCCAAGTACCCTGTCCCCAAAGTCAAGGAATACAGGTCCAGGCGCCCGGCGGCCGAACCTCCCGCCGAGTTCTTGGGGAAGAGCCCCATCTTTTGGAGGGCGTCCCCGGCACCGCTCAAGAGTCTGTCAAACGGTTCGGCCCCAGTGAAAGGGAGGACACCTCCGCTCACGCCCGAGTTGCCTCCGGCGTCTTGAGCGTCATAGAAGACCAGCTTCGCGAGGAGGTTGCCATACCCCTGAACATTATCGTCGAAGTCCTTCGCCCGAATGAGTGCAACGAAGGTTTCGTTGACAACGCGACTGATTGAGTCGAGGGTCTCCGCTTTGCCTGCACCCGCGCGAGCTTCTTCGATGGTCTCTGGGGGGCCTTGGACGATTTTTTCGAGGAGGCCAATCTCGACCTGACGGAGGCTCTCCTCATAATTGCCCATCACATCTTTGGGGATGCTCGCGCGGAAGGTGTCGAAGAAGCCTCGGACATCCGCGTAAAGCTCCTCGATCACCCTCCGAAGCTTCGAGAAGTCCAGGTGGAGCTGGGAGACCTGGGACTGAGGGAAGCGGACCTGCACCAGCCCCTCGAAATCGGACGTAAGGCCGAAGATCGCTTCGATGAGAGTTTCCATCACCTGGGGGAAATCGAACACCCTCCGGATCACCGCGTCGGCGGGCGAGCCTGAGTCAAGCCCCACCACACTGACGGCGACAGGGTTAACTCCGTATTTGGCTTTAAACGCGCCCACCAGGTTGCTTCCATCGATCGTCGCTGTGGTTCCCGAGCCGTCGTCGTGCTGACCCCCGAGGAGGCTCTTAGCGCCGGCAACGTTGATGGAGGCGATAGTTTTTTGGAACGTCTCGAGGGCGGCCTGAATAGACCGAAGAATGTCGAGCCCCAAGATCGCGCTTTCGTGGAACATGAACGACTTGCTTGTGTCAGCGCCGCTGAGTGTCGCCGAGCCCAGGATGAGCCGAGTTGCGATGGACATCTTTTTGTCGGAAGAGCCCGCCCGAGACATCTCGGTCGAGGCCTGCTTGATGAGGCTCCCGTAGCTGATCGAGGCGAGGTCGAAGCCCGCGAACTTCTCATCGACCGTCTTGCGGAACTTTTTCAGGAGGTTCCAGTGGGTGAAGGCTAAGTCATCTTGAACGCTCGAGTTCGAGTAGCTGTCGAGGTCAAAGTCGCTGACAGCGTCGGGGCGCTTGGTCTCGGGGAGCTCGCCGGGGAGCAAGAAGCGGTCGGAAGGGGCCCGCCCTTCGTGCGCGAATTCGTCGGTCTCCCCGGGGAGGATCGCGTAATTGGTCTGCGAGCCCCGCTCGCTCTTGTAAAGGCCGCTCTGGCCGCGGCGGCGGTAGTTGTACAGCTTTTTGTAGGCCTCCCAGTCCGCGCTCTTCACAATGCCGTAGCGGCGGTTAATTTCCGCCACGAAGCCAGCGAGGGCGGCGTTCGTGGCGTTGGTGCCGTCCTTCTCCCGGAAGTGGGCGTAGATCTTGTTAATCTCGGAAACGAGCATGCGGATCTCGGAGTCAGAGTAGTCACCCGAATCGGGCGCGACCACTCGGGTGAAGACCTGGGACACGAGGTTGCCGAAGATTCCCTCGAAATCGGGGATCATCGAGATCTTGTAGGCCCCCCCGGAGCCCTCCAGGGCGCTGTCGTAACCGAAGATGCTCTTATAGAACTCGGCGAGCCGGGGCAGGCGGAAGTAAAGCTCGGCAGCCTCGGGGATAGCTTCAACGTTGTCGAACTCGGCGCCCCCGATGATCATCCTTGTGGGCGTGAGGTCGTAGAGAGGACTGGGGCGCTCAAAGAGGTCGTAGACCCCGAGGACGGTTAGGACTTTAGCCGCCATGGCCTTGATGATGTAGGTGAAGAAGCGGTCCTCAGTTTGGTAGTCACCCCGAAACTTGTCGCGGTTCGCGGCGCTCCCGAAGAACAGCCCGTACTTCGCAGCGAGGTCTTTGTCATCACCTCTGCCCGCAGTGATGGAGATTTTAGCGCCGTCGCCCTCGAGAGAAACTCCTGAATCGGATAGAGGATTGCCGTGGGTCGAAAGCCCAAGAGACAGAGCCGAACAGTTCAAATACTCAAGGAGAGCATAGTAGATCTCGGTGGGGCTCATGAACGCCGCCTTCTCCAAGGACTTTCCCCCGAAGCGCTCGCCGATCCTGGCGAATGCGTTGACCAGATTTTTAAGGGCCTGGAAGTCGTCGATAACCTTCTTGATCTGAGCCCGCACTTTTTTGCCCGCCGCTTCCTTCGGGTCAGTGAAGACCAAAGGGACCCCCACGTCGCCTTTCTTCACGTCTGGGTCAGCGTAGTAATGCCCCGCCGAGCCTGAGGGGAAGGCGCCTTTGTGCTTACCATCGAACCCGGGCATCTCCTCGAAAGCGCGGGCTAGTTTGTCGCCGGTGTCGTCGACGAACCACCTCCCGATCACCTGGACGCCATCGAGGATGCGCTTGATGTCCTGGACGTCCTCGGGGTGGGCCACGATCCCTGAAGTGAAGGCCTTGAGGTAAAGGTCGATCCCTTGGAGCGCTCGGTAGAACTTGGTTTTGCACTCGTAGGCCTTAGTGAGCTCGTTCTTCGCGTTCGCCCTGATCTTCTCTTTGTCGGCTTCGGGCACAGAGCCGGGCGCGTTCTTCAGGTCGATATCGAGCTGGCTGACGCGGGCGTTGTGCTCGGTCTTGAGGGTGCGGAGCCTCCCGGCAACGGCGTCGCCGAGGACGCTCGTGTACTTCTCGCCGTACGACTCGAGCTCGAGGCTGGTCTGCTTGAGGTTCTCGTAGACCTTGGCGACGTAGAAGAAGTACTTGAAGGCGTTCACGGCGGTTTGCAGGTCGTAGGCCGAGCGGGCGGCCTCTCCGGCCTCGTCTTGGATCGAACGCAGGAACTCGTAAGGATCGTCGCCGCCCTTGACCTCGGAGTCCTCCGCCTCGCCGGCGCCGAACCTTTTTGAGACGAGCCCGGAGTAGTATTCGATGGTCTCGAGGATGGCCGCGATAGGGGCGCGAAGGCGAGCAAAGTAGCTGCCGGACGCGCGGTACATATCGAGCGAGGCGATGTCGTCGACCGCCCGCAAGACCATCTTCATGTTGGTGATGTAAGTCTCCTTGGCCTGGCGGGCCTCAGCCTCGCGGTAGTAGCCGATGAGGGCGAACTCGAGGCCGATCCCGAGCTGCTCATTGGTGTCGAGCGCGGCGACGGCATCCCGGAGCTCGGCGAGCTTGTCGCTGAGGGGGATCTCCTTGCCGAGCTGGGGGCCGATCGCGTTGACGGCTTCGAGGAACTCGTTGTAGTGGCGGGTCATCCGCGCGGTGTACTGCTTGTAGAGCGCCGCGCGCTCGCGGTCGACCTTGCGCACGCGTTTCTCGTAGGAGGTGAGCTTTTTGGGCACGTCGTCCCCCCCGTGGGCGGCGCGGGCGTCCTCGAGCTCGGGGCGGAGCTCCTCGCGGCGCGAGAAGTTCTTCATCAGGACCTCGGTCGCCCGGGAGAACTCGCCGAAGTCGAGGTCGGGCTTCTCGCGCTGGAGGGCGAAGAGGCGCTCGCGGAGGTCGCTCTTCGAGAGGTCGGAGTCGACGTACTCGCCGACGGAGAGGCCGGTCTCTTGGAGGGCCCGGTCGACCTTGTCGGAGATCGCGGCGATCGTCCCGACGCCGCTGATGACCATCGCGATGGCGTCGGCCATCTTCTTGCCGCCGGGCGCGGCGCCGAGCTCGGCGACGACGTCGTGGACGTCGCTCTGCTCCATCATGGCGCTGGCGAGCTCTTCGCGGGCGGGCCCGATCACGACGGCGAGGGTGTTCTGGATGACGCGGACCTGGTGCGCGCGCATCTGCTCGGCGCGGGCGTAGAGCTCGTTGAGGCTGTCGATCGCGTCGGGGACCGAGCTGTCGGCGTAGTCCCCCTTCTTCGAGTTCTCGACGATGTTGCGGTGGGCGACCTTCATGAACTCGTCGAGGTCGGTGAGGCGGCGGAGGGCGCGCGTGAGCGAGGCGTGGACCTCGAGGAACTCGCTGTTGAGCCCGAGGGCGAGGGAGTCGACGAGGTCGGCGAGCTGGAGGCAGATCGCCTTGGGGCCCAGCTTCGTGTCGAAGATCTCCTCGCCGGACTTGGCGAACTCCCTGTTGAGGGCCTTGGCGACCGTCTGGCAGACCTTGACCTGGGAGCCGGCGTTGGACGAGAAGGTGGTCCCCTTGTCGGGGCGGGGGATCGCGTCCTGGAGCTGCTTGACGATGACCTCGCCGCTCGCCTCGGGGTCGACGCTGAGGCCGGCGTCCTTCATCGCCTGGGCGAGGCCGCGGACGAGGCGCTTCTTCGTGGCCGAGGCCACCGAGTAGCGGTAGCTCTGGAGGTCGGCGGCGGCCTCCTCCTCTTCGCGGGAAGGCCCGCCGCCGAAGAAGCCCCCGGCGGCGGCGCCGCCGCCCACGAAGCCGCCCTGGACGGCGGTGGCGTCGACCATCTGGTCGTACGCGTTGAGCTCACCGCTGCCGGTGACGGGGCGGCGGTAGAGGCTCGCGGTCTTGTTGGTGGCCTCGAGGGCCGAGCCGCCGCTGCTCCCGGCCGGGGCGGAAGCAGGGCCCGGCCCCCCGGGGACCGCCGCGGCGAGGTTCTCCTGGGTCTTGGCGGCGGCCGCCTGGCTCTGCTGCGAGACCTGCGCGGCGGCGGCAGAAAGGTCGACAGCGGACTGGCTGGCCGTCTGGACCCCCAGCATGACGTTCTGGGGCGCGTTCTTCCAGTCGACGGTCTTCCCGGCGGCGTAGGCGCTCTTGGCGCCCTGCTGGGCGACCTGCCCGGCCGCCGCGATGTGTTCTTTGGTTGACTGCCCCCCCATCGGTGATCGTACGCGTTCTTCGGTAGGGCGCGACTTAGCGAAGTGTTCCGGTGCCGCGGCCTGGTTAGACGGGTATACAACATGCGCAAAAAAGTCTAATGCGGAAACCCCCCAAAAAAGGCCGGCGGGCGACTTGGGCCGCGTCGCGGCTCGGCATGCCGGGCGTCCGCCGGGGGCTCAGGCGGCACGCTGGCCTATCTACCGTCCTGCTCGGACTTTGGCGCCCCGAGCTCGGCGGCCAGCTCGGTGAGCCGCCGGGCGACGATCTCGAGGTCGGCGTCGGCGACCTCGCCGGGCCGCAAGCCATAAGCCGAGACGATGTAGTTTTTGACCTTCTTTTGGCCTCGCCAGCTACGGTCCTCGAGGGACGGATGGTTGGGGCCGTGCGTGCAGAGGTAGTTCCAGACATAGGTGGCGATGCCCTCGTGGTCCAGAGCCCGCTCGGGCGAGCCGGCCCCCAGCGGCGCGCGGGCCGCCTTGGGCCGAGAGCGGGCGGCCGGAGCGGGCTCGGCCCAAGGCGGGCCCCGGGCGGCTGCTAGCGAAGCTACCGGTGTTCCGGCGACGGACGCCCCGGGCCCGCTCCGGGCAGGAGGGGCGCCGATGCTGATGTGGGTCCAGTCGGCGCCGCTCGTTACGGTCACGGGGGGGCGCGGCCCGAGCCCGGGGTCGAGGTCGATCGTTATCCGGTGGCCGGGCGCCGGGCGTGAGTGCGGGCGGGATCCTCCGGGCTTATCGTCCATGTCCGCTGCGCAAGAACTGCTTGCTGGAACAGCGGCCTACTGCTGTCTGAGGGAGTGTGCCCCCGGGGGGGGCCTTCAATTCTGCGGGCGCGGCCCGCCCGCCGCCGCGCCGATTATTTCGGCTGAGGGCGCAGTTTTATCGTCGCCTAGTATACGCGGTAGGTAACGCCAGTTTCCCGCCACCATGACAAGTAAGAGAAAAGAGAAATCGTCTCGCGACACCTATTGCCGGATCTCCGAGTGGCTCGAGAACGAGGACGACGCGTTCCACACGGTGGTCCGCGGGGTCTGCCTGGACGGCCGGCTCAACGCGTCCCGGGGGGCCGGGACGACCTTCCTCTGCCCCTCCGAGAGCGTGCGCAAGGACCTCATCCGGGAGTTCTCCTCCAACCCGGCCGACGTCGAAGACAAGATCAAGGGGCACATCGTCAAGAAATGCCTGAAGACCGCGAGCGACTTCGGTAAGGGCCCAGTCACGACCATGCTAGGCACCGCGCTCGAGGCGAAGTCGGCGAGCGGCGGCGCGGTCACGCTCTCGAACGGAGCCCAGCTGAGGCTCGCGGACAACTTCAAGCCCCTCGGCGGGCGCGAACTGAGCGTCTGGGTCGTCGAGTCGGGGGAGGTCCCCACCGACGGGGCCCGCAAGGCCGAGAAGAAGCTCGGCTCCGGGAGACGCCGCCGCCGGGGGGGGGCCTTGGGGGGCGGGGCGGAGGCCTCCGTGGCCAGGCCCACGGTCCGCCTCGACCGGGCGCGAAAGCTCGCCAAAATGTTCAGCGAGTGGATGAGCTCGGACGCCTCCCGGCACTCGAGCCCCGACCCGTACCTGGTCGCCAGCGCGTCGATGCTGCGCCAGCTCGAGCGCCACCACAACACCGTCTGGAAGGCCGTCCTCCCCCTCATCGACCGCGACCCGTTCGTCTGCTTCCACCTCCTCGTCGAGCCCTACAAGGCCCCGGGGGGCGACTGCCTCCTCCCCGACAGCTTCTTTGACCCCAGCGCCGACGGGAGCTGGCCTGGGGCCGAGGTCGACCTAACCGGCGGCGACGCCTCGCGGGCTTTCCAGGAGAACTTCGACGCCCTCTCGGCGCAGACCGACAAGTCCGCCTTCGTCGGCGACACGCGCATCGTCCCCCTCCTGTACTCGGCGCCCTCGACCGTCAACGAGGCGATCGACGAGGTCCGGGTCAGCCTCGTCGGCGACGAGGGCGAGAAGGCCGGCCTCAAGACCGCCACCAAGCTGCTCGAGGCCTACAAGAACCTCGTCAACAACAACACGATCTCGGGCCAGACCGGGATCCTCCCCCGGAGCTGGGAGAGCCTCGAAGGCCGCGAGCCCGCGCCCGCCGAGCGGGCGACCCTCGAGCTCTTAACCCCCGACAAGAAGCTCTGGCAGGACGAGTTCCGGGCCTCGGCCACCGCCCACCTCGCGCCGATCCGCGCGCAGGCCTGGAACGCGGAGGCCTTCAGCGAGCTCATCAGGTTCACGGAAGCCTGGAAAGGCAACGACTACGTCGGCGAGCGCGACTTCACCAACCCCGGCAAGTACACGGGAGGGCAGATCGTCGTAGGTGGGGCCATCGAGGGCCTAAAGATGTTCATCAACAGCACCCACTTCATGTACATGGCGACCCCTAGCGCCGTCGTGGGGTCCGCGGACTACTGGGGGGGCATCCCGACCAGCGACAAGCTGAGCCGCGAGAGCTACGAGCGGAGTGTCTTCAACGCCGAGGGCGGGAAGCAGCGCTACCTCGGCGCGATGGAGGGCCGCCAGACCGACGCCCTGGCGAACGCGGTCTTGACGATCAACGCTTACGTCGAGGAGACGGGGATGAACCCCAAGGGCCTGCGCCTCGCCGCCGGCTCCTCGTCGGCCGCGGAGTGAGCCGGCGCCACGCGAGCGGCCGGTCGCCGCATTTGAACCGCCTTTTTTAGGGACACACCCGTCGCGATGATCACCCCCGTGACCTGTTTCACCTGCGGGCTCTCCCTCGGGGACCTCGACCCCATCTACCAGGGTATCCGCCGAAAACGGGTGAAGGCCTTCCTCGAGAAAGAAGGAGTCGCCCCGACGAAGTCGACCGTCGACTGGGCCCTGACCGAAGACCTCATGTCGGACGTCCTCGTGGCCCTGAAGGTGGGCGACTGCTGCAAGACCCACCTGGTGACCGCCATGAACCTCACCGACCACTACTAGGCGGGCGCTGGGCCGGCGGGGCTGAGCCCCGCCCGTACGCGCCCCGTAGCTCTGCCCCCGAAGGCAGGCGCTTTTTCGCCCAGGGCAGGGCCGCGCCTGGCTGGGCTAGGGTCGCGACTGGCCGGGCTAGGGCCGCGCCTGGCCGGGCTGGGGGGCGCCAAGCCCCGGACTGCGACGGGCCGTGCCCCCGGCTCGCCAAAATTGAAGCCCGGTCGAATTGAACACGGACACAGCCCTAGGCACCTGTCAACCCCCGTCAGCCAGTACGCCAGACAAACGCGAGAAAACCGCGAGAAACCCGCGAGAGTGACGCTAAGAAAGACGACTATGGCTAACAATAGACACTACTTCGAACTGCCCGTACTCAATGCGGCTTGCGCCGAAGCTTTGGCCAGGCACCAGGTCACCCTGGGCGACGCCGACAAATCGAAAGTCGCGCGCGCCCTTGGCGACGTGTTCAAGGAGGACGGGAAGAAGAACAAGGCCGCTCATGGAGTGCTGTTCCAGCCCATTAACGCAAAGGCCGGAGGGGTCGAGGCGCGTCTGAACGTTCGCTTCCTCGGTGAGGTCCACTCGGGGCAAATCGCCCCCCTCGACGAAGCCGATTGCGTCAAGCTCGCGGAAGAGTTCCCGGACCGGTTCAAGAACGGCCCCCCCAAGCCCCGTAAGGGGGAAGACGCCGCGATCCAGGTCCAGAAGTACCGGGTCCAGGTCGAGACCGAAGATGACCAGATCACGGTCAAGACCGACCCGGCGACCGGAGAGAAAATGTTCCCCGACGACGACAAAATCTCCCAGTTCTTCACCTTCCAGGCCTACGTCTCGGCGTGGTTCATGGGAACGATGGTGGAGCGGCTCCGGAAGAACGAGGTGATCTCCGACAGCCAGTCCGACGACTGGAAGATTAGCGAAGGGGTGGCCCCCCCGAACGTCCTCCGAGTCAAGAGCATCCAGCTCCGCGACCCGGTCCAATGGGCCATCTCGAGGGACTCCGGCGGGCCGAACGCGGGCAAGCCGCTCGGCAACCCCATCGCAAGAATGAAGCTGAAGTTCGACAAAAAGACCCACCTGCCCGACAAGAGACTCAAAATCTACGACCGGGCAACCAGGTACTTTGACGAGGAAATCCGCCGGACCCGCTTCGAGTTGCTGGCATTCGACGGCAAGTACGTGACGGCAAAGAACGTGCATAGGATCCCCCCCCGCTCCATGAACGACGGTGTCTTCTGCCAGGACGCGATTTGCTACAGCAGCATGGGGATCAGCATGCCCCCGTGCGTGCACACCTTGGTGACCGAGGCCCCATCCAGGCAGGAGGACGATTTGATCGACCTCTTGGGGTACGACGACGTCGAGGAGGGCGCCCAGCCCCCCGCCGCGGCCCAGCCACCTGCTGCAGTCCAGCCCCCCGCCGCAGCCCAGCCCCCCGCCGCGGCCCAGGCGGCGAGCGTCGTGGATAACGAGGCCCTGATCAACGAGCTCGGGATCTAAGCGCGATCGGACCGCCAGCGAAGCGGGGCCCGCGCCAGCGCCTTTTTTTGTCCGGCGCGAAATATAGCAGCGATGCCAGCAGTTCCTGCGACCGCGGGGACGGGGAGGGGGAAGAAGGCCGCGGGGACAGGGAGGGGGAAGGAGGCCGCGGGGACGGGGAGGGGGAAGGAGGCCGCGGGGACGGGGAGGGGGAAGAAGGCCGCGGGGACGGGGCAGGCCGCGCCGGCCAGGAGGCGGGCCGGCGCCAACGGCAAGGGCGTCCCCCGCCTTAAGGCCGAGCGAGCGGCGGCCGCGATCCGCCGCCACTTGACTTTCCCGCCGGCCGCGAAGGCAGGGCGCCGCGGGACAAAAAGGAGGCGCTTCCCGACCCGCATCGTCGGGAGCCTCCGGCGGAAGGCCCCGCGGGTGAAGGACCTGGACATCCTTATCGTGGTCCCCGACGGGACCCGGCTCGAAGGCCTCCTGCCGGGGGCTGAGCTCGCCGAGCCCGCCGCGGCGGCCCGGGGGGGGCCGGTAATCGTCGAGACCCGGGCGGGCGGCCCCCGCCGCCGCTCGGCGATCGTCGCCTGGGGGCGGGGGGAGGACCGCCGGGCCTACGCGGTGGACTTCTTCGTGGCGACCCAGAGCGAGCTCCCGTACGCGCTGCTGGCCCACAGCGGGCCCCGGGAATACGTCGTCGCCCTGCGCGCCCACGCGAAGCGCCAGGGCCTCCGGCTCAACCAGTACGGCCTCTACAAAGCCGCGACGGGAGCTTCTCTCGCGGGGCCTCGGCCCTCCGGGGAGGGCTTCCGGCCGCGGACCGAGCGCGAGGTGGTAACCCGCCTGGGAGCGACTTATCGCCCGCCGGCTCAGCGTCGGTGAGAGGCCCTTGCGGCGGGTCCCAAGCTTTTCGGGGCGGGCGGGCGCAGTAGCCCCGCCCTCGGGGAGGCTCGGTCCCCTCGTAGTAGCGAGACGTGCCGTTTTTGCGGGGGCGTCGCGTCTACCCGCGCGCAAAAAAGCCGCGGGGCGTATAAGCCCGGCGGAGATGGAGACCCGCGAAATCGTCCAGGCGATCCTGGCCATCTGCCTGATCCTCCTTATCGGGACCTTCTACCTGGGCCTCGAGCTCGGGCGGGCGGGCTCCAGGGCGCCCGCGCCCCCGGCTCAGAGCGCGTCGAGGAGATCGTCCACGCTGCGGGAGTTGGCGCGGACAAAGTCGGCGTCCATCGCGACCTCGCTGTAGAGGCTCCCGACGCGGGGCACGGTGCCGAGCATCAGCGGCGCCGAGACCCCGTAGACCGGGCTCCGGCGGGCCATGAGGGCGGCCTCCTGAACGACCTGGACGGGCGAAGAGTGGGCCATCCGGAGGAGGATGTTGCTCTGCTCCCGGACGGCGACCCCGCCCTTCTCGAGGGAGGTGACGCCCCGCACCTGGGTCATCTCGTCGGCGTAGAGCATAAGGTGGCGGGGGTTCGAAGCGCCACTGCCCATGAGCCGGCGGATCTCGCGCTGGATGGCGCCCCGAGCGGCGACGCGGCCGAAGATCCGGGCGGTTTCGCCGATCGAGGAGCTGACGACGCGGAGGGGGTCGACGTTTTTGTGCAGCAGCGCGCGGTAGATGTTCGACCCCTCGGTCCGGATCGCGTAGAGCTTCTCGCCGGCGCCGTCGACGACGAGGGCCCCGGAGGCGGGGTCGACCCGGTGGCGCTTGATCTCGACGGCCTTCGCGCTGCGGATCCCCTCGATCCCCCGGATCGCGGTCCCGACCAGCTCCCGGTGGGCCTCGCGGACCCGTTTCTCTTCGCCCCCGGCCCCGCCGGAGCGCTTGCTGAAGAGCCCGTAGCGGTAGTAGACCCGGAGGACGATCTGGGGGACGTTCTCGGGGGTGTGGACGATGTAGGTGTCCTTCTCGAAGGCCTTCCGGAGGCGCTCGGCGATCGCCTCGAGGCTCATGCTCTTCAGGACGAGCATCGGCTTGTCGATCTCGAAGCGGGAGCACCAGGGCGAGAGGTCGGCGGGGGGGCTCAGCAGGGGGTGGTGGCGCTCGAACTCGGCGACCCAGGCCTGGTCTTCGGCGAAGGCGGGGTACTGGGGGTCGCCGTAGGGCTCGAGCAGGACCTGGGAGCGCGCGAGGAAGCGGACGAAAGTCATGTGCTCGATCTGGTTGGCGGCCAGGCGGGCGAGCTCGGGGTCGCGCTCGACCTCCGGGGCGAGGCGGAGGAGCATTTCGGCCGACTGCTCGGCGGCCGGGGGCTTCGCCCCGAAGATCTCTTGGGGGCGGATGAGCCCGGCCTTGTTGGTCCCCTCGCCGACCGAGCGGTGGTGGGAGTCGAGCATGTACTGGGTGAAGAACTCGCTGACGGCCTGGGCGGCGAGGATCCCGGCGGTCGTCCCGGGGTCGATGAGGGCCGCGGCGAACTTGAGGGCGACGACCCCGAGGCAGTACTCGAGCTGGGGCGGGGTGAGGCTGGCGAGGACCCGGCCGCAGAGCTCGGCGCGGACGAGGATCTGGAGGAGGGCCGAGGCGGCCCGGACCTGGCCCCCGAGGGGGGCCCGGCGGCGCCTCTGGATCTCGTTGAGGAAGGTGTAGGGGAGCCCCTCGGCGAAGCGGAGCACCCGCCGGTGCATCTCGAGCAGCGTCGCCGCGTCCCGGGTCCCGCCGCCCCCCTCCCCGGCGGCGAGGACGTCGCGGACGAGGCGCCCGACGTCGATGGGCATCTGCCGGGCGTCGCTGAAGGGGTCGGCGAAGTCGAGGTCGGCGAACACGAGGAAGGCCTCGCGGTAGTAGTCGCGGTCCCGGCGGAGCTGCTCGAGCTCGGCGTCGAAGACCGCCTGGGCCTCCTCGAGGCCGCCCCCGGGCGCCGGCTCGGCGGCCCCGCCGCCCGGCAGCGCGCCGAGGTCGAGGCGGTAGCCCGCGCGGAGCTCGGCGTCGGAGAGGGCGACGGTGCGGAAGCGGACCCGCTCGACGCGCCGGGTGTCGAGGCCGTCCCCCCCGTAGAGGGTCTGGACGACCCGGGAGTTCTTCGTCACCCGGCGGTAGTGGTCGACGATGTCCGACTGGAGGGCCATGATCGACTTCCGGTTCTGGTAGCCGGTCGTGGCCGTCGAGAGGGCCTTGTTGATGAGGTCGAAGCGCCCGTTCATGTCGCTGGCGATGAACTCGGCCGACTCCATCCCGCTGATGTAGTTGTTCGCGACGAAGCCGTAGGCGCGGGGGTCGGTCGCGAACCGGGGGAAGTAGGGGCTCGTCCGCCGGAAGGCGAACTGCTCCTTGAGGCGCTCGCCGTTGATGAGGATCTGCCCGATGACGGCCATGATGTGGATGAGGTTGGGCTTCTTCCCCTTTGAGCCCGTCGCGATCATCTGGAAGAGGCCGTTGGTCTCGGGGTCGATCGACTCGAGGACAGGCTTGAGGATCTCGTCGGAGATCGCGAGGGCGGCGATCTGCTTCTTCTCGTAGAAGTCGTGGACGGTGCTCCCGATCGGCGGGACGATCTGGCCGCGGACGAGCTGGGCCGTGATCTCCTCCGAGTCCCGGAGGACGCCCGCGACGATCCGCCGGACCTCCTCGGTGGCCTCGGGGGTGAGCACCATGTCCGCGGTCCCGACGGTGAAGCCCCGGACCGCGAGGTTCGCGATGGTCATCTGCTGCAGGGCGAAGACCATGTCGAGCGCCCGCTTCGGGCCGTACTCGCGGGCGATCAGGTGGAAGATCCCCCCCCGGGCCCCGGCCTTGACGGTCTCGTTGTCGAGGACCCCCCGGACGAGCTCCCCCCGGCGGATGACGACGTGGGTCTCGGCGGGGTCGTAGTCGACGTAAGGCGCGAAGGCTGGGTCGAACCACTTGGTCTGGCGCTCGAGGTTGAAGGGCGTCTGGCGGAAGAGGCGGGAGATGAGCTCGCGCCCCGGGTACCCCCCGGGGAGGCTGTCGCTGAAGTCGGGGAGGGCGACCCGGGCCCCCCCGAAAAGATCCATGGCCCACCGCTTGGAAAGGACCGTCGACGCCCGGGCCAGCTGGAAGGAGCCAATGAGGGAGTCCTGGATCTGGCCGTTGACGGGGGCCGAGTGCTTCGTGCTGATGAAGCCGTTGCTGAAGTCGGAAAGGACTTCGGCCTCGACCCGCCCCATCTCGGAGTGGGGGAGCCAGAGGTTCATCTGATCCCCGTCGAAGTCTGCGCCGTAGCTCGAGCAGGATATGACGTTCATCTGGAAAGGGCGGAGATCGCCGTCCTCGAGCACTACGACGCGGTGGGCGCCGACTGAGGTCCGCTCGAGGGAGGGCTGGCGGTTGAAGTAGGCGATGTCCCCGGTGATGATGTCGCGGTAGATGACGTCGCCGACCTCGAGGCGGAAGTCCCGGCGGAGGCCGTCGGCGCCGTGGACCTCGCCGCTTGCCCGCTTCTTGACCCGGGTGCAGCCCGGGTACTTCCCCCGCCCGTTGAGGAAGTAGGTCATCAGGCGGCTCCGGTTGAACTCGCGGACGGTCTCCGCGACCTGGAGCTGGCGGGCGAAGTGGACCGGGAGGCCCACCTCGTCGGGCCGGAGCAGGGGGTTCCCCGAGATCGTGCTCCGGGCGATCTTCCAGATCCGCTTCCCGAGGAGGTTCCGCCGGATCCGCCCCTCCTTCCGGGGGAGACTCTGGACGATCGAGCGGAACTGCCGCCCCCCGACCACGATCGCCCGCTTCCCCTGGGCGCCCTGGGTCGGCGAGGCCGAGGCCGAGCCCTTGACCATCGTGAAGTACAGCTCGCCGGCGGTCTGGTAGAGCTTCGCGGCCTCGGGGGTCACGGGCTCGGGGATGATCTCCGGGAGACGCAGGTTCTGCTTCACGATGTACTGGATCATGTTGGTCGTGTCGTGGTAGCTGCTGCTCCCCCCCGAGGCCCCCGAGCCCCCCAGGAGGCGGACGCCGGGGCGGGCCGTCGTCTCGAGGATCCGGATCGCCGTCAGGATCAGCTTCTGGGGGTGGGAGCGCGCCGGCCGCCCGAGGGCCCGGACGGTCGCCTCGGTCACGCGCTCGAAGCTCTCGCGGAGCTTCCAGGGGTAGAGGCGGGTCTGCCGGGCGGCCCGGTCGTCGGCGCCCCCCGCGGGGGCGGGCGCCTCGGCGTAGAAGCTGAAGCGGTCGTCATCGGCCTTGACGATCTTGGGGTGGACCACCCCGCACTCCCGGCAGCGGACCCCGTCCGTCGCCACCTGGGCGGCCTCGTTGAGGCGGCGGGAAGCCGCGACCCCGGCGAAACGCTCGGGGGGGTGGATCGGGGCCCCGCACTCGAGGCAGACGACCCGGGCCCAGCGGCGGATCTCGTCGATCCAGAGGGGCCCGGGCTCGGGGGCCCGCAGCCGGAGGACCCCCGGGTGCCCGGGGTCGTCCTTCTTGCCGAGCTCGCAGGTCGCGCACGCGTAGTGGTGGTCGGTCGTCCCCATCCGGGGGTCGTAGACCCCCCCGGGCACCGGGAGGTTCCCGGCGCCGAAGTGCTCGAAGTTGTTGATGTCGACCCCCAGGCGGAGATGGTCCTCGTCGCTGAAGACAGCGAACTCGACCTGCTCGACCTCTGCGTAAGGCGCCTGGAAGTCACTCATCGCGGGCGCGGGCGCTCGGCGGGTATCCTAGGCGCGCAGCTCTTCAAATTAGTTTCCCGCGGGCGCGCGCGTCTCGCGGCCGCCCCTCGCATCCGGGCCGCCGGGCGGCCGCGCCCATTTGAGCCCGGGCGACGAGGAGGTACCTGGGCCCATGGAGATTGAGTCTGCCGAAGTGGCAGGCCTCGCCGGCGGCGGCGGCGCTCGCGTCGAGCGCGCGCGCGCGGCCAGCTGCCCGAGCGCGACCGGGCCCTTCGCCGCTATCCGCGCCGCGCTGACGGGGGGGGCCTCCAGCGAGGACGAAGAGGACACCCAGTACGCCCTCGCGCACGCCTCGGCCGCCCGCCGGGGCTTCGAGATGGGGGGGGCCGCCGGCTCCCCCCGGCCCTGGGAGCGGGAGCTCCCGCTGCCCGCCGCCGAGCCCCAGGCGTGGAGCGCGGAGATGGAGGCGGCCATGCGCCGGGCGATCAGGCAGGCCGACGGCTACGCCTGGATGTACGAGCAGATGGTCGCCGGGGCGAAGTGGTGGGGCAACAAGCTCACGATCTCGACCAAACTCCTCGGGGGGGTCCTCGGGACCCAGGGGCTGATCGGCGCGCTGATGGCGGCTTTTTCGAGCGGCTGCGGCTCGGGGGTCCCCATCTGGGTCCCGATCCTCAGCGCCGCCCTCGGCTTCGTGGTGCTCGGGCTCGGCGTCCTCGACGACACCTGGAGCGTCGACGTCGTCCACGCCCAGGGGATCGTCGCCCAGGTGAACTTCGCGACCCTCGCCCGCTCGATCCATTTCCAGCTGGCGCTCCCCTGCGCGGCCCGGGAGGACGCCCGGGTCTTCGTCCCCTCGGCCCTCCGGGAGCTCGAGGGGCTCAAGCTCACCTCGCCGACGATCTGGGGGGGCGTGAAGGCCCGGTACGTCCGGCGCTACCCCGGCAACCCTATCTACAACCTCGCCCCCGAAGACGCCCTCGCGGGCCCCGCCACCGACTGGGGCCGCTACGACCGCCCCCCTCTCTGGGAAGGGGAGCCCGCCGAGGGCGGAGGGCTGCTCCCCCTCGCCCCCGCGCTTTGGGGGCGCGGCGGGGAGAAGGGGGGGGCCGCCCCCGGTGACCTCGGGGAGTTCTGGGGGGGCGGGAGCGGGGGCGGGGACGGGGCCGCCCCCGACTACGACCTGGGGGCGATGCTGGGGGCCTTTGACTGGCGAGAGAGCGGGCCCGCTTCGCCGGCAGACGCGGCGGGCGCCGAGCGAGAGCCGACGGAGCCCTAGCGCCCGGCGGCGGACAAAAACAGCGCCCCCCCTCTACGCGAGCGGGCACTCCTCGAACAGACGGCGCACCGGGTCCGCCTGAGGACCTCCTTCGTAAGTCCGAAAGGTCAGGGCTTTCGCCTGCACCGGCTTCCCGGTCTTCGCCGAGCGCTCGGGGTACTCGACCGTGAGAGGGCGCCCGCGGAAGTCGCGGTCGAACCGGGTGAGCGCGGGCGTTCCGCCCGGCGACTCCGGCCGCACGATCTCGCCGAGACACTGGTAGATCGTGCGGCTCTCGTCTTCCGAAAGGTCCTTCGGCGTGACGTTGAAGGTCTTGTCGGCCGGGTCGACGACGTGCTCGGGGTCGACCTCGGCGATCCAGATGACCGTGCCGACAGCCTTGCCCTTCCTGCCCTGGGTGTACCCCACGACCGTGAACTCTGAGTCGTAGATGGGCTTGACCTTCACGACCGCGTTCCCGTGGTAGTTGTTGTAGCTGTAGCGGTACGGCGCCCAGTCCTTCCTGGCGACGACCCCTTCGTACCCCTCGGCGAGGGCCTCGTCCATGAAGGCGTCGAGCTCGGCCCGTGACTTGACCCGCCGGTTCTCGACGCGGATGACGTGGGGGGCTTCCTTTTTCACCTCCCGGGCGTGGAGCGCGTCGAGATAGGCCTGCCGCTCGGCGCTCGAGAGGTCGGAGCCGGCGGCCTTGAGCGCCGGAAAGAAGACGTCGAAATTGTGGAACTCGAGGAGCTCGTCCTGGCTCTTGACCTCCCGGTGGGCCTGGCCGGTGATCCAGTTGAGGCTCTTTCCGTGGAGGTAGAGCTCGCCGTCGAGGTACGGGGCCCCCGCGTCCGTTCCCGGCTCGGCGCGGTCCAGGCCCGGAAGCGGCGGGGCGAGGAAGCGCGCGAGCTCGGCGGCGAGGTGGGGGGGGGCCGGGTAGTTCACCGAGGTGCGGGAGTAGAACATGACCCGCCCGTCGCCCCCGAGGTAGACGACGAGGCGGACCCCGTTCAGCTTCCGCTGGGCGGTGATTCCCCGCTCGAACTCGGCGGGTCCGAGGGTCCCTCCCCTGGTCTGGTCGATCTTCTGGAGGAGCATCGGAGGGGGCTGGAGGGGGCCGGGGCTCTCTCCCACCTCGGGGGCGTCCGCCTCGGGGGCGCCCTCGCCGGGGGCGGCTGCGGCTGCGGGGGATGCCCGTCGCCGCATCTTGTTGTAGAGGCTAAAGGCGTCGCGCAGGGCCTGAGTGATAACGTTGGTCGCGTTCGCCTTCCCGAGGTTCTTCCCTTTGGCCACCCGCGTCGGCCGCGCGCCGGCTCGGGGGGGGCCGGCCAACCCGTCGGCCCCGATGTTGCGGGAGAGCGTTGTAATTTCCCCCACGTCTCCGGGCAGCCCCGGGACCGGCTGGGCGAGGTACTCGGGCTCGATCCGCACCGGAGCTCCGTCGCGCAGCAGGCGAACCTCGGCCGTCCAGACCTGGCGCCCTCCGCGCGAGTTCTCGGTTTCGACCTCGGGGAAGGTGAAGACCGTCCTCTCGGGGTCGAAGCTCCCGGGGACCGTGCCCGCCCGGAGGGCCTCGCTCATGTCGCGGATGTACGTCTTGCCGGCGGATCCTGCGGGCGTGGCGGCCATTTTGTATACGCCACGGCGGCGGGTTCAAAAAGACGCCGCGGCCCGCGCGGCGCCGCAGACGCCCGGGGCACTCCCGCCGGGGGCCTTAAGGCGACCCCTCAGACGCTTCGGTCTCGGGGGGCTCGGCCCACTTGGCCGTGATCGCCTTGAGGGCCGCCTCCGCCAGCTCATCGGCCGGGCGCGTCGCGTCGAGAACTACGAAGCGCTTCGGCGAGAATTCGGCGAGCTTGAGGAACCCCGCCCGGATCTCCCGGTGGAACGCCAACGACTCAGCTTCGATCCGGTCGCTCCCCTTTTTGGCGGCCCGGGCCCGGGCCAGCCCAACCTCGGGTGGGGCGTCGAGGAGAATGGTGAGATCTGGAACGAGGCGGCCCAGCCCGGTCGCGACCGCCACCTTATCGACCTCGAGGAGGCCCTCCAGCCCGCCCCTCCGGGCCCAGCCCTGGTAGACCAGTGTCGAGTCGGCGAACCGGTCGCATACCACGACCCGCCCCTCGCTGAGCGCAGGCTCGATTGTCTCTTCGACGTGCTGGGCCCGGTCCGCCAGGAAGAGGAGGAGCTCGGCCAAGGAGCCGACTTTCGGGGGCTGGAGCGAAGAGTCGGCCGCGGGCCCCGCGAGCAGCAGCGCCCGCAGACTCCGGCCCAGGGAAGTCCCCCCCGGCTCTCTCGTGAACAGGGCCCGGGGGCCCAGGTCGCCCTCCAGAGCTCTAGCGAGGGTCGTCTTTCCGCACCCCTCACCGCCCTCGATTGTTACGAAAAGCCCTGCCGGCTGGGTCATACTGCCGGTTCTGCTGTCCATGTTTTCCGGACTAGTGGCGGGGCTTCAAATGCGCCGGAAATTTAGAAAAATGATCCGGACTGGCTATAGGGCAGAGAGCCATGGCGAGCCGCCCCGAGACGCCGACGCTCAAGCGCCTCTTCGCCAACTACCTCCGGGCCGTCCGGGAGATGGAGGGGGTGCGGGTCACCCGCGCCTGGGAGGAGAAGATCGCCCGCGAGGCCGCGAGCGGCCGCGCCGAGCCCCACGCCCACCCCCGCGGCGACGAGGTCGAGCTCGAGGCCCGCTTCCAGAGGGTCGACTACCCGATTTTCGAGGCCACGCTGCAGGCCCTCGCCGCCGGGGGGCTCGGGGCCGGCCCCGGGGAGATCACCCAGATGATCAACAGCGTCATGCCCGAAGACCCGCGCGCGGTCCGGAACCGGGACCGCTGGGGGCACGAGCGGGCGAACCTGATCAAGCAGGTCCGCTTCGCCGGCGGGCGGCGGATCCCGGGCGACCGGGGCTACCGCAAGCGGGCGCTCTTCCCCCCCTTCGAGGTCAAGAACCCTTTCGCGCTCAACTACAAGGTCGTCCTGTCGGTCGAGACCGACCTCGGCGACGAGCGCCCGCAGGCCGACGCGGGGGCGACGATCCGGGCCAAGCTCCGAGTCTCCTTCCCCCTCGGCGTCGCCGGCCCGACCCTGGCGGCCCGGGGGAAAGTGGCGCCGGGCCCGGCGGCGGAGCGGCCGCTGGAGCGGGTCGCGAGCTGGCGGGCCGACCTGACCATCACGCGTGAGATCCGGGGCTCGGAGGCCGGCAGCCTCGCGGGAGTCGCCGCCGAGATGTTCCTGCCGGGCCTCACCCCCGCGAATCTCCTGGCGCGCCTCGGCCTCGACGACCCCGACTCGACCACCCGCCCGCTCTACCGCTACGAGATCGAGCTCGAGTACGTCGGCCCCCAGCGGCGGGGGGAAGACGACGCCCGCTTCGCCCCCGCCTACCTCCAGGAGCTGGCGGGCAGCCTGCTCCGCCTCGCGAACCCCCAGTACCTGCAGACCGCGGCTTACCAGGCCGAGGTCTACCAGGTCGCCCAGTACGTCATCACCGACGCCCCCGGGCTCCTCCAGCGCTTCGAGTACGAGGCCGGGGTCCGGGACCTGACCCTCGCCGTCCGCTCGCTGACCCGGGTCGAGTACAAAGACATCTACCCGCCCCTGGGCTACTGGGCCACCGACAAGGCCGACGGCCTCCACGCCGTCGCCTCCGCCCGGGGCTCGCGGCTCGCCCTCCTCGCCGACCAGCTCCGCGAGTTCGTGGCCCCGGGGCGCAAGCCCGGCCGCCCGGAGCGCTCCCAGGCCGAAGACCCCGCCGAGGGCGAGGCGACGACGGTCGTCCTCGGCGAGCTCGTGGCGGGCGCGAAAGAGGCCGACCTCGCCCTGTACGTCTACGACGTCATCGTCGACCGGGGGCTCAACGTCGCCGGGGAGCCCTTCGAGGTCCGCCACGGGCACCTCGCCAAGGCCGTCAAGGCCCTCCAGGGCTACGGGCTCAAGGTCGAGGCGAAGCCTTACGTCCACCTGACCTCGAGCTCGCCGGAAGCCCTGGGCGCCCAGTTCCGCGAGGTCGACCTCGGCTCCCGCCCCTACACGACCGACGGGCGGATCCTCGTGAAGCCGGGGGCGAGCTTTGCCGAGACCGAGACTTTCAAGTGGAAGTCCGACTGGGACACGACGATCGACTTCCTCGCCCGGCGCCCCCCGGCCAGCGTGCTCGCCGGCGCGGGCGGGGCCCGCTTCGCCAGCGCGCCCGGCTGCGAGCTGTACTTCCTCTTCGTCGGGATCAACCCCGCCCTCCGCGAGGCCCTGGGCCTCGAGCGCTGCCCCGGCTACCAGGAGCTCTTCGGCACGCGGGCCAACTCGGGGAGCTACGCCCCGATCCAGTTCTCGCCCTCGGACGCCCCCTACGCCTACCTCTACCAGCACCCGACCGAGCGCCCGCCCGGCGAGGCCGGGGCCGGCTGGGCGCGGGAGATCGAGGGGAAGATCATCGAGCTCCGCTGCGCCGGGGGGTGCCCCGCCGCCGGGGGCGGGACCGACAGCCCCCCGAGCTGGCAGCTGGCCCGGGTCCGCGAGGACCGGGCGCGCGACCTGGCCGCCGGGCGCTTCTTCGGGAACAACTTCCGCGTCGCCGAGATGACCTGGCTCAACTACGTCGACCCTTTCCCCGAGGCGATGCTCTGGGAGGGGCCCAGCGGCGACTACTTCCGCGAGGCCAAGTCCGAGATGCACGCCCCCAACACCGCCTTCACCTCCTACATCAAGAGCCGCCGGATCTCCGAGCAGCTCCACAGGGCCAGCTGGGTCGTCGACCTCGGCGTCGGGCACGGCCAAGACCTCGGGCGGTACCTCGGCGCCGAGGTCGGGCACCTCGTGGGGGTCGACCGCGACCGGGGGGCCCTCTCCGAGCTCGTCCAGAGGAAGTACAGCTTCGCCCAGCCGAAACGGCGGGGGCGGGACCGCCGCCACCACCAGAGCAAACACCCCATGGTCCTGTACGCCATGGCCGGCGACCTCTCCGCGCCCGCCGCTGACACCGCGGCCAAGATCCGGGCGAACGTCCCCGGCTTCCCCGGCGGCCCCCTCGGCGAGGGGGGGCAGGCGCCCGACAACGGCGCCGACGCCGTCGTGGCGAACCTCTTCCTCCACTACCTCGCCGGGACGCCCGGGTCGCTCGCCAACTTCGCGGCCCTCTGCCACGCCCTCGTCCGCGTGGGCGGGGTCGTGATCATCACCGACATGTTCGGCGACCGGGTCCACGGCTGGCTGGGCCGGCACCAGATCGGCGTCGGCGAGGCTTGGAGCCACCGCGTCGGCGAGCGGGTCAAGTACTCGATCCGCCGGGACTACTCCGACGACGGGCTGACCGCCGCCGGGCAGCAGATCGGGGTCGTCTTGCCCTTCACGCGGGGGGAGTACTACGAGGAGTACCTCCTCAACGTCGAGACCCTCACCGAGGCCTTCCGGAAGAGGGGCTTCGGCCCGCCCGTGGTCGCCGGCTTCGAGACCCGCTTCGGCGACTTCAAGGCCAACAGCCACTACAGGAACCTGACGCCCGCCGACTTCGACTACCTGGGCCTCTTCGGCGAGGTCATCTTCCGCCGGGAGAAGTGAAGCCGGCGCCCGGGCCCTTTTTTGCCGGCCGCGGCGAAAAAGAGCGAGCCCTCAGCCCTTAGACGAAACTGCCGGATCTGGGGCCATAATGCCTGTACTCCTCGCCTCGCGGTTCGCGCATTCGGTCAGTCTCCCATCGGCGGACGTGCGTATCGGCTTCGCGGATGCCGGTCCCCAGGTCGCCCTCGATGTCGTAGTCGTGCGCCCGGATCCCGCCCTTCTGCCAGAAGGGGATCTCCTCGTAGCGCATGAACCGGGTCCCCCCGTTGTTCTTCCAGGTGTCGCCCCAGCAGTAGAGGCTCCCGTTCACGAGGCCGCTCTTCTGCTCCGCGGCGCCCAGGGCCGTCGACTCGACGTGCCCTTCGCCCCAGTACTCCGCGATCGCCTGTTCGGCGGTCCGATTCGGGTCCCCGCCGTCCCAGCCCCACTCGGTGGGAGCGACGCCCACCATGGGGTCCGGGCCCGCGCGGCCGCGCCCGGCGCCGGTGGCTGGCGAGCTGCGCGGGGCGCCGGGCGCGAACGCCTCTTTCTTGCAGCCGCCCCACGACCCGCGCCCAGCGCCGGATCTGCCCATCTGCGGGCCGGCGGAATGGCGATCGGCCACTTGGTCTTCGAGGATCCCGTAGAGGGGGCCGGGCGTGTTGAGATGCTCGAGGCCCGGGGGGCGGATCGAGTCGGCGACGAGCATCCGGTAGTGGTAGGGCTCGTCATCGTCCCACTGGCCGTCTCCGCTTTGGCCGGAGAGCAGGGCGCTCTTGTCCCGGATGAACTGCATCCGATAGGCGTAAAAGGCCAGGTTGAGCCGCGAGACCTCCGACCACATGTTGGCGGCCGGGCGCAGATCGCCTCGCTGGGCAATAGGGTCGGAGTACAAGAGGTCCTCCCTCTTCCCGAACTCGCGCACGGAGTCGTCGAGAGTGTCGAGGGCGAAGTCGCGGAGGGGGCCCGGAGGCAGCTCCTGGCGGAAAACGCCCCTGAGGTAGCTTAAGTTCTCGGGCGACTCAAACTGGGCGAGCACCCGGGCCCGGAAGCGGTCCGCGGTCCGGGCTCCGCGGGGGTCGTACCCCCCGGCGAACGACGCAGTGCCTCCCGAGGCGCCGAGACTGAAGCTGGCGACCGAACGGGCGGGGCCATACTCGCTGAGTCTGTCTCTCGGGGCTCCGGGCGCTGGGTGTGGCATGGGAGCGCGGCGGTCGGGGAGACCCGCGGTCCGCCGGAGGTCGGGTTCAAGCAAAGGGACGGCCATCGCGCTCGAGATAATGCAGGTCGCGCGACGAGCTCTAATACCCGGCGGACAAAAAGAGCCGGGTATTGAAGGCGCCGGGTGGCTCGCTCATAGGGGCACGGGGCTCGCAGGACACCCCAGCGAGATAAGCCCCCAAAGAGGTAACCGGCGCGCAGAGACCGCGACCTTGAGCTCGCCGAGAACATGGCGAAAGGCAAAAACCGAAAGACCTTCGGGGGCGCCCCCTCGGGCGCGCCCAGGGTCACATTTGCGTCGCAGAGTGAAAGCTCCCCGCGCACGGCGGGCCCTTCTCGCGCGCAGGTTCCGTCCCGCGTGCAGCCCCCGCCTCGCGCGCAGGTTCCGTCTCGCGTGCAGTCCCCGCCTCGCGCGCAGGTCCCGCCTCGCGCGCAGGTCCCGCCTCGCGTGCAGGTCCCTCCGCGCGCGCTGGTCCCCGCTAGCTCGAGCCCCACCGCGGTTGGCCAGGAAGACTCAGAAAGCGCGCGAGGCGGGACCCCGCTAGCTGGAGCGTTGGACGGGGGCGGCTGGGCCCGGCGCCCCGGCGGCCGAAAAAAGCGCGGGCGCGCCCGCTACCACTCAAAGATCTCGTACGGGATCATCCTCGTCCGGATCAACCCCGAGACCCGCCGACCCGAAGCCGTGCTGGGAAGGGGGCGCTACTCCTACGCCTTCTCCGAGTTCGTCCACGGGCGCTACTCGCGCCGAGACCTCCCCGGCGTCGCCGCCCTGTTCGACACGATGACGCTGGACGAAAAGCTCGACGTGATCTCGCTCAACTTCGAGCAGATGTGGTTCCGGATCTGGCTAACGGCCAAGCGGGGTGACCTTTACCAGCGCAAGAGGGCCAAGTTCCAGAGCTCCTGGATCAAGGACGACGGCGGCGCGGTCCTCGTCGGGCTCGCCCGGAACTCCAAGACCCAGGTCCGCCCGAGGTGGGAGTTCCCCAAAGGGCGCCGACAGTCGGACCGGGAGGCCGACATCTTCTGCGCGGCCCGCGAGTTCGAGGAGGAGGCCGGCGTCGGGAAGCGCGACTATCAGATCCTGACGGGCTTCCGCCGGCAGAGCTCCCACGTCCACCTCGGGGTCCGGTACGTCAGCGTCTACTATGTCGCGGTCTCCCGCCGAGACATCCCCCTAGAGGTCTCCCTGCGCTCACTGCCCCAGGTCGCCGAGGTCTGCGAGCTCCGGTGGATGGACATCGTGCAGATCCGGCAGGTGGACGACCCAGAGTCGCGGCGCCTAGAAAAGACGGTCGCCCCGGCCTTCCGATACGTTAAAAACTACGTCCGAGGGGCGGTGAGCCTTCGGCGCCTGAGCCTCCCCCCGGAGGCTCAGTTTCGGGTGGCCGGGCGCCTAGTCACTGCGGGCGCCATCGGGCCCGCCTCCGAGGAATGCAGCAAAGCGGGCGGCTACGCCTGGCGGCGCGAGCGCCGCTCCTGTCCGCCACGGGCGCCGCCCGCGCCCCTCGGGGAACCCTCGCCGCGGGCCGTCGACGTCGATGTTGTTCTGGCAGCCTTCCATACGGGCGCCGCGGGCGACGCGGGCGGCGCGGGGGGCGCGGGCGTCGCAGGCGATGCGGACGGCGCGGGCGATGCGGACGGCGCGGGCGACGACGCACGTGGCGGCGCCGCGCAGAGGCCCTCGGGGCAAAGGGCCGGGGGCCGATCGAAGTCTCTCCCCGGCCGGCGCGACTTCGGCCCGGTGCGGGTCCTCCCGACGGCCGAGCCCTGCCCCGCGGCGTACCCACCCGAGCACCTCGCCCGAAAAATGCGCGATCTCAGAGCCCAGACCGCGCGGAAAATAGGGACGCTGGCGCCCGCCGCTCCGCAGGGTGGGGTCCTCACTCCCCCAGAACGTACTTAGCAAGTATGAGCCCGCAGAGGATGTCGTGGGCGGTCTGGGAGAGGTGGAGCCGGGCGGCCGAGGGAGTCACCCGCAAGAGGTCGGCCTCGAGCGCTTCACGCGAGCCGAACCGCCGGGCGGCGTGCCGGGCGCCCCCCCGAGACCCGGCGGGCGCGTAGACCCATGACTCCGCGAGGAAATTCCGGACGTCTGGGGGCTTTTTTGGCCACCCGGCGGCGGACACCTCGGGCGGGTCACGCGGCGCCCAGGCGGGGTCGTGATAGTAGTTGCAAGATGCGCGGGGACAGCGCTCGCGGTCGCGGCACTCGGCAACCCGGACCGCCGCCCGCCCTCTCGCGCCCCGAGCCGATCCGGCGCGGCCGGAGTATATTTTGGCGACGTTGCCGCGAAACACCACGCCCCCAACCCGAACCGCGAAGTGGTCCCATCGCCGAATGTAGTAGAGCTCGGCGGTCGAGACGAACGCCGTGATTTCGCGGGGGTCGGTCAGCTCATCGGGGACAAGGACCGCGTCGAGGCTGATGGCCCCGTCGAGCTCCACGATGACCGTCTCCCGGGCGCGCTGCGAAGTGGGCGGCTCGGAGCGCTCAGCGAAGCGGGCGGGCGCCGGCGGCGGGATCGCCAGGCGTCCGGGGAACTGGACCGGCACCGGGCTCGGGGGCGTGCCCAGTGGCATTGGGCGGTCGGTCGCGGCCCCCGCGGGGGGGTACCTTGGCGGGGAGCTTGAGCGTGCTGCGGGCGGCGGCGCCGGGGACGCGCCGGCGACCTCGGGCAGGTGCTGCGAGCGAGCGTCGCCCGGGGGGGCGCCGCGGGGCTTCACCTCTCCCTCTCGGGCGTGCGGCTCCGACGCGCGTCGGCGAGCCCGCACCCGGGCCCGCTTTTTCCCTCTGCCGGGCGCTCTGGAAGGCGCGCCCTCCGTGGTCGCGGCAGGGCGGGGGTCGTGCTCGGGCGGAGCGTCCGCCCCCCGAACGATCCGGGCGGTCACCGCCGGGTCGCTCCACGCCGGAGCCAGCGCCGGTCCGCCCCGTCGCTCCCCAAACGCCGACGAGCCTCCTACTGAGGGGGCGTCCGAGCCGTGCCCCGCGGGGGGGCCGCCGGGGTCGGCGGGCCCGGCCACGGCGGCCTGGGCTAGGCAGTCCCGCACCGCCTGCACCTCCCGGTCCTGGAGGCGGACGGCGCGTTCTTCGGCCTCGCCGACCACATCCCCCAGGTCCCGCAGGCCCTTGGCCAGGGCTCGGAGAGTTTCGATACTTTTTTTACGCGTCTCAAGGCGCATGAGGTCGGCCGTAGCCCCCCCGGGCCGGGCCTTCCCTACTCCGCCGGCGCTCGGCCCGGGCGGGAGCGGCGACGCTTCGGCGGCCTCTCTGAGCGCGGCCGCGATCCGGTGCAGGGAGCACATATGGCCGTCGATCTCGCGGGCCGCGTCCCCGAGCGCCGTTGCGGTGCCCCCCCCGGGGACGGAGGCGGGGCGGGTCCTGTCCGGCGTGCGCGCGTTGTTGAGCCTCGCGGACATTTCCCCTGCGGATATGGCCCCCCGCGCCTCTCTTCAAACCGAGAGCGGCGGGATAAAAAACGGCCGCGCGCGGCTACTGCGCTTTCTGGGCCACGAGGCTTTCGTACATCCGCTTCCGCCTCTCCTGGTCCGCGAGGGCGTCGAGTTCTTTGACCAGCTCTTGAGCCTCTTCGGCCTTCTTCGCGAACTCTTTGTCTTCGTCCTCCAGCTGCTTCCGGATGGCCTTCCGGTACTCGCCGACCTCGCGAGCCCCAAACCGGGGATTGCGGTCCTTGTAGAGCAGGACGAGGTACTCGCCTTGGACCTCCAGGAAGGTGCGCCGGTCTTTGTGGACGGTCTCCCGCCCGAACTTATTCAGGTAGTCGCGGAAGACCTTCTCCTTGAACTCCCGGGCCTTCACCATCCACTTGAGGATCAGCGGGTAGGAGGCGCTGAAGTCGCTGCGCTCTTTGTGGAGCCGCTGGTAGAGGGCGTCGTTCCCGGCATCGTCGCTCGGGCTCACGCCGGACCCGCAGATTTCTGTCCAGATCTCCCGGGCGATCTCGACGACCTCGGAGATGGGCAGGCACTTTTGGCTTTCGACCTGGGTCCGCCCGACCCGCTCGCTGCTAAAGATCCGGTTCGCCATGGGGTACCCGACAAAAAACGGACCTTCAATTGGGCCCGCGGGCCTCCCGCGGGGGGCTATTCCGCCCGCCCGCAGCTGGTGACGTAAGCCGCGATCCCCGTGGCTTCCCGCCCGGCCTCCGGGGGGGCCCCGCCCACCGGCCCCTCTTCTTCGGTGTGGCTCACGAGGCCCTCTTCCGCCCGTTCGATGAACGCGCCGAGCGGGGCGTCCTCGTCATCGGAATCGCCGGGGGCCCCGCCCACCGGCCCCTCATTTTCGGTGTGCCTCGCGAGGCCCTCTCCCGCCGATTCGCCCTCCTCCCAGTCGCAGGCGTAGACCTCCCAACCACCCCCATCTGCCGAAACGGGACCCGCGTCGTCGTAGCTCCGGCGGGCGGCGATGAAAGCCTCGAGCGCGGCCGTATAGTCCTGGTCGTCCGTGAGGCCCTCAGCCCGCTCGTGCGCGGGCGCGAGCGGCCCTCCGCCGAGCGTGCCGGCGATCGCCTCTCTGTAGTAGTCGCTGTCCCCCCCTCGGGCGACACTGGCGTAAGTGGCCGGCGGCTGCGGAGCGGGGGGCGCGCCGGGCACATAGAAGTCGTCGTACGCGAGCAGAACATCGTCGGGGTCCGCCATGCCGAGCCGGGCCGCCGTATAAAGGGCGGGCGAAACGTTCGTTCATTTCGGCCGCGCCCCCTACGCGGGCACCTCGTCCAGCGACTCCCGGCGATTCCGGACGATGTTGTAAATATGCTCGATCACCTTGGGGTTGTTGATGTTGTCGAGCTGGATCCCGTCGACGATCTCGACCCCTTTCTGGTTGCAGAGCAAGACCACATCGTCGAAGGCCTGCCCGCTGTCGGAATCCGCGCCCTCCTCGGCCTCGGAGTCCGGCCGGATGACCTCCATCATCACCAGGTCCAGGATCGCTTTCTTCGCCTTGGAGTCGAGGGTGAACGCGTTGTCCACGATGTAGTCGCTCTGGTAGTCTCTCGTCGGCTTCCGGCCGCCCCTGTCCCCCGCCTGGCTCATGTGGGCGCTGTTGTTATCGTCGGTCCGGTGGGCGCGAGGTACTGCCCGGCGTCGCGCGTGACTTCTCCGCGCTGGTGTGTGGAGACAAAAACTGACTCTAAAAGCCCGCCGGCCGGCCTTAGGGGGCGGGCTTTTGGGCCCGGCGCATCACGGCCCAGACGTTCTTGTGCCGGGTCAGCTCGTCCCGGGTGCTGTACATCCGGGCCATCTCTTCGACGGCCAGCAGGAAATTGTAAACGCTCATCAGCATCCGCTCGAAGGCGACCTTCGCCGAGTCGGCCACTGGCTGAACCCAGCCGGCCGGCGCGGCCTCCGCTCCGCTGGCGGGGGCTCGCAGGGCCAGGGGCGCCGAGCGGTGGAGGCTGAGGTCCCGGCACCAGAGCGCGGGGGCGGCGGCGTCGGCCTCGCCGGCCGCGACCCTCTCGACGTACTCGAGGAGGTTGACGGCCTCGGCCCCGGGCGGCGCGGGCACCCCGAGGGGGCCCTCCCAGTCGGCCGCCCCCTCGGTCCGGACCTTAATGCCTCGGGGCTTCCCGTCCTCGTCGGGGGGCGGGTCGAAGCGGTAGGCGTAGAGGTGGACCTCGAAGAAGAAGAGGTCGTCGCGCCGGGCCTCGAGCAGCTTCGCCCGCCGGGCCAAGAGCTCCCGGATCGCCCCGAGCAGGGGCTTCAGCCCGGTCGCCTCTCGGGGCGTCAGGGGGGCCTCCACCCGGCCCACGGGGGCGATGCTCTCGCAGACCAGCAGGTTCCCGGCGACCGTGGCGGAGTCCTGGAAGGGGGGGTAGCGGCTCTTGAGGACGCGGATCGCCACGGTCTGCCCTTCTTGCAGGATCCGGGCCTCGGGGCGGTCGAGGCCGAGGCTGGCGGTCACCAGGCCTTCGGCGACCGACTCGCCCGCGACGAACTGCGGCGACAGGACCGAGATGACCACCCGCCCCAGGACGTCCCAGCGCCCGAGGGTGGAGACCTCGGCCGCGAACTCGACGTTCACGTGGCTGTGGGCGGTGATGTCCCCGTCGTTGATAATCGGCTGCGAGCGGTTGACGATCCTCAGGACCCGGAGGATGTGCGCGCCCATGTAGCAGCGCGCCTCGTAGACGCCGCGGAGATGGTTCATGAGGTAGCGCTCGGGGTCCATGCTGTAGGCGCTCGCGTCCCGGGCGTTGACGACGACGGCGAAAACCCGCTGGTAGATCATCTCGCCTATAGCTCCCTGTGTCTTTTCGGCTCCGTTCAAATCTGCGGGCGCGAAAAAGGGCGCCGGGCTAGTCGCTCGGCCAGGCGCGGGCTAGTTGCTCGGCCAGGCGCCATCGCGCTCGGGGTAGAACACGGCGGTGGTCATCCACGGCTCGCGGTACTTTTCGGCTAGGCCGGCTGGATCTACGTGGACGTAGGTCCAGCCGTGACCGCAGGCCCACCTTTCGACCGTCACTGCGCCCGCCTGGGGCACTTGGCCGTCCTCAGGCGCGTTCGCGGCTTGGTCCTCTTGCGGGTCGAATTGTTTGAACACCAGAGCGTCGACGGACAGCCATTGTTCGCGGGTCGTGATGCCGGGCGCCCGGGGGTCGTCCCCGACGACGATCATTCCCCCGAGGCCCGAGTCGAGCTTCGCCTGGATATCGCTCCAGTCGATCTGAGCCATCTCGTTCGGCAACGCCCCCGGCGTTCAAATTTCTCGCCGCGGGCGGCTGACCCAGCGGGCGCGCTCAGGGGCGCCCGACGGCCAACGACGGCGTCCGCTCGTCGAGGAGGTAGAACCAGCGGACGCCCTCCAGCATTCCGTTCTTCCCGTTCCTGGCTTCCTCCTCGCGCTCGAGGAGCCTCGCCAAGATCCGGTCGCAGAGCTCGCCGCTCGTCGCCCCCCGAGCCTCGGCGCGCGTGGCCGCCCCGAGGCGGCTGGCCAGGTCTTCCTGCTCCTCCCGCGACCGGGTCCGGCAGACGGCCCCCCGGGCGAGGGAGCGGACGTCCGCGACCTCTTCGGCCGCGAGCTCCTGGACCGGCGGGCGGACCTTCAGCTGGCCGCCCGGGCTCGCGTAGCCGACGGCGACATCGTTCTCCCCGAAGCGAAGCCCGACGCCCAGGGCCTCGCGCGGGATCTCGAACCAGGCGCGCTCCCCCGCGGACGCTGGCTCCGAGGGCGCGTAGAGGCGGACCGAGCGGGCCGTCACGTAGCCCACGAGGGCGCTCCCGGGCAGGCCCTTCTTCGCCCCCCGCCCCGCCAGCGGAGCGGTCAGGGCTGCCTCGCCGAGGCGCTTCGCTTCGGGGTGGGCCCGGAGCTCGGAGGCCGTGACGAGCAGCCGGAAGCGGCGGTAGAGCCGGGCGGCCGCCCCCGCCGCCCCCGCCGGGCCCGACGCGCCCCCTGCCCCGTCCTCGACGAGGCGGCGGAGCAGGCCGTAGTGGAACTTTGGCGGGTAGGTCACCAGCGTCGTCTCGATCGGCGCCCCCCCCGGGCGCGCGAGCTCGCTCTCGAACTTCCGCAGGCGCGCCCGGAAGTTGTGCGAGTCCCGCTCGGTCCGGACGAACTCGGCGACCCCGACGCGGACCCGGACGGGCGGGGGGTCGTCGCGGAGGTACGACTCGATGTCGACGACCGCCCCCCCGCCGGGCCCCTCGCCCCCAGGGCGGGGCGGCGGGGCCAGGACGTAGAACTCGCCCGCGCGGGCGACCCCGAAGTCTTCCGTCCGGCTCGCCGCCGGGAGCCCCGCGGCCGCCGCCGGCGGGTCGACCCAGAGGCGGGGATTGTGACCGCTGAGCCGGCCCAGCGCGAGGGCGAAGCTCCCCTCGTCGAAGAGGGCCGGGTCGGCCGCGAGGCCCGCGACGGCTCCGGGCGTTCGGGCGGCCGCCCAGAGGTCGCCGTACGTCCAGACCGGGCGGACGGCGAAGAGCGCCCGGAGGACTCCGATGATCGTCTCGACCTCGCGGTCGCCGTGGCCGTAGGCCTCGAAAGTCGCGAGCCGCGGGGGGGCCTCCTCCACCATCCCCGGGCGGACGAGGGGCTCGTAAGGGAGGCCGGCCAGGCTCGGCTCGGCGAGGCGGGGCGCCATCGCCCCGTGACGGAGCGGGGCGTCGACGGCCCGGCGCCGGATCTCGCGGTCGATCTCTTGGATCGGGAAGTACTCCTGCATCTTTTCGGCGTAGCGGTGGACCTCCGGGCCGGGGTCTCCGGGGCCGCCGGGCCCCGTCGACACGAACGTCCAGACCCGCACGTCGCGCTGGTCGGGGGGGAGCGCCAAGTGCGAGCCCTTCCGGCTCACCCGCCCCAGGAGCTGGATGTACGTCGGGATGTCGTCGGGGAGCGAAAGGATCAGCTGGTAGCGGAAGGCCATCAGGTTCTTGCCTTCCTGCATGATCCTCGAGCCGACGAGCCCCCGGTACTCGTAGCCCTCGAGGTTCGAGCGGGCGTTGACCTTGGCCAGGGCCCGTTCCACCCCGGCCGGCTCCAGCTCGCTGTGGACGAGGAGGAAGCGCGCGGGGGTGTACGCGTGGGCCGGGGGCTCCGGCCCCCGCGGCGGGAGGCTGTCCCCCAGGAGGCGCGCGAGCTGCTCGGCCTGCGCGCCCCGGGCCTCGCCGGGGCCCCGCCCCCTCGACTCGTGGTCCCTCTTGGCCACGCCGCAGACGGCGCAGAGCGTCGAAGGGGTCGCCGCCGAAGTCTCCGAGGCCAGGCCGTTCGCCTGGAGGATCTCGAGCTGCTGGAGCGCCCCCGCGCCCCGGACCCGGTCGAGGTAGATCAGGACCTTCCCGGGGCCGCGGCGGATCAGCTCGGAGACCAAGAAGGCGGCCGCGGCGAACTTCGTCGAGTAGCTCGCGAGGCCCGGGGGGGACCCCGGGCCGGCGGGCTCGATAGCAAGGAAGGGCCCCCGGAGGGCGACGTCGCCCGTCCCGGCGGCGGTCTCGACCTCGACCCCCGCGGCCCGTCTCCACTCGACGGGCGCCCCGGCTAGGCGCCGTGCCACCGCCCCCGCGCGGAACAGGCCGTAAGCCTCGCCCGACTCTTCTGCCGCCGCCCGCGGGCCGAACTCGGGGTTCGGGTAAACCATGTCGTAAAGTGTGTAGGCGGCCACCCCGAGGGCCGGGACGGCGCTGCGGGTTCCGGGGTCAGCGGCCGCGGCGGTCCGCGCGGGTCCCTTGGCGCCGCGCGCGGCGCGGGCCGCCCGCTGCTGCTCGGCGAAGTGCGCGAGGGTGCGCGCGTGGAAGGGCGACATCGGGCACGGCGTGAAGCGCAGGTACGGGATCTCGCCGGACGCCCCCGGGCGGGGGTCCCGGAGGGGGGCCCCCTCGAAGACCCGGCGGGGGTACGCCGCCTCGTCGGCGTCGAGCAGGAAGGAGACCCGCCCCGCTGTCAGGCGGCCGATCCGCTCGAGCGCGCCGGGGAGGAGGACCGAGCGGGCCCCGGCCCCGGCGCCGGGGCGGGCGAAGAACTCGTCGCGCCTCAGGCGCCGCTGCCCGGGCAGCTCCGCCCGGGGGACGAGGAGGTTGAGCAGGTCGACGATCTCCGCGGCCGCGCCCGTCATCATCGTCGCCGTCGCGAAGACCACCCTCGGGGCCTCGCCGGGGCCCTCGGCCTCGAGGCGGTCGAGCGCGTAGAGGAGGGCCGCCCCGTAGTTGTTCCGCGACTGGATGTTGTAGGTGTTGTGGATCTCGTCGGCGGCGACGAAGCCCCCGCGGAGGGAGCCGAGGAGGTCCTCGTCGACCACGAGCTCCCCGGCCTCGACCGCCTGCCCGATCCGGGCCACGATCTCGCCCCCGCTCTGCCGGTCGCCCTCGGAGCCCGGGCCGAGGGCCGTCGAGGGGTCGTCGTCGCGCCCGGGGCGCTCGGGGCGCTCGAAGATCTTCTGAAGGGTCAGGCCCGCGGCCGCCCCCCGGCGGGTGACCCGGAGGAGGCGCCCGGCGAACTCGCGGTAGCCCATGAACTGGAAGTATCCTCCGCGCGCGCGGTCGGTGATGCGCCGCCGGAGGGACCCGAGGTGTGCCGCGTGCTGGCGCGCCTCGGGGCTCTTGGGGCCGGCGCGCGTCGCCAGAGCGTGGAGGCGCTGGGTCTCGGCGATCTCCGCCCTCGAGGCGAACCCGAACTCCGGGTGGCGGAGCATCTCGGCCTGGATGATCGATCGGGTGAAGCCGATGATGAAGGCCGTCGGGCGCTCGGCCGGCGGGGTCCCGACCCGCGCCCGGTACTCGGCCGCGTGGCGGAGGGCGAGCGCGATGATCGCGATCGACTTCCCCGTCCCGGTCTGCCAGTTGAGGACCAGGCGGAGGTAGGGGGTGTCCGGGCTCCCGAAGTTTTCGGCGAAACGCTGGGCCCCATGGAGCTGGAGCCCCGGGAGGAGGGGGACGCCGGCGCCCGAGGGGTCCGGTGCGTAGAAGGCCGGGATCTGGAGGCTCGCTCGGACGTCAGCCGAGGGGCGGGGGGCCCAGCCGCGGAAGGCCGCGAACTCTTTCCGGCGGGCAATGTCGGCCAGGAAAGCCCCGAGCTTCGCATCCTCGTCGGCGCTCGGGTTCGGAAGGTACGCCATGCTGTGATGTGTCTGCGGCGGCCGGCGCCGCGCTTTATATGGGGCCGGCGCAGATTATCTGGCCCGCGCCTCTTTGCGGCAATTGAAACCGTGGGCGAGCCTAGACAATGTCAGCCAAACAGCCGAAGACCATTCATTACGGGCCGTGGGCGGACGTCGCCGGCCGCCGGCCGCGGGCGCGACCATCCTGAGACGTTCGAGACGCCGCCGGAGTCTGACGGCGCAAATATCCGCCCCGGCGCAAAAATAAAGCTTTCGGATGGACGCGAGCGGTTCTGGGTCCTCGTCGCCAGGGCGGAGCCGTTGGGGCCTGAAGGGGCGATGGGGCGCGTGTTCTACGGAGCGTCGCTGAACTCCTTGATCGGTGGTCAGGACTACGCGCCGTACCGATCGCTAGTGTGCTTCCCGATCCAAGGGATCGATCGCGAGGTTTATGCAATCGCCGGCCCGGAGGATTAGCGGCCAGGCGCGTCATTTTTGCTCTCCGGCCCGACTCAGAGGCCCTGGCTCGAGTTGATGCTTTCGATCAGCGCCTCAGTCTCGGGGTCGTCGGCCCCGTCGGCGTCGCCGCCGCCACGCCGGCGCCCTTTCTTGCCTCGGGAGGCGCCGGCGGTGAGCGCCGATTTCCCCCCCTTGCCTCCCCCCCCGAGGCCGAAGAGGCCGTTGTAGTAGACAAACATGGCGACGACGAGAAGCACCAGTATCACGATAAGCCCGGCTGCGGCCGAGCTGTGCGTCTTGACCTTCCCCCCCACCTTTTTGAACAACGAGCTCCCTCGCTGCTCCGCTGCCGGCGCCCTCTCTGGGCCAGCGGGCGTCCCTGCGTCGCTGCCCCCGTTCATGGGGGGGGCTTGTGTACCTGACATGAGTCCCTCCATTCGGCTGCGGATGTGGCTGCGAGCGTCTATATGCTTCCGGCCAAAGGTGCGGTTTCTTCGAAACACGCAAAGTCAGTTTTTTGTCCCGCGGCTGCTCCGTCCCGAGCGCGCGACGAAAAATCCGCCGCATCGAAAAAAGCTGGCGGCGCGCGAAAGGAACGGGCTTCTCTCGTCACGCCCGCAGGACCGCTGCGCTCCCGGCGCGCCGCGCGAGACGCCCGCCGGCACGTCGGGCGTCTATGGCAGCTTAGGGCCAATCGCCCGGCGAGGGCCGGACCGTACGGGTCTACATGGCACTGCCGCCGTTCATGACCTTCATCAGCTGGTCATCGGACATGTTTTTGGCGCTCCCGCCGTAAGCCCCGGCCGCCTTCAGCGCGTAGGCCTCGGCCACCGCCCCGGGGTTGAGAGAGGGGTCACAGCCCTGGCGGGGGTAGGCCTTGGGGGAGATGTAGTGGCCGGCGGCGGGGTCTGCGGAGGCGCCGTAGACGCGGCTCGCCCCGTAGTTGTAGTCGCTGTGCATGGAACCGCCGTGACCGGCGTCACCCATGCCGTGCCACCAGAGAGGGTTGTTGCTCCCGTTCCGGAGGTTGTTGCTGAAGCGGGCGCGGTAACCGTCGCCCCCGAAACAGCTGCAGGCGAAGATGATGATGAGGAGGATCAGGACGATGACCCCCACGATCCCCCCGGCCATGATCTTGTTTTTGTGTTGCCCGAGGCCGGCGGCCCCTGGCGCTTGTGCTTGTGGTGCTCCTTCCATTGCTGGTTCACGTGCGGTCGCGGTCGAGGTCACAACGGGTGGGGTGTTATACTCACCCGATAAAATGGGCGGCGAAAATATTGGGAGCGCCGATAATTGAAGCCGCGCCCGGCTTTCGAACCGATCGTCGCGCCCCCGACCATGAGCGAGTACCCCCCCTACGTCGTCTTCCGCCACCTCTGGCCCTTCTTCCGGGGGCTGGGGTTCGCCCCGTCGGCGAAGGTCGCGCCCCCCCCCGGCGAAGCTGCCGGCGACGGGCCGGAGGGCGTCGGCGGCGCGGGCGGGGCCCTGGACGCCCACAAAAAGGTGCGCGACACCTTTATCACGGAGATCGAGCACTTCGGCTACTACCGCATCGAGGCCGCCGACCCCGCCGGGCAGGTCATCGTCGTCTTCATCCTCTCCCCCCGCTCGGTCTACGCCTCCCGCAGCCCCAAGCTCCGGAGCCTCCTCGCCGGTCTCGACTCCGAGCCCGCGGCGAAGACCGGGCGGCTCGCCGAGGTCATCGTCGTTCTCGAGGAGAAGGGCCTCGAGCGGAAAAACATCGTCGACGTCGTCGCCGAGTTCCGGGCCCGCAGCCCCGAGCTCCACCGCGACCCGCCGCCCAGGAATCCCCGGTACAACATGTACGGGTACGAGGTCTTCGCCCTCGACCTCCCCAAGGCCCGGTGCGTCGCGCCCCACCGCGTCCTCCCGGCCGCCGAGGCCCGCGAGCACCTCCGGCGCGAGCGCCTCCAGCCGGGCAGCCTGAAGACGCTCCCCGACACCGACCCCCCCGTCATTTGGGCCGGGGCCCGCCCCGGCCAGATCTTGGAGACCAAGGCGCCTTGCGAGACCTCCGGCTACGTCTACGACCACTGGCTGATCCGCCCCGGGACTCTGGGGCCGTTCAAGATGTAGGCGGCGCCCCCCCGACGCCGGCGCCCTTCTCGGCGACCCAGTCGAAGAAGGCCTGGGTCTCGGCCTCGGCCTCGGGGTCGCTTTTTTCGGCCGCCCGCCCTCCCCCGAAGAGCTCCTGGAAAGCCTCGTGGGGGTCGGCGGCCTCGCGGATCGCCGCCGCCTGGCCCAGGGCCTTCTCGACCAGCGGGCGCACCTCGTCCAGGAAGCCCGGGCGGCGCTCCTCGAAGGCGTAGTTGATCTCAAAGATTTTCCACGGCAGGACCCCCAGCAGGTAGTGGCCCTCGGGCGGCGCCGCCGCCAGGGCGTCGACGGCCGCGCCGATCGCCGGCGCGCTCCTGAGATCGGCCCCCCTCCCGTCTGGGAAGCACGGACCCACGTGCTCGAAGGGGAGCGCCCCCCGGTTGGCCGCGAAGTCTAGCGCCCGCTCGAAATGGGGGGCCTCGCAGCTGCCGAAGTCGACAGGGCCCGCCGCCGGCGCCCCCTCCCGGAGCTCGAGCTCGAGCCCCAGGCTCTCCGCGTAGAGCTGCCAGGCCACGTAGGCCGCGTCGTCGTCGCCGCCGCCTCCGAGCTCCTCCGGCTTCCAGGGGCGGTCGGCGTCGGCCCCGGCCCCCGCTCCGGCGCGGGAGGCGCGCGCCCGACGCCCTGGGAGCGGGGCGTACACGCCCGTGAGGCCCCAGGCCACCGCGCCGCCCCAGTACGCCGGGCGGCGCTCGCGGTGGTAGTCCCAGTCGTACTCGCCCCCCGGGCCCAGGCTCCAGAGAGGGCACTTCCGGAACACCGTGTCGACGAAGAGCGCCCGGTGCGCGATCGGGGCGAGCGCGAGGCCCGACCAGAGCTGGGGGCGGTAGTGCTTCGGGACGCCGCTCTTCGGCAGCCGCCGGTAGGGGCACTTGAACTCGAGCAGGAGCGTCTGGCGCGCCCGGGGGCACCCCTCGGCCTCCTTCTGGGTCGCCTCGTCCGTCGTCAGGAGACGCCAGGCCCCGTCCCGGGCCGGGTCGCTGAAGAGCCAGGCGGCGCAGTAACCGTCGGGGCTCCCCGCGTGGCCCGCGAAGCCCGCCGGGACGCTGATGTCTGTCCCCCGGAGGGTGGCCCCCGTCTCGAGGGCCAGCAGCGCCTCCGCCGCCGGCTCGAACAGGGTCCCCCACCAGCAGGCGACCCCCCCGCCCTCCCACCTCCGCAGGCCGGCCTTCGACGCCACCGTCGACGCCACCCCCTGGTAGGGGTTCATCCCCATCAGGGCCGCGAGCTCAGAGCTCCCGATCGTCCTCTCCCGGCCCGCGAGCCAGCCGGCCGAGCGCTGCCGGGGCCGGGAGGCGTGGAGCGCCACGAAGCTCTCGATCATGAGGTCCTGATCGACCAGGGGGGGCGACCCCCCCTCTCCGCCGCCTTCCTCCGCGCCCCCCCCTTCTTCGCCCCCGCCCCCCGCGCCGCCCTCCCACACGCCGTCCCCCCTCGCGTCGCCGATCGGGGCCTCGTGGCCGTCCATCGTTCGCTCCTTTGCTAGAACGCCTGCTGTTGCTTGTCGGGCTGCGCGCCGGAACTGAGTCGTTGACGTGTGACAAAAAACGCTTCTGCGGGCGCCGGCGAAAAAGTCTAATTACCGGCGGGGGCGCCTCACCGCCGGGCGCCCTCCCGGAAGATCCGGGCGAGCGCTCTCGTCATCCGGTCTCGCCGACAGGCCGACCCCGGCTCTCCCGCGATCGCGAAGAACGTCGTGGGCGCCCCGGTCGTCTGCCGCCCCAGCGAGTCTTCCGAGCGGAACTCGCCCCTCCTCTTGGTCTCCTGCATGGCCACCAGGTGCGGCGACTCCGCCAGGCGGCGGTAGGCCTCGGCGTCGGTCCAGCGGGGGCACATGAAGTATGCCTCGTAGGCCGGGTCGGCTTTCGCCCGGGTCAGGACCACCTCGGCCGCCCGCGCGAGGAGCCCCTCGGTGTACGGGGGGTTGACCATCCAGGCCCCGCCGGACCCGGCCGCGGGCCCCGCCTCGAAGAAAGAGCCGATGCTCCCGAATGGCGCGTCGGTGTCGGGGAAGAGGGAGCAGAACGCCGCCCCCTCGAGGCCCATCAGGCGCGAGTTGAGCGGCGAGGCGAAGCCCTCGAAGCGCACTCCAAACTCGTCGTAGAGGGCCCGGGCGGCGTCGAAGGGGATCCCCCAGGAGCTGCTGTAGGCCCCGAGGGCCCCGTAGCGGAGCAGGGCGCGGAGCGTCGCCTCCCGGCCGCCGGCGCCGATCATCCTCTCCAGGGCCTGCTCGGCCGCCGTCTCGCGGTACCGCCCGACCTTCGCGACTTTCGCCGTACAGCGCGGCGGGGCTCGGGCGATCTCGCCTCGGACGCTCGCGGCCGACCAGGGGCCCTTGCCCGCGAAGGCGGCCGCGATCTCTTTCCGGAGATCCGCGAGGAGGGCTTTGAGCCGCTGGGAGCTACGGCCGTCGGCGCCTTTCGATCCCGAAAGCTTGCTCGCGAGCTCTCGCAGGAGCTGCGCCTCGGCCCCCGAGGACTTCCGGCGATAGATGGTCGCCCAGGCCGGCGCGCCCTTTTCCGGGGGCTGGTTTGCCGTCGTCATCAGGAAACGCTCGAGCGCCGCCCGCTTCTCGTGGGTGGGGATGCCCTTGAAGCGGTCCAAGGTCGCCACGAGCGTCTCCGTCAGGCGCCACTGGGTGTACTCGGCGAGCAAGCCGTCGGTCGTTTCGAGGTCGCCAGCGAAGCGGGCCGGCTCCAGGCGGGCCGTGGCGCGGTCGAGCGCGCCGGCGAGGGCCGCCCGGCATTTCTCGACAGCCTCCGCGTGCGGAGCCGCTGCCGCCTCCAGTCGGCTGAGGCTCTCCGGGGCGGCGTCTGCCGGGCGCCGCGGGAGGGGCGGGATCGGAGGAAAGGCCGCGGCCGGGGCCGCCTCTCCGGCGACCGCCCGGATCGCTTCAGCGGCGCCCAAGAGGGCCTCCGGGTCGGTCTCGGCCGCGAGCTCCCGCGCCTCGTCCGGCCCCAGGGCCAGGGCCCCGACCAGCTCGCCCGTGAACTCGTTCGCGGGCCCGGCGGACCCTGAAGCCCCCGCGTGGAGGTCTCCGGACACTCCCGCGCCGCCCCAGCGGCGCTCAAGCGCGGTCGCGTAGCGCTCGGACGCCTCGGCCAGAGGGTCGCTAGGGCCTCCACCGCCTCGGACGCCCGCTCCGCGGAAGAGGCTTTCCATGACGTCTTCCCCCGTTACGTAGGTCCTCCCCGCATAGTGGCGGTCCTCTCCGGCGGGCGCTCCGTACTCTCGCTCGCAGCGACGACGCTCGAGCTCGTAAGCGCTCCACCCCCCGACCGAGTACTCGGCCCCGCCAACTACCACCGTCGCGCCCTCGGGCTCGGCGTCCCCGTAGTAGGCACGGCCGGATGCTCCCCCGCCTTCTCCGGGGCCCTCCCGGGCTGACGGGCCGCGCTCGCCTTCCTCTTCTCCACTCGCCACGACAAACGCCGCCAGGCTGTCTTCAGCAGTCCCTGCGGGCACGGGGGTGACAAAGGCTGTGATATCCTCCATCCGCTCGTTTCGCGTGCCTATTATAAGCCGTAGGATTTCGCCTGCGGATACGCTCGGAATGTATGACGAAGGGATCGGTGCGTTTATACGCGGGAGCGCTGTCCCACTAAGACCCGACAACGTGGGCTTCGCGGCTCCAGGGGGGTCGGCCGGCGGAACGGCCGGCGGAAAAGAGGCCCCGCTCGCCCCTCCCCGGGGGGCCGGAGAACCTGAGCCTCTGGCCGCGGTTTCTACCACCACCAGCGAGTGCGCGGACGGGTCCCCCGGCGGCGCCCCGTGCTCTTCCGCCCCCGTCCTCGACGCAATTACCAGCTTTATCGAAACTACGGACGCCCGCGAGCTGCGGAACGGCTCCGGAGGCACACCGAGCGACTCTGACGGCCTTCTTCCAGACCCCAGCACGCCTGGCGGGGCGGCGGTACGGGAGGCCGCGTCGGTGCTTGGATGCTCCTCAGAGTCTTGCGTGGTTACCCACGGCGCCTTCAAGAAGCACGCCGAAAAAACTGCCGGCCTGTCTCGGGGCGCGCTGAAAGCCGACGTTGAAAAGAACTTCAAAGCCTCGGGGCCCCGAGACTCGACCGCGCTCCTTAGCAACTTCAACATCGATGGGACTCTTCAGCGGTGGGCCGAGTCTTACCCCGACTTTTACAACTACAGCTTCAACATGATGGACTTCGAGGAGGTGGGCGACACCCTCGCCCGGATCAGCCCCGTCGACATCCTCAAAGGCGAGGCTCCGCAGCTGGTCGGCGCACCCCCGCGGACCGTCCGTCGGAAGTGTCGGCGGTTCGCCTGCGTCCTCAATACTGACAAATCTTCGGGGCGCGGGCTGCATTGGCTTGTCTTGTTCGGCGACTGCTCTGGCGGCCCTGGGGCGGATTGGTGGATTGTCTACTTCAACTCTGCAGGGAACCCCCCCACCAAGCAAGCGACAAAGTGGATGGAAAAATCCGCAGCTGCGCTGCGCGAGTACCGAAAAAATACTCTCAAGGAGGAGGGCAATACCATCACTATTCCACTTACTAACGTTCGGCACCAAAATTCACAGACGGAGTGCGGCCTTTACTCTCTGTACTGCATCCGTCGGTTCCTGGACGGAGGGCAGCCCTCTGACTTCCAAAAAGGCCGGATTCCGGACAAGGACATGACCGAGTTTAGGAAGCACGTATTTCGCCAGGCAGGTTGAGGCGGTGGCGCGCCCTTGACCGCTCAAACTTCGCCCGCCACCGGCAACCCGCCCCGCGCCCGGGCCAACTCATCCTTGTTCCTGATCAGTACCGCTTTGAGCGACCCGTTCGCCCCCGCGGCTTTTTTAGCCTGCTGCGGGTCCTGCTCGAGCGCTGACAGCTGCTTCAAGACCTCGCCGCACGAAGTTATGTCGGGGCGGTCCGGCAGCCCTTCTTCGTGACCATAAGGCTGCTTTTGAAACAAGACGTCTATGCTCCGTTTCATCATCGGGTCGAGAACTAGCTCGACCGGGCGGATTTGCCAGCCGGTTGCGCTGTGGACCAGAGCCTCCTGTGTTTTCTTGTTCGGGAGATAGCACGTTATGTTTTCCGGCTTGCTCGGATCGCTGAAGATAACGAGCGCGGTTTCTAGCAAAGCCTGGACAGCCGGCTCGGCCGAGGTTTTAGCGTCCATAAGGAGGCGGTAGATGAAAGGGGCGCTGATATGGTCGATGCGCTCTTTTCCGAATACGTTTACGGTAAGGTTATTGTTCGTGACTTCATTCCGGATATTGGTTATTTTTCGGTTATCGACCTGCGCGTGGCTCCCTTGGACAACAATGTTTGCCTCGCTTGGAGCTGTGAGTCTGCAAGGTGTTTGGGGTCCCTGCGGACTGAGAGCCTTCTGAATTTCCGCCCGAACCAGATCCCCCATGCTCGCGCGCCCGTCGTATCGTGCTTCGTCTAGGTCACGTCGGAGCTGGGCGTTCTCCGAGCGCAGCTTTGCGAGCTCTGCGTCTTTCGCCTCCTGGCTCCGCTTAGTGTACTCGTACAGATATGTAAGGCCCTCTTCCGAGCGGTTTATCTTGCATGTCTTTTTCTCGTGTTTCCAGCGGCTTTGCGAGCATGCGAACACCCGCATACAGAATTTGCACTGGCGGGCTGCCAAGTTGGGATCTCGCTGGTCTGCTTCCGAGATTTGAGTAGGCTGTAGAATCGGGGCGCATGGAGTTTTTCGCTCCCGGTGGCGGCGTAATTCTGCAGGTCTGCTGAATGTCCTGTTACAGAGTTTACACGTTCTATCAGCCATCGGTGCAAAAAGGTTTACCGAGGTGCAAAGAGGTTTACTTTGCGCGCGAAAAAGTCTAACTCGATAAACCTTTTTGCACGCACGGGGGCTTGGAGCGCCGCGTTGCTTCGTATTGAGGGCGCATGGGGCCGAATCACCCGTTACGCCCCTGACTATTATATTACATATCTAGAACATCATAAAGACCCGAAAACATTTTTGCACATTTAACCTTTTTGCACAGGGGGGGAAGAAATCAGTCGGATCGAGATTTCGAAAATTTTCGGCCCGGCCCGGGCGGCGGCCCGAGTAAAGTTGGCGAGAGGGCTCGCCAAAAAGTTACCCACCTGGATAGCTTCAGTAAAATGGGGTGTTTGGGTGCGCGACACATGTGTTCTATCGACGTTTCGACAATTCGTGTTTTCGCTCGACATTTTGTGCTAACTCTTCTCGACACGCTCAAATTAGCACGTTTTGTCGAGCGATTATGACCTTGCAGCGTCTTTTGCTCGAAGAGGGCGACTTGTCGAGCCTTTTCGGAGTAACGGGTCTGATACGCCGTTTTTCTGAAATAAACTAACCTACACACGGAGCACATTTTGTCGAACACACTGTCGAGAGGGGGGGAGAAATCTGTCGAGGCCAGAGTCAGAAAATTTTCGACCCGGCCTGTCAGTCCGAGTAAAGTTGGCGAGATGACTCGCCAAAAAAGTTATCGGCCCGAATGATTCAGCGGGCCCGCTTTTGAAGGCCGCCGACGCTGATCATACCTCCGGGCGGGATGGCTTCAGAACCGCTGGATCTCGAAGAGACGATCCATGCGAAGGCCCAGGGCTATGCCTTCGGGCGGGAAGATTGGGGGCACCTTACCGAAGCCCAGATAAACGCTCTGGTCAGCCTCGCCGTGCGGGACGTCTGTGCACAGGAAGGGAGGCCAGGGGCGGCCCAGGTGGGCGAGGCAGCGGCCCACCTCCTTAGGGAGCTGGCCGCCCGGATCTACAGCGACCCCGCGCACCTTGAGAACATCACGTGTTACGCCGTGAGCCGTGAGGCCAACGAGGCTTATGTTCACCTGACGGACGGCCGCTGGGAGGCGCGACCGATTGCGGAGGTGATGGGAGTGGTGTTGGCGCGTTCCGTCGCCTGCTTCGCCGCCCTCAGTAAGTCGAATTGTATCCGGATCGCAGAAGCGGACCCGGCGGGCTTCGTCCCTTGGTCCGTCCTTATCCAAGAGTCCGTGCGGGCGTGCGAGACCGACCCGGCGATAATGGCCCGCCTCGTCGGACCAGAGGGCGACATCCGGAGCATACTTGAACAGAACATGAACTACCTGCGGGCGACCGGCAGGATCCAACGGCGTGGGCCGGCACCGCGCCCTAAGGCGCCGCCCCCACTGTTACTCCTGGCGGAAGACCCGAGCCCCTTCGAGGGCCCTTTCCTCGCGGCGGCCAAGGGGGGGCGGACCAAAGACGCGCTGGAGCTACTCGCGCGCATCCCCAACCCGTGGAACGCCCGGAGCCCTCACGGCGAAAGCGCTCTTCACTGGGCGGCGGCCAACGACGACGTGGACCTCATAAAGGCCCTCGCCCGCCGGGGCTGCTCGCCAAACATCAGCAATTACCGCGGGACGCGCCCGCTTTACTACTCGGCGGAGAAGGGCGCGGGTCGGGCGTGCGAGGCCCTCCTAACGATAGGGGCCGACTCTCGGCACAAGTGCGCGAACGGTTACCCCGAGCAGGTGGCCAAAGACGAAGGGCTGAGGGCCTGCTTGAGGGGCGCTCGCTTCCGGATCGAGACCCCGATAAGCAAAAACCCGACCCTCCAGCTCATGTACCGGATCTGTCGATGGGGGCACGACACTCTGGACAAACGCCTGCTGGAGAGCCACCAGACCTCCATCGAATGGGCCCCGAAGTGGGCCCCGCGCCCGGACCTGGCAGCAGAGCTCCCGGTCCCGAAAGTGGCCGAGACTTTGGCCGGCGAATGGGGGAAGTTCCAGGCACGCATCGACGACTACCAGGCCGGGGGCTTCGACCCGAGCCGCGTGTGCGCGTACTGTGGCGCATCCGGCCCCGGGAAGCAACGATGCAGCCGGTGTCGTGCAGTGTGGTTTTGCGGGCCGGAGTGTCAGCGACCGGCCTGGACTCTTCACAAGTCCCTGGGGTGCGAGCCTGCCACCTAGTAAGCCGAAATCCGTGGCCGCGGCTTTTTATGCCCGAGATGTATAGGACGCAATGGGCGGCCAAAACGACAAGACAGTCCTCTTCACAGCCTTGATCATCGTAGTGGTGATCACGCTGATCGTGCTCCTCGGGGGCCCGGGAACCAACAAAAGGTGGCCGCTGAAACGGCTAAACATCGGGCGCCAGCCCCCGGCCCCGCCGCCCTGCGCGTGGCTGCCCCAGGCTCCCACTAAGTCCGAACTGATCGAGTTTGTCGAGGCGTTCGAGGGCGGCGACGACGACGCGGCCCACGCGGCCTGGACAGCCGAGATGATCGTCGGGGCTTGGAGGAAGCAAAAACACTGGTGCGACATCGGTGACTTTGCGCGGTGGGCCCATGGCGGTCTGACCCAAAACTGCTGGCACCCGGACCTCCGGAAGGCCGCCATAAAAATCGTGTCGGCGGTCTCGCGTACGCACGGAAACAACTACTACTATAGCCCCGCTTACTAGGAAATCGGGCGGGCGGGCCCGCGCCAAGTCAATTAGAATCGTCTGATTCTAGCGAAACAGCTTCGGAGGGACGCCGCCCCAGCGGCTTTTTTGCGAACAACGCGGGCAGCGGCATAGGAGCGACTGTGGCTCTTGGGGCGGGTGACGTCCGGCATGATATTAGCGACCCGAGCAGGTTCAAATACGTCGGGCTGAGTTTCGGCGCCGGGTATACAACGACGCCCGCGCGCTGAAGTTGAGCCCAAACCCAAAAATGGCCAAGACCGCGATGTACGCCCTGGGGGTGATTATCGTCCTCATTATTCTTTATCTCGTCTTCATGAGCAATTCGCCCTCGGGGAACTTCGTGGGCGCAATGGCGAAACACTCTCACGACGTCCGCCTGCGGTACCCCCACCCAGAAGGGAAGAAGTCCGGATGGATCTTTAACCGCGGCACCTGGGTCTAAGGACCGCCCGCGGGCTGCTGAATAGGCGCGAGCCGCGTACCCGTTTTTTTTTGGCGCGAGCAATAGAGAGGCCGGCAGCGCGCCCCGATGGACCCTGAACTCCGAACAAGCTACGGGGCCGAAAACGCGACCCAAAGAGTCAACGAAATCAGCGCGCTAGTGACCGCCGCGACGTTGCTCCTGATCGTCCTCATAGTATCTTACGTCATCCTCCTGCTCCTTGACGCTCGCGAGGACCGGGCGGGCGCGGAGACGTTCATGAACGACCTCTACTACCGGGGCGCTTGCTCGAAAAACTGGCACGGTCAGGAGGGTACATGCCGGGGACTTTCGAGCTCCTATATTATGCCCAGCATTGAGGAGTATCATCCAGTCTCCTGGCAGCCCTGTTGCGGCACTCTAGGGGTACCTCCGCCCGAAAGCGCACCGAGAGTGTAAATCTGGATAAGCCTTTTTTCGTATTAGAGGGATCTCGTGCGGATCTGCAAAACGCGATCTTTCCGATCCGATCACAGTAGCATGGCACCTCTCACATTGAATGATGCTAAAAGAACGGCCGAATCACACGGCGGGGAATGCTTATCGAATGTATATGTTCGAACGACCGCTCCTCTCAGGTGGCGCTGCTCGAAAGGACATGAATGGGAAAGCACTCTCGTGAATGTACGAACACGTGGGAAGTGGTGCCGCAAATGTTCGGCAGAAAAACGGAAATTGTCGATAGAGGACGCCCACAACGCAGCTTCAGGCTTTGGCGGCGAATGCCTGACCGAGTCATACACGTTGGCAAGCGCAAAAATGCGATGGAGATGCGCGAATGGACATATCTGGGAATCTCCACTCTCCGAAGTGCGCAGGGGGCGCTGGTGCCATATTTGCGCAAATCGCCTCAAGGGGGCTCAGTTGGCGATGACCCTTGCGGATATGTGCAAAATAGCAGAGATGAAAGGCGGAGCATGCTTGTCCCCTGTGTACGTCAATCAATATACAAATCTGCAGTGGGAGTGCTCAGAAGGACATCAATGGGAGCAACCATATGCCGGGATTAGGAACGGTTATTGGTGCCCCGAGTGCACCGGGCGCCGTAAGCAATCTTATACCATTGAGGAACGTTATCAACAAGCGGAAGCCCTAGCCAAAGAAAATAATGGCGAGTTTATTTCGGGGACATTTGAGGGCTACTTAGCCACTAATCTGCGGTGGAGGTGCTCATTGGGCCACGAGTGGACAACCTCTTTGCGTCGCGTGGCCGATGGGAATTGGTGCAAAGTGTGCACAGCAGCCCGCCTGCAAGCGCAAGCCAAAAACGCAAACGGTTTGAAGCATGCTCGCCAGCGCGCGAAGACTCATGGCGGCGAATGCTTGTCGCGCGAATATGTAAATAATGGGCGGAAGCTACACTGGCGATGCGCCAAGGGGCATGAGTGGGAGTCGTCATTTAACAGCGTAGTAACCAAGCTTAGCTGGTGCCCCCAATGCAAATTCGTGCGCGAAGGGCTCTGCCGCCGAACGTTCGAAACCTTAACCGGCCACAAGTTTCCCAAAAAACGCCCCGCGTGGCTGATGGGCCTCGAGCTTGATGGGTACTGCGAAGAGCTAGGAGTCGCCTTCGAATACCATGGAAAGCAGCACAGCGAGTATGTTCCGCACTTCCACCGAAACGGCGAGATAGATTTGGCGAACCAACAAAAAAGGGACGCTCTGACGATAGATCTGTGTGAAGCCAACTGGGTACACCTAATCGTCATATGGCATCATGATCGAGATCCGATCGGGACCATACGCCGAGAGGTCGAAAAGCTCGATTTCCCACAAGATCGCGCCGAATAGAAGCGCCGTCCATTATGCCCAGCATCGAGGAGTATCAAGCTGTACCAGCGGTCTCCTGGCAGCCCTGTTGCGGCGCTCTAGGAGTACCTCCGCCAGAAAACGCACCGAGAGTGTAACGGCGGGCCGCGCGCTTTTTCCGCCGGAGGTATAGAGCGCCAGCGGGCCCAGAACACAAAGATGTTTGCCATGCGGGCGCCAGACAGCGGGCGGGACTCGCCTCTCGCGGCGGCGGCGGTGATCCTTGCGGTGATCCTTCTGGTCGTCTACTTTATGTTCATCGCCCCGGCGGGCCCGGGCACCGGGCTGGGCGAGAAGATGAGAAAAAGCGCGGGCGCCCCCTCTAAGGGAGAAGGCTTCGATCAGGGGATGAAGCATCGCGACGAATACTTCCACCAGGACCTGGCGGAGGGCTACCCCTACAACTTCAGCGTGGGGGCCGAAGACGAAGACCTGGCCCGCCACCGCTTCTACAGCTCGGCCGAGGTGGACCCGATCGTAACGGGCCAGCTCTTCGCCGGCCCCCGAGCCGGGGGGCCGGGCCGGCGCCTGATCTATGGGGGGCGGACCTCCCATTCGGACCGGCCGGGGATGGCCGAATTTGGCAGGGGAGTCCCCGGAGAGCCGGGGGTCGACGTCGGCCTCCTGGGGATGCGGGAGTACTCGCTGACGGGCGGGCCCGACGTCTTCGACGACGGAATCCCCGAGAACTGGCGAATGCCGAGCACCCCCGTCACCTGGTACGCGCCGGCCCAGCGTGACTACTATGACGTCGAGGGGAAAGTCCCCCGACCTTACGAGAAGAACCTGATGAGCCTCCGCGAGCCCGACCACGAGCCGCATATCGGAGCAACAAGTTGGTAGCGGCCGGCACCTGCGCTAAAAAAGTCCGTGGCCCGGCTCACGGTCAGTCGATAAAGCCCCGCCGGTCATCCTCGCGTTTCCGCCAGAGGTCCAAAGACCAGTTGGCAAACTCGGGCGGGGTCAGGCCCGCGAGCAGGATCGAGACAAGGTCGGCTTTTTTTGCGCGAGAGACCGCCCCCGCCACTCGCCCAGAGTGGCGGGCAAGGGCCCGCAGTTCTGGAACCTTCAACTTCTCCAGACACCCGCGCGGGTCCGCGCGGTACTGCTCTTCGAGCGGGGGGCGGAGTTCGGCCATCCGGGCCGCGAGCGCGGCCTCCCGCTCTGCTCTTTCGGCGAGCTTCTTGGTTTTATGGGCTTCCATATGGCGCCTGCAGGCTTTGGGCGCCCCGGGCCAATACCCATCAGGATACCAACGTATGTGCGGTTCGGCGCAGTACCCGCAGGGGCGATAAATGCAGGCGCCGCACAGAACCTCGTCCCCGAGGGACTCTCTATAGCACTTACCGCACCAGAGACCATCTTTGTTGGGTATTCCGTGGGCGCTGCCGATCACTTTCGGGCATCCGTGGCAGATCCGAGTGCGGCCCGGGGTCTCGAACTCAGGGTCAGGATCCATTGAGAACTCGGCGCCCGCGTTCAAATTTGAAGAGGGCGCGCTCATGCAAAATGGCCCAAGTACCGTACATGGCCAACCTGGTATACAACCTCAGCGGGGAGTACATCCGCGCACACAGCAATGTGTCCGTGAGAGACGGTGACCCTGTCTGCGCAGAAGGAGCGAATGATCTGAGTAGGGGCGCAGACTTCGGCGGAGAAACTGATTGTTGTATGTGGGTTTCCGACGACGATTATTCCTTGGACCTGTACGACATCGAAGCCTCCTCTGACGACGACCTCGCCGACGAGCTGGAAGGGATGTCCGCTGGCACTCTCAAAAGGAAGCGAGAGCAAGACGACGAGCTAGGGTCGCCGCCGGCGAAGACCCGGTGCATCGCGTGATAACAGAGGGGCGCTTTTTTCGGGCGGTTTATTATTGAAAGCCCCCACACACACCACACGAAGGCGATGGGAGGGAGCGTAGTTACTCGCAAAGTTGCGGAGCGGGCCAGAGCCTGGCGGGTTTTGTGCGCAGTCCTCGCATTCGGGGGCGCGGACGGGGCCCAAATCGACCAGCAGGTGGAAAAGCTCCTGGCCCGGACTTCCGTCGACCCGAACAACCTTACCTACGGAGAGGCAGTCGCGATTTACTGCGCGGAATTCGGGACCCCCCGGAAGGACCAGAACTCCACGAGCAGCGCCCACCAGACCGTCGAAACGTGAGCGCAGGCACTGCCGATTTTTTTGCATTTGAACGCCCCCAGGGCGTGCGTAGGTGTAGTCACGATGGCCGCGGGTGATGAAGAGTTCATTAGGTGGAGTCTAGTCGAGTCGATCCGCGTCAAGGGGATGTGGGCGGGAGCCCTTTCCCGGGTGACCATCCCGGGCCTGGCGGGCGTAGTCCCGACCCCGCCCCGGGCGGTCGGAGAGGCCGAGGACGAGGCCGCCCCGCCGCCGTGGACGCTCGCCGAGATCAGGCGCGAGCACACGCCGGGCCTCTTAAAGATCTTCGACGAGGTGATCGTGAACGCTTCCGACCACTACAAGGGCTGCGCGGGAGACTATCCCACGGCCCGCTCGAAGCATGTGACGCGGATCGCCGTCAGCTTCGACCCGAAGACCGGGCGGTTCAGCTGCGAAAACGACGGCCCGGGCTTCCCGGTGAAGCTCCACGAGAAGGTTTCGGCGGAGGAGAAGCGTGACGTCTACACCCCGGAGGTGGCCTGCGCGATGCCGCTCGCGGGCACAAACATGAACAAACGCAAGGGCTCGGTGAAGGGAGGGATCAACGGCCTGGGGCTGAAGATCGCGAACATCCATTCCGCCGTGTTCCTCGTCGAGACCATCGACGGCGACCGGAGGCTGTCCTACACGCAGCTCTTCCAAGACCGACTGCGGACCCGGAACCCGCCAAAAGTAGAGAAAACGACCGAGAAGCCGCGGACGCGGATAACCTATGTCCCCGTTTACGCCGAGCTGGGGTACGAACTCGAGGGCGGCAAGACGCTCGCCGCCGAAGACGCGGCCGACCTCTTGGCCTGGCTCCGCTGGCGGCTCTTCCAGACGGCCGCCTACGTCGGCCCCAAGGTCGCGGTGACCTTCAACGGAGAACTCTGCCCGACGACGACAGCGAGGGCACTCGCGGAAATCGCGGCCCCGGGGGCGGAGTACTACACCTGCACGGCCCGGGCGAAGGACGGGGCGAGTGCCCCGCACCCGTGGGACATCGCGGTCGCGGTGGTCCCCGGCCAGAAGAAGTTCGCCCACGTCTCGATCGTCAACGGCGTCGCCTGCGCGAAGGGCCCCCACCTCGCGTACTTCAAGGGCCTCTTCGCCGACGCCGCAGAGAAAAAGCTCCGGGCGGCGGCGAAGGACAAGAACAAGACCGCCGGGGTCCGCGAGGTCTGCGGGGGGCTGACCGCCGTCTTCGTCGGGCCGATGCCCGACGCCGACTGGACGGGGCAGCGGAAGGACGAACTCTCGGTCTCTCGGGCGCAGCTGAGCCCCCTGACGATAGTCGCGGCGTCGCTCGGGAAGCTCGGCGAAGCGATTGCGGCCGGGCTCCTGGTGACGGGCGAGGCCGGGGGGAAGCGCCGGAAGCCCCTCGGCCGAATCAACAAGTACCGGCCGGCGAGGCTCGTAGGCTGGCGGAACGGCTGGCAGGGTAAGAACAGCAGCCTCCTGGTCACCGAGGGCGACAGCGCCCTGGTCCTGATGACGATCGGGATGGCCCTCGCGAAGACAGTCCCCGGGGCCCCGAGCCCCGACCTCTACGGCTCGTACACGCTCGGCGGCGTCATCATGAACGTGCTCCCCCAGATCACCGTGGTTAAGGGCCCCGGCGGCGAGATCATAGTCCGCTCGGAAAAGCTCCGCAAGAACGAGGTCCTGAACAACCTGGCCCTGATCCTGGGCCTGGAGTTCGGCCAGCACTACGCGACCCCGGCCGAGCGCGCCCGCAGCCTCAACTACGGCCGGGGGATCATCGCCTGCGTCGACCAAGACCTCGACGGGACTGGGAAGATCTTGGGGCTACTCTTGGTCTTCTTCCGCGTCTTCTGGCCGGAGCTGATCGAGGCGGGCCTGGTCCGGCGCCTGCTCACGCCGGTCGTCCGTGTCTACCCGCGCCCCCGGAAGGAAACCGCGGCCCCGGTCGCCGAGTTCTTCAGCGAAGACGACTTCCGCCGCTGGGCCGAGGCCCGAGGGGGGGAGGAAGCCGTGGGGCGAGCCTACGAGCCCAAGTACTACAAAGGCCTCGCTTCACACGACGAGCGCGAAGCGCGCTACATCTTCGAGAGATTCGACTCTCTCCTCCAGGTCTACACGATCGAGGACGCCGACCGCGCGCTCCTCGAGGTCTACTACGGGCCCGACGCCGAGCCCCGGAAGCAGGTGCTCCGGAGCCCGGTCGAGCCGCTGGGCGCGGAAGAGGCGCGGCGGATCGCCGAGACCCGCCGGCTGCCGCTCCGCGTCCACCTCGAGCAAGACACGAAGGCCTACAAGCTCGAGGCGATCGAGCGCAACATCCCCTGCATCCTGGACGGGATGACCCGCGCCCGGCGGAAGGTGGCGACGGGCGCCCTCCGCTGCTTTGCCTCGAACAACAAGGCGATGAAGGTCTTCCAGTTCGGGGGGTACGTCGCGCTGCACGTGCAGTACCACCACGGCGACGCCAGCCTCAACGGCACGATCACCCGGATGGCCCAGCGCTTCCCGGGGGCCTACCGGTTCCCTTACCTCCAGGGCGTAGGGATGTTCGGCTCGAGGCACATGGGGGGGAAAGACGCGGGGAGCGCCCGATACATCAGCGTCCGCCTCTCGGCGGCCTTCGCCCGGGCCGTGCTGGCCGCCCCCCGAGGGCGCGGCGGCGAAGCGGCGGACAAAGCGAGCGACGAGGACGACCGCTACCTGCTCCCGCACGAGTACGAGAGCGGCGAGCGGGCCGAGCCGTCGTACTTCGTCCCGGTCCTCCCGATGGCGGCCCTCGAGTCGGGCGAAAGCCCCGCGGAGGGGTGGCGCTACAAGTGCGTCGCCCGCGACTTCGACCAGGTCGTCGCCCTCGTCCGGGCCTACGTCGCCGGCGACGCGCGGGTCCACACGGCCGTCGAAGAGATGTTGGAGACCGGCGGGTCGAGGCCGGCCTTCCGCGCGGCTTTCCCCCTCGAGCCCTCGCGGTGGGGCTACGGCGACCACCTCCCGCCCGCCGCCCAGAAAGAGCTGATCCGCGCGCGCAACGGCGAGCTCACGAGCTTCGGCTACTATGTCCCGGAGTTCCTGCCCGACGGGGCGACCGTCCTCAGGGTGACCGAGCTCCCCCTCGGGCGGGCGACCCAGCCGTTCCTCGACAAGCTCGACAAGCCGGGGACCGGGACGAAGGCCAAGGACCGCGAGGCCTTCTTCGACTTCGGCCGGGAGGACGGCCTCGTCGTTGCCAACACCCCCGGTCGGGTCGACGTCCGGATCCGCCTCCGCCCCGGGGCTTGGGAAGCGATCAACGAGAGGTACGGCGACGCGGAGGTCGACCCGATCGAGGACTTCCTCGGCCTCCACGAGTCGCTCCGCCCTTTCCTCAACTTCTGCGGGGAGCGGGGGAACGTCATCGAGCTCGGCGACGACTACCACGCGCTGATCCTTTACTGGCTCCCCTACCGCCGCGACCTCTACCGGCGCCGCCTCGAGCGCCGGGCGGCGCTCCTCCGCCTGCGGATCCGGCTCGAGGCTGAGACCGTCCGCTTCATCGGGCTCGCGACCGAGATCGACCTTCCGGCGACGTGCGACAAGGACGCCGCGGCGCGCGCCCTCGAGTCCCGCGGCTTCGCTCGGTACGACGCGGCCCTCCTTTCCCGCCCCGGCTTCACGACCGCCGAGAAGCTCGAAGAGCGGGTCACCCAGGGGGACGGGGCGAGCTACGCTTACCTGCTCGATCTGAAGCAGTCCAAGCTCCTCGAGGCGGCCCGGCGGAAACGCGTAGCGCGCCTCGAGGGCCTCCGGCGCGAGGCCGAAGAGGTCGCGGCCCAGCTGACCGAAAAGCCCTTCGCCGGGGCCTCCGCTTGGACCCGCGAGATCGACGCGGTCGTCGCGGCGGTGGCCGAGAACGAGAAAGGGGACGGTCGGGTGTTGTAGGGGCCCTGGCGCTTCTGGGCCAGGTACGCCCAGCGATTTTTGGGGCGGCGCCCGGCATATAAAGCCCCGGCCTGCGGGAATACCTCGATGGCTGGCGGACCCGGTGAGCTCCCGGAAGGGGCCCGCCTCCTCATCCGATACGGCCCCGCGGAGCTGATCGGGAGCGAGGAGCCCTACATCGATTCGCGAATCATCTCGCTCACCGCCGAAGAGCGCCGGACGCCCGACGAGTGCCTCCCCGGGGTCATCGGCCGAGAGTGGGTCGGGCTGCTCGCCGAGGGCTGGACGAATATGCTAGTCGGTATTTTCTTCGGGGTGGACACCGGCGCAGCGGGCGCGGCGAGCTGCGCGGCCGAGGCCGCCGCCTGGGGCGCCGGGGCGAGCCTGCCCGCCCCCGGAGTGGCCGTAGGCGTCCGCGGCTACCGCATCCTCGCTAGCCTCACCCGCGCTCCACCGCCCGAAGGGACGCCCCCCGAGCTGGCGGCGCAGGTACCGTACGTGGACCTCGGGATCGACTATTTCTCCCGAGAGGGCGGGGGGCCCCGCTACTTCGTGCTTAAAGAGGGCCCGGGCGGCCCCGCGCTCGACTACATCCCAGAGGACAAGCTGCCAGCGAAGCGGGCAAACTGAGGATCACGGGCCGAGCCAAATTCCGCGAGTTTTTATGGCGCCCGAGTATACACCCCAAAAACGCGAGGCAACTAACATCATGGCGTCGGCGTATCCCATCACGAATGTCTACGGGACCCTCGCGTCCTTGCTGGACACCTCGATTTCCTCGCCCACGGCGAACTTCATCATGTACTACAACGGCACCAACTGGGTCAATGCCACAACCGCAACAACCAGCGTCAACGTCGGCCAGGGCCTGACCATCCACGACACGGCGGCCACCCGGACCACCACACTGACGATGGATGCAGGGGCTTCCGCTAGCTACACCATCGAGCTTCCCAACACGCTCGCCGCTGTCAACGAGCATCTTGAAGTCGTCGCGGTCGCCGGCAACGTCATGACCACCGACTGGCGCGGCGCTGGGACCATCACCGGAGGGACGAACCTCGGCGCCGGGGAGGGGGTCTTCGCCCAAGTTAACGGCGTGAACCTCGAGTTCAAGTCCCTCGTCGCCGGTAACAATGTCCGCCTCACCAGCTCCGCGACCGAGATTACCATCGACTCCAATGAGACCGTCATCACCCAGGCCACCCACGGTTTCGCCGCCGGCGACCTAATCTACTTCGACGGGTCGGCCTGGGCCGACGCCCAAGCCAACGCCCAGACGACCCTCGCAACGGGGATGGCGGTCGCCGTCCCCGACGCCAACACCTTCGTCTTCGCAAACCAGGGTGTCTACACAATCACCGCGCACGGCAAAGGGTCGGCCGGGAACTTCATGTGGTGCGACCCCGCGACCGCTGCCGGCGTCGTGAACGCAGCTCCCTCGACGGCCGGGCAGTTCGACAACCCAGTCGGCCAGGTCATCGACGCGAACACCATCTCGCTCCTCACCCTCCGCGCCTTCCAAGTGCAAGGCTAATAAACTCACCCACCGCGGCCGAGTCGCTTTTTTGAGCCCGAATTGAATACGCCCCAGCGGGAACAGCACAAGCGCCGGAAGCCGGTCTAGCGATGAGCTGCGCAGCCAGATCCCCCCGAACGGTGGGCGAAATTTGGGCCCTCCAGCCGGTCCTCGTCTACCTGATCAAAGCGACCGACCTTTCCGTGAAAACCTCGATGCGGATCGCGCGTCACCTCCAGCGGATCAAACCGATCCTCGCCGAGACTGAGAAGCGGATGATGACGCTCGGGAGCAAGTACGGAGAGCGGGAGGGGCCCGCCGATTTCTCTTTCAAGGACGAGCGCCGCCGGCTGAAGTACCTCGAGGAGCGGGGCGACCTCCTCGCCGACGCGGCGACTTTCGAGTCGGCGGAGCCCCCTCCCCGCATACCGGCGGCGGACCTCGGGCCTGCGGGCCTGCCTCCCCAGGTCCTCAGCGCGTTCTACTTCGCGATCGACTGGGCGGGCTGGGAAGCGCCGGACCCAGCCGAGAGCCGGGGCCTGACCTTCCGTCAGCTGTTCGACGCCGACACGGCCTTTCACCGCCTCAGCTTGGCCGCCGGGCTCCCCCACGATGCGGCCCTGGCCGTCGCGGCGTACCTCCGGGCCTGTTACCCTTTGACCCAAGAGATCACCGCGACTTTCCTCCGGCTCCGAGCGGAGCACGGGGAGTACAGCGAGAGCCTCGGCTCGTACGTGGTCCCTCCTCGAGGGGGGGCGGCGTGCGCGTTCCACGACGCGGTCGAGACCTTCCTCGGGACCCGGACCGCGATCCCGGCCTTCCCACTGATCCCGGCGGCGAGCCTCGCGGCCGCCGAGCTTGAGCCCGGCATGCTGGCGGCGCTCAGCGCGTTCATGGTCAGCGATCTCGAGGATGAAGAGGAGGCCGCCGCTGAGCTCTCGAAGGGACGGGCTCGGCGCGCCGAGCTCGAGGAGGCCCGGTCCCGCCTCGAGGAGATGGAGAAGGGGCGGGGGGCAGACCCCCAGAAGTTCGGCACAGCGGCCGACGTTAGCCGGCTCGCGAAGAAAGAGGCCCGGTAGCCGAGCCCCAGGCGCCCAAAGCCCGCAGACAGCAGTCCCCGCGGGCGCAGCTCCGTTTTTTGGACGGCATGTATAAAGCGGAGGCGCACCCAGGCGCCGATGGCGAGCAATGAGGAGGGAGCGCTCTTCGTAGAGAACTTCCACTACGGGTCCATCCACACGAACTTGGGCCCCGACCGAACCTTGGTCCACCGGATCCCGACCCAATCTGACCAGGTCTGGGGGACCGAGTTCGCCGATATCCCGCGAGTCAACCCTCTCCCCGCGGCCACGAGCAGCGACGGAGACACGGCCGCCGGAGGCCTCGTCATCATCCGCAAGGACGTGGTCCTCGAAGAAGACCCCTCGGGCCCCGCCCCCTACCGATGGCGCGCGCAGGCCCCGAGAGTCCTCGAGAAGATAATTCCGGCGACCTGGGGGGTCAACTCTTCGGGGACGGCCCAGGCCACGGGGACTTACGCCCCCGACCTCCGGGACTCGACCGGGGCCCGGGTCGAGTACAACGCCGCCGCCTGGGTCCTCGACGGGACCCTCCACTCGCTGGAATTCGTTCAAGACGCTACCCGGTCGGGGTTCCCGGGCGGCGCTGTCCCTCCGTTCACCATTACCTACTGGGAGTACGGGGGGCCGACCGGGGGCGGGGGCGGGGGCGGGGGCGAGGCCAACACCGCCTCGAACCAGGGCGGCGGGGACGGGCTCTTCAAGACCAAGACCGGGGTCGACCTCGAGTTCAGGACGCTCGTCGGCGGGACCAACATCACGCTCGTCCCCGGGGCCGACACCATCACGATCGACGCCGCCGGGGGGGCCGGGGGGATCTCCGGCGGCGCCAACCTCGGGGGCGGGGCCCAGGTCTTCAAGCAGGCGGTCGCGGGCGTCATGGAGTTCCGCACGCTCGTTCCGGGGGCGAGCGTCGCGCTCGCCCAGGGCCCGGATGAGCTCGAGATAACCGCGGGGGTCCTCACCGCGACCCAGGTCGCGCACGGCTACGCGGCCGGCCAGCCCGTTTACTGGGACGGGGCGGCGTGGCTTCTCGCCCGGGCCGACGCGCTGACGACGATCGCGACCCACCTGGTCAGCGCGGCCCCCGACGCGAACACCCTCCAGCTCACGAACTCGGGCCCCTTCACGCTGGGGGGGCCTCACGGCTTCGCTCCCGGCGCCTGGGTTTACACCAGCTCGAGCGCGGCGGGCGCCCTCACGACTGTCGAGCCCGCCCCGCCCGCCTACAGCAACCCAGTCGCGCTCGCGACGACGGCGACCGAGCTGCTCGCGTTCCCCTTCCGGGCCAGCCTGGGGGGCGGCGGCCCCACCGCGGGCGCGCTCGCGAGCCACCTCCGCGGGGTCGAAGCTGCCTACGCCCCCGCCGGCGGGGCCGGGGCCGCAGCCCCGGTCTCCTACGGGGTCGCGGGGTCGCCGGCCGCCGCGGGGTTCCTCATCGGGACCCCCCGAGTCGCCCGGTGGAGCGCCTTTGTGCCCCACGGCTTCGGCGGTGGGGCCGTGACCGCGAGCGTGAGGTTCGCGGCCCCCGTGGGCGGGGTCGCCTTCCGGGCCGGGGCCCAGCCTCTGAAGCCCGGCGACACCATCGGCGCTTTCGCCCCGACTTACGGGCCGGCCGCTGTGGGGACCGGGGCCGGGGCCGCGACCGTCGCCGCCGTGAACCTCTCCGTCGGCGGGACCGCCGGGCTCGCCCCCGGCGAGCCGTTTTGGTTCTTCCTCGAGCGGGCAACGAGCGACCCCGGCGACGCCGGCGCAGGGACCGCCGCGGTGCACGACCTCTTTCTCTCGTTCTGACGTGCCCGCCCGATCGCGCCCGTTCCGCTTCGGTGCCCGCCGGAGGCGAAAAACGGGCCGGCGCCGCTACCACCGGGGCGGGCAATGCGAGTTGTGCCCCCCGGGGCAGTACTCTTTTTCGATAAAGCCGATCTCACTCCGGCAGCAGGAGGCGTCGTGGCTCGTCCGCCCCCCCATCGAGCGCCCGATCACAGGGTCGTGAACGGGCGCACACAGCTTGAGGCCACAGGCGAAGCAAAACTGGCGCCCGCAGCCGTGGCCGACAACGTAGCTCCGGCCCGTGGCGACTCCGCAGACGACATGGTTACAGGCGCTGTCTTTCAGCGCCCAGCGCTCGCACCACGGGCACTGTTGCCCGTCGTCGGCGGCCTTGAAAGGGATCGCCCTGACCGGGGGGGCGCCAGCCGCTACGGTCGGGGCTTTGGCGCCGCCCCCCGCTACGGTCGGCGCCATGGGCCCCCCCGAGCTCGGGGTTGGAGGGGGTAGAACCGGAGCTTTCGTCTCTTCTTGCCCCGGGATTGGGGCGCCGGGCGGGCGCCGCGGATCGTAAAACCTTAGGTGGCTCGGGCGTTCGGCCTTTTTTTCGGCCCGTCGCGGCGCAGTGGCCGCCGACCCAACGGGGATAGAACTTGACTCGACGACGGGAGTGGGCTCCGCGGCGGGCTCTGGGGGCTTCACGGGCGAGGGGTCGGGGGCGGGCTCCGCGGACGGGGCGGGCTCCGCGGACGGGGCGGGCTCCGCGGACGGGGCGGGCTCCGCG